TATAGCTTAACACCAAAAAAGCATGTGCATCACAAATCCTTTTAATTTAAAGGGATTCGTTGCACATGCTTTTGTTTTTTGGATAACCTGAAAAATCAGTGGTAGCTATGATGTGGAATTCATTCCGCCTCAGAATTCCCAAACACAACATCATAAATGCCGGGGACATCATAAGGGCTCACGATACGAGGAACAAGTTTGTCGGATGCGAGAGTTTTGAACTTTTCCGGCGCGTCAGAGATGATGACATCCGCTTTGTCCCACTCGCCGTCTTTCAGAAACTTCGCATACCGCATCCCGACCATTTCCTTGATGGAGAGGCTTTTCAGCTGCATGGCATACTGGCAGACATCCTTCGTGGGCTGGTAGTCGGTGATGACATTGCTGTACGCAAGCGACCCGGCAACCGTCCTATCGACCATGATGAGTTCGCGTTTCTGCAAATCCATAACAGCCATGACCAGCTGGCCGGATTCGGTAGTCAGAGCGAACCGGTCCTTCACGGTGGCAGGCTCGAACTGTTCGCCGGTCATGCCGTCACGAACCATCACACCGCAGAAGGCTGTATCCATCTCGGAGAACTTCTCGCCGGTATAGGAGTTGACGACCATTGCGGCATAGCGGATACCGTTTTGCAGGCATTTCTTGATATCGAAATCCACATACTCGACAGCACCGTTCTTGCCGCTGCTCCTGCGGTCACCGGAATGGATAGCACCGAGCGACTCAACCTTCGGATTCCCGTAAAAGACGAAGTTGACCTTCTCATCGCCATAGAACGCGACCGAGAGGTCCAGGTCAACGCCGTCCCATGCCTCAGTCTCGAAACTCGCTTTCCAGTAGAGGAACGCACGAAGCACATTGCCCTCCGGGAGCCGGGTTCTGGACCCGCATGCGGCAGAACGCAGCGAGGAGGAGATTTGCCGGGGATTATCAGGGAACACAATGTCGTTGCAGTGGCAAGCCGGGTCAAGGTATACGCACTTCGGCTCGGTATCCTCCGCACGAAGGACCTGCCACAGCTGGTTGAAGATATCGCGGGCAACGCGGTTGCAGATATCCTCAGGGATAGGCTCAACTTCCCTGTCAAGAACCTTACTGGCAGCACCGTTCGCTTTGCCGGTGGCAAGCTGGACGGGATTATTCCGATTCCGGAAATGGTTGATAAGCTGGACCAGAACGCGGGGCTCTACGCTCTTGCAGACCGAGATGAACCGGAACAGGACATCCTCCATCGCGGTAGTGTCCTTGCAACTGCGCAGAGCGAAGTCCAAATACCTGGCAAACATACCGGGACGAAGCATAAGATGTGCCGTCAGCAGTTCTGCGTTCACAGGCGGCTTCATCAGTTCCTGCAGCTTCGAGTTATAGGTCTCGATTTTAATACCGTTGCGGACCTTATCGAAGATGGCTTTGTTCTCAGGGAAATACTTGGCGTACTCACCCGGATGCAGCTTCTCGCCCAGACGCTTGAACTGTTCAGGACGGAGTGCAAACCCTTCATCCTTCTCGACATGTTCAAGCAGACCCAGAAGTTCACGGCGCTCTGCTCTTGTAAAGCTGCGGAAACGCGGTGCCTTGGCAAGGCTTACATCCTGCCCGCTCATGGCAGCGGCAAGACGCAGCACATCGGTAGCACTCTTGAAATCTAAGAAGCATTTCTGGGATTTCCAGTCGGGGCGATGGATGATATAGGATACATACAGTGCAAGGTTCTCCTTACAAGGAATATCCTTATCCTTCATCAGGGACATTACCTTATCCAGAAACTCCTTGCCACTGTCAGAGAGAAGCATCTTTACGGTATTCTGCTCATCAGGAGAAAGAGGGGCTTTGCCCGTTACGCTCTGAACAAGATACCGGTAGATTTCATCCTCGGTGCAAGCCGGAATCTGCTTGGCTGCGGGAAGGTGGTCTCTATCAAGACCTTTGCAGAATCGGGACGGGTCAGAGTCGGGGGTCCATGTCCCACCGCTCAGATAGTTGAGGTAGTTGACGATATACAACTCCACAAGGCTCGCTTCCATCGCATCGTTCGGGAAATCCGGCCAGATGGGCGAAGTCTTTGAGATGGCTTTGCTATCTTCCGTGACAAACCCGTACAACTCGGACCAGACTTCGAGGAACGCAGTATGTGTAGCCTTGCAGCATGCCTCAAAGAGGTCGTACGCCATCACATAGCCATACTCCAGCAACTTCATATTCGCGGTGCATACAAAGCGCTTTTCTACCGCCGTCTCCCCTTCCTTTGCAGGTGAGGGCGGGACGATACCGCGATGGTGCAGAAAAGTAATGCGGTTGAAATCTTTAACAGTCAGCATACAAACCTCCTGACAAAACAAAAATCCCGCATCGAGAAAAATCTCGACACGGGGCTAAGACACACGATTGATACGGAAAGCACGACCGCTAAATTTCATATATGCCAGTCGAACAGACAAGCTGCAGGCGGCTGGCATGGTGTCTAAAGAAGGAAGCGGACATATAGCCGTATTGGGATGCGCTTACATTACCGTGACGGAGAGCAAAACCACGACTTTTCAAGTATCAAATAGAAGGATGTGGTTTTATAGCCATACACAGTGGCTCAAGAAATTGGATATTGTGCTATCTTGAGCTAGTAAACACATTATACCATAATTTGGTGTTGATTTCAAGAGAAACGGAACAAATAAATGTTGCTTATTTGTTAAATTGTGTCGCATTATGGTTGTTTTTCGTGCGCGAAGCAGGTCTGGCGGCAAGGGGGGTGCTCTATCGGCATTTTGACAACAAAAAAGCCCCCGCATTGCTGCAGGGGCCGACATCAATCGTCGTCTTCGTCATCCGGGTCTTCGTCCGGAATGTCAGGAATCTCGATTTGCTCGAGTTTGGAATTGCTTTTTTCGGAATCCTCTCCGAGGTCTTTTCGCTTTTTGGTTCGCGTTGCTTTACGCTTCGCAGCAGCTTCATTGAGTTCCTTATCATACGGAATCAAATCATAGGGCGAACAGACAATAGCCGTTACGACCTTGTCTTTGATGTTGCCCGTGGAATCATCCCGAATACTCGTCATCTCAATAGAGTGCTTTAAAACCGGAATCAGTTTCCGCCATTGCCATTCTCTGAAATTTACGCCGGGTACAGATACTACCACCGAAGCATCTGCCTGCAATCCTTTCAGGACTACTTGCAGAAAGCAGCTGTACAGGTATCCGAAATGCACATCACTGTCATACGCATCCGGCTTGTCTTTCCGGCAAACCATATCCGCAATCAGAGTATCCTCGTCCTCTCCCTTGCAGAAGATGACTTGTCCTAAGCGCGGCGGTTTTCCCTGTGCCTGTTCGAGGTATCTCGTCTTAGCGTCCGGAAAGAGCATGGCGAAATCTTCGAGACCTTTATCCCATGTATTGGTGTCGGGACACAGACAACAGATGATTCTGCGTCCATGGATACCAACAGGTAGAGTCCCGGTTCTGGTCAATCTATATTCTACCGGCATTACTGTACCTCAGTCCAGATGTCGGACATAGTAAATATCAATGCCCAAGCGCTTCGAGACGAGGTCACGCACTACATCACCGCCGTAGCTTTGCACATTGACGCTCTGGTCAATAATAGGCATGTCGATGTCCAGAAAGTAGGGACCGTTGCCCGTGCTGCGCACAGTGTTGAACTTCTCGGCGAACTCAGTGCCTTCCAGAGGGAACCAGTTGAGCCAGCCGCAATCCATCATGGGCATCGCGTCACGCTGATGCTCCGTCTGGGCTTTCAAGATGGCATCGCGGGTCGCAGGTTCATGCAAAAGGTCGTTGATAGCCTTGCAGGTATCCTTCACCTCTTCACGAAGCTTCCAGAGCGCATCCTGCCCCATCTCGTTTGCTTTTTTGGCAAAGTTAAGGTGTTCCGCTACTGCACCTTTCGGGTTGAGATGTTTGAGAAGTGCGTTGATTTCCTTCTCAGTCAGTGTATCGTCCAGTTGGAACTTGCAATCGTAAGTATCGACAAGCACGTTGCTGAATACCGGCAGCGTAATGCCGAATCCATTGATAATGACATTCTTCTGGTTCGTGGTGTAGCGGTACAGAGTCGGGCAATCGTAATTGACCCAATCCCGTACGAAGTTTTTAGCACGAGACAGATTCGTGCAGCGCTTCGTGGTATTGCAAGTCGAGAACTCATACCAAACGATTTCGCTGTCGTTCGCGTAACGGATATCCCGCAGCTCAGGGGCAAGACCTTTGGCGATAGTCATAGGCTGCATGGCATCAATGCCGTTGACTTCGAGGAAATCCTGCAGCACCCACGGGTTGATGGCAAGAGCATATCCCTTGCCTTCTGGGTACGCATTGGCAGGCGTAACGCTGCGCTTATCCTTCTTGTATACGCGCAGCCTCGTGTCGTTTGCAGGCGTCCAGTCATCGTTGTAGGTGGACATAAATGCCTTGGGGCCGTTTTTCGTTATGGCAAATTTGATTTCTGCTTTCATGATATTTTTCCTTTCTGCCTCATTCGGGCAGCGTGTCGCATTTGATAATTCCTCCATCATCGGTTTCCGTCTCGAATCCGAAATGGCACCATCCATATTCGTCCGAGAGCCAGTCCGAGACATCGTCGAGGAATTCTTCGATATCGTCATACTGTTCCTGATGTAAAAATGGGGGCGTGTAGACCTCGGTCGGTAAAGAGGCAAGAGCCTCCATATCACCATCTGTATCCCACTTGATATTCTTAATCAACATAGGTCACACCTCCTGAGTGTTGTTATTCTTGTTCTGAAGCTGCTCCGTCTGTGCTGCATAAAGACCAGCAGCGTAGGCAGTATACAGTTCCTCAAAGCGGGACTCATCCTTGCTTGCCAGCCAATCCGTGGTGCGCTTGAGCGGCTCTTCCAAGGGCTCGAAGTCGTCTTCCATCAGAAGACCGGAGTGACCGCTATCGGTAAGGTACTGTGCCAGAGCACGCTGCCTGACATAATGCACCGCGTCAGCAGGCTCAATCACCTTCTCGTCAGCGCATGTCCAGTACATGTCTCGGTCCTTGTACCCGCGATACAGCCCCTCAATGGTCTTGGGGTCAGGCAGTTCACCGCACTCATCCCGTTCATCGAGGTCGAAGATACGAACTTCACGCACCGTGCCATCGTTCTCCGGAGGAAGCAAGATGCTGCGTTTTACGACTACATCATCTTCTTCATCATTGCAAGGAGCGACGATGTCAAAAACGCGGTGTGTGTCGTAGTCAAGCTTACAAGGTGTTCTCTGGCGCATGCCGGACGCGTAGTCCGTATAGCAACTGACATTCTCATTGATGTGATGAGGAGCGTTCAGCGCTTCGATGTACTGACTACGACCATACCAGTAGACCTTCTCGGTATGCCCATCGCTGGAAAGCTTAAAGACCTCGCGGATGTGGTAGCGCTCACGCTTGAGGACTACAAGCGCGCGGCAGAGCTCGGCGATTGGGTCGGGCGAAGACCGAGGGACGGTCACCAGCTGGGTGCTGTCATCAAACATCGTGACAAGGAAGACGATAACGGTAGCAAAATTGATAAAGCTAAACATGATTTTTCTCCTTTTAGTGTTATTTTTTCGTGGTTTGGTTTTGCTGCTCAGACACAGACCCTTGCAGCGGTTTCTGCTCTTTCGCTTTTTTGGCAGTCGCACTCTCTTTGCCGACGAGGAAAGATACGAAGCAGGTCGCCAGCATGTAAAAATACATGTATGTGTCAACCTGTCGTACTTCTATCTCTCCGTATTCCAGCAGTTCAAGAAACCGCCAGACGGTACTCATACAGACAATAAGCGCAAATAATAGGTGTTTTTTGGTCATGAATACTCCTTTCTTTAGTAGTTCCGGCAAACAAAAAAGCAGGCCCATTCGAAGATGAGTCTGCTTGTTAGAGCCAGAATGTGAATTGTACGAGCGCAAAACGCCTACAGTAGAATGGTATCTATCGTACAATTTTCATTTTATGCCGTTCGCACATCCGTGCAAGTGCTTACCGTCTGTTTTTTCGCCGCTATGACATACAGAACCATTATTCCTCAAACATGTTCAGAAGAATATCCGAACTCGTAGCGAGGAACTTGTATTTGTGCCCCTCAACAGTTGCGATAAAGGGAATGTACCCTGTCTGAGAATCTTTCACATCGCTGTATTTCAGGGTCAGACCGTTTGGCAGTTCGATAGACTTGGATAGAAGCGAGGTATCGATGCTTTGCTGGAACGCCGATACCAACACAGTATCTGTCCCCTTTTGCAGCTGCATATAGCTGTCACTGATTTCCAGAGAAACACCATCGGCTAATGTCTCACCAAAGAGAGTGACTTTTGGAGTCGCATCAGAGATAACGGTATTAGCGAGAAGCTTTTTGATAGCATCTACCTGCTCGGAGCGATGTTCCTCATCCAATGTTACTGCAACCGTCAGATACACATCATCCGACACATTGCGTGCGCCCGAAAGAAGCGTTTCATCGCCGTTCTGGAACTCTCCAATAGAGTTGCTCGCATCGCCATTGACAAGTGCTAAGCGGTACGCCCCTGCCTGCGCTGTGGAGTCTTCGCTGCGGTATACGACTGTACAGGGTTCCTCGATATCGGCACAAGGTACGAAAACCTTAGCGTCAGATAGAGTCAAGGGTAGATAAGATTCCTGCGACAGTTGAATGCCTTCTTCGCCTGCCTCAAAGTTCATGACGGGGGCAAAGTCCGCAACTGCTGCGGATTCAGCAGTTCCAGCCGTTTCGCCGGTCTCAGCCGTAGCCATATCGGGGAACAGCATATCCTCAAACAGCTGTGTGTAGTTGACCGTCTTCTGCAGTTCCTTGATTTCGCGGTTCATCCGCGCCGCGTCAAACTGCGCGAATACGAGCATAATGCCCATGACTGCCAGAGAAATGGCAGCAAGGCGTTTCATATTGTTTTTCTTATTCATTTCCTTCATCTCCAAAAAGTAAGTGTTACATCGTGATAATTTGCACCGTTGCAGGTATACATCAGAGTTCCGCCGCCCATTGTGGCGCTCAACCCGTCTGCATACAAAAGGTCACTGTCTCCGTTGATGCCACTGCAAACCCCGGTACAGGTCAGTGTCTGCACAGAAGTGCCTCGGTAAATGTAAGCCAGCGTCCCGGCGTGGCAGTTTTTGATTTTTGAGAATCCTTGGTTCCAGTGGTCACCTACCAACATCGTATTCCCTGCCAGAAAATACGCGGCGCTGTCTTTTGCGTCAACAAATCTCTGCGCGTGTCCGTCGAAGAGCGCTACATTTACGCCGACAGAAGGAATCACAAGGCGTCCGTTCATGCCGGGTCTGCGCTGCATCTCAGCTTGAACGCTTTCGTTCGACACGCCGCCGGTCTTCTCTTTGAGTTCCTTATCGCAGAGTGAAGCTAAAGATTTTGCCTTTGCTGCATAGTTCTCATTTGAGAAGGAAGTCGTCACAAGTTGTGCATCGGTTCTCACTAAGACATCCTCCATGGTACGGGACGGCTGTCTTTTCACCGCCGTGGCATTCGCCTGTTCCTGCTGCGTCACGGCATCCACCTGACTGCGAAGTTGCTCTAAGTAAACTTTCGTCTTGTAGTTTGCAAAGAGGAGCAGCAAAGTACCAAGCCAGAGTAGACAGATAACGCCGAGGGTTCGTTTGGCTGCTTTGGTCATTGAGTTTTTACTCCTTTCGTTGTTTTCGGCAAATAAAAAACAGACCCATCCGAAGATGAGTCTGCCTGACAAGCCGAGTGTAAATTGCACGGGCAGAAAATGCCTAAAGTAGAATAGTATCTATCGTACGATTTTCATTCTATGCCGTTCGCACATTTACACAAGTACCCTTTGCCGAATTCGACAGAAAAAAGAGCCACTGCCATTGGTTTTGGCAGCGACCCTAAAGCTATAATCTATTTCTCGTAGCTGAGCACTTTCAAATTGATGTATTTCTTTCCGTTCGGCATCTCGTGCGGTTCGATACCGACCTTGACATTGACATCCGCAGTCTTATCCTTGTTTTTAATTTTGGCACTCACAGCCTTGTTAGCAAGCAGGGCTTTTGCAGCCGTTGCACTGATTTTCACATCGTTGCCGTACAGTTTCGAGTTTTTCCAAAGCACGGCGCTGCAATCTTTGTTTGTACAGTCGTATCCTTTTGAGCCCTCCGCAACATCACTTCCGCAGAACGGGCATTTACCGAGCACAGTGCCGGATGCACCGCTATGGTCAAATTCCAAGTGAAATTCAGGACGGCCCTTAGAACAGTCGCAGGTCAGGATACAGTCGTATTTCTTACCGGTTTTCTTGCTCACACAGCCTTTGAGCGGTGCTTTGCCCTTCGTGAGCAGCGCAGCGGCAGTCGTTTTCGTGAGCTTCTTGCCGATAGATTCAAAGAACTTGTTATTCTTCCAGAGCGTTACTGGGCACCGGTTCCCGTCTTTATCTTTCCCGATACAGGAGAAGGTTTTCTGTGTCTCTACCACATCATTGCCGCAGCGAGGACATCTGCAGAGGACCGGAAGGTTCCCGTGTCCGGTTTGCGCAGATTCAATCGCAACATCCTTCGCCATGATATCTTCGATGGTCTTTTTCGTGAATTCCAGAACATCGATACGGGTCAGGGTCCCGTCCTTGATAGAGTGCAGCTGCTTGGAGAGATTTACCGTTACCGGAACATCAAGGTCGATTCCGAGTTTTTCCATCGTATCGACTAATCGGAACCCTTCTGCTTCGCCGTAATAGACGCCCTTTTTCAGAGAAATATAGTTGCTCTTGACGCATCTGTCAACGGTATCGGCGCGGGTCGCCTCGGTGCAAATCGTAGCATCTGACAGGATTTCCTTCCATTCCTCATCGGAATACTCTTCATTCGCCTTCTCGGCACCGCGCATCGGCGCGACCATCCAGTTGTTGAGAGCCTCGACCGTATACCGTTTCGGAGGAGTCGTCATCTTCCCTACCGCCTTGAAATTGATGTTTACGGCATCGCCCTTATTGAGTTTCGGGAGCAGTTTGTCCCCACTCGTTGGTTTCTCGAATTTTCGCCAGCCGGGAGTTACCTGCACATCACCTTTCAGAGTGAAATCCTCATCATTGCAGTGAATCACGATAGTCGTGCGGTCTACTGTACAGGCTTCTTCACAGAAAACAGCACAGAACCGGTTCAAGATACAGTCAAAGACCGTTTTCTGTGTTCCGGTAAGGGATGCAGGCCATTTTCCTGTCGGTGTGATAGCAGAGTGTGCTTCGATTTTGCTGTCATCATAGATGCTTTTGAGTTTCGGTTTATTGACAAGACCTGTAATACCGTTCTGTGCAAGACCTCGTATCGCGGCATCGACTTTGACGGTCTCATTCGTTGCCAGATAGCTGCTGTTGGTACGGGGATAGGTAACATACCCTCCCTCATACAACGCCTGCGTGGCGGCAAGCACATCGGCAGGAGACAATGTCTTGTCGGCTTTGCAGGCAAAACTCTGCAAATCGCTCATCGAGAACAGCTTACCGGGATTGACGGTCTTGCGCTCTGTCTTGATATCGGTCACTGTGGCACCGGCTTTGTTGAAGGCATCTGCCAGCGCCTGCGCCTCGGTCTCGTATCCTTCCTCGAATGTCCGTTTACTCGTGAGTTCAATTTCCTCACCGTTCGTCTTTTCTTTGCTGGAAACAGCCGAGTACGGCTTCGGGACAAATTCCTTGATGGCTTTCTCACGTTCGATGATATGCTGTACGATAGGACATACGCAGCGCCCGATACGGGTAAAGCCCCCGGCCTTGATGGATACATACCGTGTTAATTCAATGCCGAGCAGCCAATCCATCTCACTGCGCGTCTCAGCAGAAGAAGACAAGGATACGTATCCGGCATTGGGCTTGGCTGTCTCGAATGCCTGCTTAATGGTCTTGTTCGTAGTATCGGGAAGCCAGAGCCGGTAAATCGTCTTGGGGGCTTTCAAGCCATACAGAAGCACTTCATCGACAAGCCGCTGCCCTTCTCTGTCCGGGTCTCCGGCATTGTAGATGGCATCCACATCCTTGCGGTTCATCTGCTGGTTAGCGACCTTGATAAGACCTTGTACTTTTTCCTTGCCCTCAAACTTAAACTTCCAGTCATCGGGGAAGAACGGCAGTTTCTTCAAATCCCATGGCTGTTTCACAGCGGGGTCATAGCCGGGAAAATACGCATCGAAGTCTATCAGTTCATACAGGTGTCCGACCAGGGATACCACGATATAGTTATCGCTTTCGAGCCATGTGTTGCGGTCTTTTCCCTGCCTCTCGAACTTCTCGCCCTTCCACCATGAAATAGCGCCCGCGATACTTCTTCCTAGTGATGGTTTCTCGGCAATTACCAGAATCTTTCCCATGAAAAAATGCCTCCGTGCAAAAATCGGGTTTTGTGTATTCAGTATACGGCAATTCGCACGCAACAGCAACAGCACACCGCCCGGCAAAATTTCCGAAACGGTGTGCTGTTTTCGCTTTAGCTTAACCCGATACTGAGATTTCCTTCGGTATCCATTGTGATGCGCAGTTTATCGACCAGAGATTTCCGGAACAGTTCCTTCTCCTTTTCGGTCATCTCGATGCGCGTCTGACCATAGGCGCTTTTCAGCATATCCTCAATGTTGCAGCTTCCCAGCTGCTGCTTGAGATAGGATGCGCATTCGAGCGCCAGAGCATCGTTGCGAAGCCGGTATGCGTCTCCCGCCTTGCAGAACTGGTCCGTATAGCAGTAGAGCACATGATGTTCCCGCATCTTATTTACGATAGCCTTGCTGGTCTTTTCCCGCTCGAACATCATCAAGAACCTGGCCGTCACGACATTGTTGATGAGCGGCCAATAATCGGAGTCCGAGGAGAACAGAAGAAAGCTGTCGATTTTCTTATCGTAGTGTTCCTGACAGCAGCAGACTGCGACCGTCATATCGACAACGCTCTTTCCTTCTACAACGCGCTGGGTCATGAACCGGTCCACCTTGGCTTTCGTATAATGCTCCACGAGTCCCCAGATGGACGAAGCGTTCACATCATCGAACAGGAAAATCTTCTGAATCTTCCCGATAGCCTCAGGAGAAAGGCTCTGCAATACAGCAAAGAACTTCAACGGGTCACAGTTCTCGCAGTCCACGAGGATTTCAGAACGGACGGAATGAAGCAGGAACTGCTCGACATTCTGCTGTGTCTGTTTGCTTTCCCCGCGAACCTTGTCGTAATCGCAGAAGGTATCTCCGTTCTGAGCATACAGCCGGATAAGGAACTGTTCATCACTGCCCAGAAGGTTTCCGCCCTCGTCAGCCTTGAACTGCCAGTTGAGGAAGACATTGTACGGGAATCTGATAATATTCTCGTTGTAGTACAGCCACGCTCTTTCCTGCGCCCTGTCCTTCGTCTTGGTCGGGAACGAAAACATCTGACGAATATACTCCCACGGCACCCACATCGGGAAGATATCCTTGCAACCCTGAATACGATTCGCGATTTCCGCCGCGATTCGGGGCCGGTATTCGTCCAGCGTACAATTTGCTTTGACGATATCAAGCCCGTCCTTGCGCAGTGCTTCGGTCGCTGCCTTTGTCATATCCATTGAATGCAGGTTTTTGAGGTCGTTTACCATCTGCATCTGCAGCTGCTTATAGCAGTGCTCGATGCAGGTAAATAGAAAACATAAGTTGCGCACCATCCGCGCATCCTGATTTTTTTCGAGTTCTTCGTAAATTTCCGACAGCAACTCTCCGGAATCAAAGATGTTCTTATCAACGCCGAGCAAATACCCGGCTTTTGATACGATTTCCTTTTTGTCGGTATAAGTATCGTTTGCGAGTGCAGTTTTAAGCTTTGCTTCGGCAAATAAATTGCCCATGCGGAATCCCTCCTTTATGTTTCGATGCAGCGTTTAATTTCTGACGTTCAGGTAACAAGAAACCCGGCATTGGTTTGCCGGGCAGGAATGTTATCTGAATTTGTCGCGGATTTCTTCGTCCGTTGCCGGGCGAGGTTCGCGGTGTTTTGAGATGATATAAGCGGAGCACTGCTCATTCAGCCAGTCGATATCATTGCGGTCTACCTGACTGAATCGCTGGCACAAAACATACACATGTACGCCAGCCTTCGCAGCAGCTTTGAGCAGTTCGCGTCTGCCGTTGAAGATGTCGTGGCGGCACTGGTCGTAAAACAGGAACACCATCGGTTTCCGGCTTTGCGCTTCCTCGCTCTCGGGGTCCGCCATCACAAGACTCTGCGCCTGAAAGTTTGCAAGGTCTACAGACTTGCCGATTGCTTCACCGGCACTATCCTGCAACGCGAACAGCAACCGTCCGTGCGGGGCGTTGCCGTACTTGGTGCGGACCATCCGGCAGATGCGGGCGAATTCCTGGTCAAAGCCGATATACAGGATAATATTGTTCTCATCGCGCAGGCAATCGACTACTTCTCGCGCCGCCCAGAGCGTCTTACCGGCTCCGGGGCGTCCGGCAACGACATTGATGCGATTATCGATGTTCATACGGCATCCCCCTTTTACTGCTTCTCGGCCTTGTCCTCCTCTGCCTCAGCGGGAGTCTCAGGCCCTTCTGCCTTTTCAGCAGGCTCCTCCTCAGCTTTCCCGGCATCCGTGTCGGCAGTGTCGGAAGCCTTCTTCTCGCCATCCTCGTCCTTCTTCTCGGGCATGGGACAAGGGACCTTCACGACATGGACCAGAACGACCGGCTCGTCATCTTCGTCCTCGTTGTCGGCATTCTTCTCGGCGCATTTGCGGCAACCATCACAGGGAGCGTCGTCGCGCAGTTCATCGAGGTCGAAGTCATCGTCATCGGCGGTCATGGCCGTCGTGGCACCAAGCACAACACCGACAGCAACAGCGCCGAGGGTAACAGCACCGACAGCAGCGAACAGATTTTTCAGAATGGACATGATAGTTTTCTCCTTTTTGCCAAATAGCAGTTGTTTAATATTCTTGGATATTCAGAAATTTCAGATACCCATGTGTGTATCCGAACAATCCCCACAGTGCAGCAGATGCCGCATCGCGCCGTGCCTTATCAGCAAAAGCCTTGAACGGAACGACCGCATCTTTCAGGTTCTGGTATTCGTCAACATCGACATTCATGAGAGACTCGATAGTCTCAGGCATCTCGTTGCGGAAGAAGATATATACTTCCTGCCACTGCAGTTCCTTTTCTCCGCCGCCGACGAGCAGGTATTCGATGCCGATACGAAGCGCACCGGAAATTAAGGTCTTGTAAAATTCATCGTCAGGGTCGGGAAATCCCGCGAGGATTGTAGCTGTCATGTTCTGACAAGCAGCTGAAACTTCAAGGTTTCTGTTAAACGATTCCGTTCCGGCACCGGGCAATACGAACTCGCTCGGCAATCTCGGACAAGAGCCCTGTGCGGGGCTCAGTATACCGGATTCGATATCGGGATTCAAAGCCGTAGCATTCTGACGGATAAATTCGGCAGGCTCCGGCATCGGATGTCGTTTAGCCCAGGGCCAACTCATGCAAATCACCTCTAATTTTCATTATCTGCAATTCGCACGAATCGGCAAGAGTTTACGGGTTGTTTTTGTTTTGGGTTTGCTGTTCCTCAGTTTCAAAATGCTCAACGCGTATATGAGAGACTCGTTCCACCTCTTTGAACGTTGCGACCTTGATGAGGATATTTTGGGAAGTGATGTTCTTACGGTCCTTCCGAGTCACCGCAACATGCCGCATCGTTTTCCAGTAGAGGTCCGGCGAAATAAGGCTGAGCGTGTAGATGGGCGTTTTCGTGGTTTCCAGAATATAGTTTGCAGCCATCGCACGGATATGTTCACGGTCATGCAGGCTCATGGTGCAGGGGTTATCGTTCACGAGGACACGGAGCAAAACGGTCGGTACGAACTGAGGGTGTGCTGCTCCATCGTCATCGAAAGCATACGAGAGAGCGTAGGCAATGAAATCCATGGTACGCCACTGCACGACCTTGTCGTTGTCGCGGACGGCGGGCGTGAGGGAATCCTTCGACACATACTCGGCGCTGACGATTTTCTCACCGGGTTCGAGTTCTTCCTGCATACAGGCAACGATTTCGAGGCGTTTGCGCTCGCAGAGTTCATCGGTGAGTTCTTCTTCCCCGCAGCAGACTACGATATCATGGCACAGTGTACGGGTGCCACGCTGAGTGACAATACGCAGATAGAGTTCTTTCGGATTGATGGATGACATCAAAATATCAGTACCTCCCGGCAGCAAGAGTATGCTGCAGATATTTTACGCCGTTCACGGCGATGAAGAGTATGCTTATCACAACAGCCGGTGCAGTGGACACTCCCATCGCAACCAGGACTGTGCGGATAATCCAGAGAGAAAGGTCAAGGGTGAAATACCGAAAACTCGAAAATGCAACGAGCAGTGCAAATATCAGAATCGATATCCAGGACCCCTTGATATCCTGAGCGCTCGGACAGGAATGATAGGCTATCTGTGCCATGAGTATGGCAGCGACCCATACACCTGGTTCACAAAGAGCAGCGGCAGTCCCGCCGTTCTGCCAAACCTGCATGATGTACCAGCCGAGCAGGCAGACATTGAGGCTTCCGAACAGTGCCGGGGCAATGCCGATGGCTGTTTTCTGGAGCAGCGGAAGCAGGAACAGTCCTCGCGGCGTGTAGTTGACATACCCGAGCGCCTTATCCCCTTCCTCGCGCTTGAAACGATAGAGCCGGAACTTATCGATGCGTGCGCCGGTGAAAAGTGCGACCAGAAGGTGCGAGAGTTCGTGGTGGATGACACCGATTGCTGTCCAGCGTGTATCGTAGCGTTCCGCAAATTCGGCACCAAACGCTTTCTCCATGAGCCAAAGACTTCCCTGCCGTCCCGCCCATTCAATCGCCATAATGATGACGACAGTGGCAATCAGAATCACGCCGCGATAGGCGTCCAGAAACGCAAGGACTGCATTCATCACCCGTTCACCCTCTCCTTATGGATTTTCTGCTTTTCGCAACCGCCGCAGCGGAGCAAACAGCAGTAGTGTTCGTGACGAATCAGAGCCTTGAAGTAGGAAATTTGTGTGCGGACCGCATACGGACATGTCCGGTCTTTGGCTGAACAAAGCCGTACATACTGATACCTTGCCACGAAAACTCCTCCAAAAACTACATTTCTTCGTCACATCCACATTATACCAAATGAGGTGTACTAAATACAAGCATGATGCGATTTAGTTGCATTTTGTTCACAATTTACTTTTGCCGGTGCAAGTTATATCGTTCCCGCTCAAAAGCCCTGCATGTGGGTCTGTTTCGAGCGATACCCAGCTACACCCTTCTGATGCAGGCGGAGATGCCTCAAATTCGAGCCGTACACCGCAGGAGGGTAAGTTTATGCCTTGGCTGAGACAGCCTCGCTGGCATAGACGCTCGTGCGGGAAACTATGCAGCAGAGAGCAAACGGCTGCTTGAATCAGACTGCAGTACGTTAAGTTTGAACCGTGCTCTGTGCGAGACCCACTGCTGAGACAGGCAGAGATGCCCCGAATTCGGGTTGCAGCCGTAAGTAGGGTAAACATACGCCTCGGCTACGACAGGCTCGTCTGCCCTAAGCGTTCTTCGCCCTGGCAGAGCATAGGCGGCGATTCCCGCATGCGACCTCTGTCGAACAGTGCTGAATGCCCGGATGTGATGGACCCGGAACGCGGGAGTGTTAGTTCCGGTGCTGTGGTAGCCTTGTGCCGAACGGTAGCCGGTCGTGTGCCAGCGTGCTAGTGCCGTGCCGAGAGGGTTCAGCTGCGAGGCAGGCTGGTGCCGCTCCAAGGCTATCAGGTGCGCTCAGGGGATGTTCAGAGGTCTAGTGCCGAACCGGGGCTTTCTGGGGCAATCAGGGGCTTACAGGTGCTTCCCGGTTCCGTGGACTCCTGCTATCCCTCACCGCGCAGTTACGCGCAGCTGCGCTGCTGCGCTAGGTGTTCTCCGTTGTATTGGCTACTACCTGCGAAAACGCAGTTGCCGCCATACGGCGGCCTACGGGAGTTTGAGCTTAAGTGTTTGCGTAGCCACCCTACCCTACTCAGGTTCTCCCCACAGGCACTCTCAGGGGCTCCAGTGCTTTCTTAGCCGCTCTCCTACTCTTTCCGGTTCTTTCCAAAAAAATCTAAGACTCTCTTAATCTTATAGAGCTCTATATATCTAGGGCAGCACAATACCTGTTTTCTTATTGCCACCATTTTGCGTAAATTTGCGAAACAAAACGGGCTCAGCAAGCGGTTTTACCACCTGCTGGATACTTCGTCATCGTATTCACCCGGACACTCAGCAGACATCTGGAACGCGGCGTCATCTGGGTAATCAGGCTCAAAATCCTCTGGGTCGTCATCGGGTTCTGCGAGCCAAAGGTCTGCTTTGGAGTAGTCCACGCACTTTGGTCTGGACTCATCCAGCAACAACTCATCCATCGAGCAGACGCTCTGGTAGTCGCTGCCGAGGCGGATAGCTACGCTCAAGTTGCTGCCTTCGATGACCTGTTTGCGGGGCAGTGCGAGCGTTGCGGGAAGGTAACCGGCGTCCTGAAACGGCTTCGTGATTCGGTCAATGGTCTTCTGCTTTACATACAAGTCAAGACGCAGCTCGGCTTTTTCGAAAACGGGCAGGAACGGATTTTTCATCTGCTCAAATGCCTCAATAGCCTTGACTTTGAGTTCACTCGTGTGCTCGACAACCCTGTCAGCAGCCGCGCGAATCGAGCGCTCAAGTTCCTCGGCAGTCTGTTCAATGACTTCCTGCAGAGCGCGGTAGACGGTCGCTACATGGCACTGGAACAGTTCCGCAATTGCCTTGACGCTCCAACCCTCGCCGGAGAGTGCCTGCATCTCGAGGGAACGGCGCATACGGCGCTTCTTTTCCTCGTCCACGATATCAACACCGCGAATTGCAGCCTGACGCTTGACAGTATCGATGCCGATTTTTAGTTTTTTAGCAATTTGCTTGATGCTCAGTTTTTCCTTGTCAAAGAGCTCGACGATGGTATCGTACATTGCCTTCTTGGCTTCGCGCTTTTGTGCCGCTTCCCAGATTTTTCTATGGTTGCGGATACGGTAATCCGGGATAACCTTATGGTCAATCAGAACGCCGAGCATCTTGCGGTCAGCAGCGGAGCTGGCAACCGGGTACAGAATTCCGTCATGAATCTGACGACTCCTGTCCATCTTTTTCTTGAAAGTATTGATGCGCAGATTTTTGAACTCTTCCTTGGTCAGACCAAGAGCCTCAGCAATGGTCTCATCCTTGAACGGATGCTTCACCCAGCTGACGATTTTTGCAACTTCCTTGTCCGGAAGCGGCTCCGCGAAGGTAGAGTTAATAAGCTGTGCCTTTTCAAAAGACGCAGCTTGGTGATAATCGCATGCTGTAGATAAGCAGTACAGCAGCACAGTATGCCGTTTTCCAACAGGAGTCGTATTTCTGCGCAGGAAATCGATGACCGCATCCCAGCGCTGTGTGATGCAGCGTTCGGCAATCTCAGACCGGGGTCTTGCGATACTTCTGGCAGAAACGACCGAGCGCTCCGTATTCCATTCAAGAATACGCTTCGCAAAGCGTTTCTTTGCCCATGCGAGCTCCTGCTCATCGGTGGTATTGAAGATTTCGCGGTTCGAGACGACTGTATCGTCCACGATTCGCCACTCAACATCGATAGAATCCGCAAGGACATACAGGTCATTGAGCCGGTATCCCACTGCAGGGGCATGATAGACATGGCAGCAACGCCCGGCCTTCGTATTGAAAGTGCCTGGCAGGCGCATAATATGATTGATGCCTTTAACGGAATCATCTACGGAAGCGTACAGGTAATTGTCGCCCCAATTCACAATCTCCGCTTTCAGCATCGTGCGAATCTTGGTATGTAACCGCTTATAGATTTTCAGGGCGTGCTTGTTGTTCGGATTGACAGGGTCTATGAAAATCCAGTAAGCCGCGCCGCGTCCGGTATTGACAACAAAGCCTTCCGGAAGAGCCCCATTATAAATGGCGGTGGTCAGCATCTTGCAGATGCCATCACTGTAATAGAGAGGGACACCCTCCTCATGACAGTCGATATCAAAGCCCAGAGAAATCAGCTGAGAGATGCGGGAATCTGTACGAATACCGCTCTCACGCAGGGATTTGGCCCAGTACGCCGTGTTATTCGTGATGTACAGGTTCGTGGTGCAGTTATAGTATGTGAGCCGATTCGACTTTTCACTGGTCTTCGTGAAGATGCTATGCAATTCCGGCATGATAGAGTTCGGGGCAAATTGACGAATGGCACTAAGTTTGTGCCCGACACCCTCGGGCTTAGAGTACACCTGAAGAGCGCCCTCTGCTTCGCAGAACTCGTAAGTCTTGTAGAACGCAATATCGTTCTCCGTAGGGTAAATACGGCGCTCGCACTCGGGATAATCAGTATATTCGATTGTAGCAGCAGTTGCAGCTTGCATTGTGATACCCCTATATATGGCGTTCCATTGCATTGAGGACACATCATACTGTGATTTTAGTTGCTTATTTCCCATTATCTGCGGTTCGCAAGTAACCGCAAGTGGGGGCAGGCATGGGCATATGGCAAGTTGCACAAGTGAATCAGGTGCATTGGATACAACCATGATTCGACAAATGTTAGCGCAGAACGGCCCGGTTCTGTCAGTGTTCAGAGCGGGAACCAGCCAGAAAGCGCCAAAATCTTCTCCGTTTTCAACAAAACCAAAAACTCCCCGGCAAAAATGCCAGGGAGCAAGCAAACAATATTATGTTTTCGGGACAAACAAAACATAGTATTGAGACTCGATAGCGCGGGTCCAGTCAGGAAGCAGGTCCATGACCTCGATGCACAGCTTATGCTGAGAGCGGTTGAGCAGAACGGCATCAAAATCCCACTTATCGAGAGTATCCTGAACCGTGCGTTCAGTAGCACTTTCCGAGCCAGTGCCCATCGAGATAGAAGCGTCTATCACATCGTCCGGATACAGGTCTGCGCGGCTGTCTGCGAAGTCTTGGAACCCATGGTATATCGCTAAGCCTCCGTCGTTATAGCCCGTGTATAGGCGCTGAGGATTTAGTTCGTGAAGCTCCTGCACAAAGACAGGGTCCATCTTGTCGTAGGTCTTGTCAGGGTCATTGATAACAAAGGGAGCATAGAGAACGATGGCGGCGACCAGCACAACCGAGGTGAGAATTGTACTCCTCTTCGCCCCGCCTGTGAACCCTTCCGTGGGTCTGCCGCCGGTCTTCCACATCTTGTTTTCCTGCTCATTCATCATGACAGCGAGGAACCGAAAAATCAAAGGCGTAGTGACAATCAAAAGATAGGTGCGGATTCGTACATAGCGGGATGTAAGAATCAGACAGCAAAGTATCGGCAGAAATTCCGTGATGCGGACTTTCTTGTGCGAGGCAAAGACAATGAACAGAAATGCCAGACAGAAGAAGGCAACGATATCGGCGAGCTCGCACGGTTGCCATTCCGAGACATATTTCTTTGTAGCCTCGTTGTTTGTCAGGAAGAAGTAGTAGTACAGTTTGTATGTGTAGGGATTGATGAGTCCGGTCAGAAGACTGGCGACAAAAATCTGGATATAGGTCTTGACCTTCTTTGTCTTCTGTTCGTTCTCATTGACAAGACCGAAGGTATTGATGTTGGGCAGATAGCACATCAGAATGAAAAGAACAATGAACGCGAACAGGATAGGCAAAGACCCGCCATGCAGGTTCGCCCAGAGGAAACTCAAAACCGGCAATAGCCAGCATCGTTTCGAGTCCGGGTTCCGGTACAGGTCGTTCAAGAAATAAAAAGAGACCACAAAGAGAATCATGCCGATGTTCTGAGGTCTTCCGGCCCAGGATAGCAACGCCGTGACAATGGTGACGAACAGGCAATTCTCAAACGGGTCGCGCAATTCTTTTGCCCAAGCGTATTCGATAAAGAGTGCGTACAGGAACGCGGTGATGAAGGAATAGATGAGCAGTCCTACCACGGGATTAGAAGAAATGCACGAGAACTGATAGAGGATGATGCTGCTTAGCCATGAATGCGCGGTCTCTGTCAGCCCTAAATCCTGAGATATCCAGGAGAAGGCATCTGCGACCGGAATCGTGTGTGTAGAGCAAATTTCTCTGCCGAGAACGATATGCCAGTAATAGTCGCTGTCCCCGATTCCGCCCAATTCAATGAGCAATACACTGAAAGCGGCTGCAATCAACGCGGCAAAGAAATAGAGCGTCTTATACCGCTTTTGCGAATGATGCATAGGATGTACCTCCAAAACGAAAAAATGGGCAGACCCAAAAGGTCCGCCCGCCGTAATGGTCATACTTCAATACTATGCCGTTCGCAAGATTCGGCAACTATTTTAGGATTTTCCGCTCTGACAGTTGTTTCAGGAGCGTGGTGTACACATGATTGTTTATGCAATAGTCGTGCCCGAAAAATTCTTCGTCGCTCTCCCTTAATGCCTTCGCCAGAGCCGCTGCTACGGCAGGGCTTCTGGAATATCCCGCATCGCAATGCACGATAATCTGAGAAACTTCGTCAACATACTGAAGAAGTGCATCTACAATACATCCGGCGTCCTCGTCAGACATAGGTTTGAGCCCATGCACGCTTTCGGCAGTGTCGATGTCATCGAACTGGAGGTATTCGATATGCCGGATATTCTCGTTGTCGGCCTCGTTCATGATGAGCGGTAGCTTATCGTTAGTGCTGGAAATCGAAATGATGAGCGTAGGTTCGTCGATGTTTTCGGCATCATACTCGGGTCCATACCCCAAAGCTGCAGCAAAGCACTGGGCACGATACATCACTTTGATTTTCATACTATCCCCCTTTTGTCTCTATCAGGGATTTCGTAAAATTCAGCCGCCATACGGGATTCTGAAATAGTCCAGATATGCTTTGAATCTGTCCTGTGCCGTTAAGCAGGTATCCACCAAATACCCATGCTCATGGTTCCATTCGTGAAGCCCGCGATAATAGAACATCTTCAAGTCATCCTCGATAATAAACGGGACAATGTTGTTTTTAAGACATTCCTTGAAAAGGATAAGTCGGCCAATACGCCCGTTGCCGTCTTGAAACGGATGAATGCACTCGAAGTCATGATGGAACGCAATGATTTGTTCGAGCGTATGCTTCGGGACGGTATTATAGGCAGACAACAACTCGGAAATCTCCGCTTCGACTTTTTCCGGAGCGGTGGTATCTCGCCCGCCGACCTCGTTAGGAACGCGTTTATATTCGCCAACAGCAAACCAGTCTTTCCGGGAATCGCTTGTGCCGTTTTTTAGCGTGAGATGCAGGCGCTTGATGAGCGTCTCCGACAGCGGATACATAGCGTTGTCAATGACCATGTCGATACATCGGAAATGGTTCGCGGTCTCGACAACATCATCCACATTTACAGCCCCGCTCTCGAACCCGATAGTATTCGTCTCGAAAATATAGCGGGTCTGGTCATGCGTCAGGCGGCTCCCCTCGATATGGTTTGAGTTGTAGGTCAAATCAACCTGAATCTTGTGATAGATTCCGCCTTTCCTCTGCTTCTTTTTCTCTTCCCGAAGAACGGACAACAAAGCATTCTCGATTTTTGCATTTGTCCGTTTTGGCTTCTCTGCGTCTTCCGGGATTTGCCATGTCTTACCGGCAAGAACTGCATTCGGAATTTTGCCGATAGCGCAGTAGTTCCGAACCGACCGCTCCGAGAGATTCCATTTTTTTGCCGCATCAGCGACCGAAATATAAGCCATACTGCCACCTCGCTTTAGTATAGTATACAATGATAACGGCAAAATGTCAATTTTGCCAAGAAGTAATCCTATATTTTGCCGATGAATGGCAACAAAAATACCGCCCACAGAAAGTGAGCGGCTTAATGTAAGTGTTTTACAGTTCCCACCGCACCTTATACGCAGCGAAAGCAAGTATAACAGCGACTATAAAACTGACCTTGCAGACGCAAGACAGGATTATCTCGAATCCATGCAGAAACGCCTCGTGTGCTTTCAGCGCACCAGTTGCCTCCAGGAATATGGCTACTGGAGACATACCGACGACTTCAATGACGAATCCAACGGCGCAAATCATGATTGCTGCAAATGCGATTCGGGTGAGAACGGACGAGACAGCAGATGACTTTGGAGGCTTTGCAAAACGCTCCGCTATAGCGCGGTCATCGCGCAGTTTGCTGTATATGACAGATGCAACAGTGGCAATGGTGAAGAACATCAAAATATTCCCGCAAAGCGAAATAATACCGTGAACTGCCACCATGACAGCATTCGTCTCAGGAACAAAAAGACCGGCAATGCGATAAGCAATGGCAAAAGCAACCATGAGAGTTGCAGATGCAACGGTTCCGAAAAGAGATACAGCGATGGGCTTGTCGATGAGATTTTCTTTGCGCATAGTGTGGCTTCTCCTTAGAGCCTGAAAAATTGAGTGTGTGATGTGACGGACTATACAAAGCGCAAAAGCGCTATGTAACGAAGCAAGGTCGAAGACTTCTTAGCCAACAGCCCCGTAGGATGCGACGCCGGCCATCAGATATCCGTTCTTGTTACCGACCAGAGCGGTCGCTGCTTTCTCAGCAAAGCCGATATAAGCATTCATGACGGAACTATCCGAAAGGCGGTATGCATCCAAAGATACAGGAGCAGTGATAAGAAGATTGTTGAACATGTCAGTGTGCTGTGCCCAACCGTTCAAGGAGCAGAGTTTCTCAGCTTTTTCCTTGTCTGCTGGTGCTGGGACAACTGCCTTCAAAACGAGATTCACTTTCCCGTCAACAACGGGAATACTGCGGCATCGACCGCCTAATACCTTGAGCATCTTTTTAATCCTCCTTGCGTTTAGTCCTCGGTGAGAGAAACACCGAAAACTGCGTAGAAATTGTGATAGCTTCCAAAAGCGTTCTTTTGCCATTCACCGACAACATACAGCGGGTTTTCCTCGATATCGCGGACGCAATCATCAAGGGTGTAAGCGACAGCGATGTTCTCGGGACGGTTTTCCTTGTCCTCTTTGAAGAGTTTGTCGGCTGCTGCTTTGGCGGCTTCGAGCGTAGGATAAACCTTGTCGCAGCTGCCGACGCGGTCAAACTCGCCATCGTCCTCGTTCGAGTAGTACGACAGGATGATAAAGAGTTCTTTTGGGTCCGGATTCTTCAAGGTAGACAGCGCATCCGTTGCACCGGCAGCATAACCATAGCAGTAGGCTGCATTGTAGCACTCCTGGTCTTCATAGCTGTTTGCTTCACGCTCTTTGTCTTCGATAGCTTTGCGGACGAGTATTTCATTGTTGTTCATAATGCACCTCCAAGTGCTTGTTTTGCTGTAAACAAAAAAAGACAGACCTACCACGAATGGTAAGTCTGCCTTAGTGAATACAGAATTGTGAATCGTACGAACGCAAATAGCGCCTTTGTAGATGGTATCTATCGTACAATCTCAATTCTATGCGGTTCGCAAGTGGTGTCAATAAAAATACCGACTACTTTTCAGTGGTCAGTATAATGCTATTAGCCCTTGTAGCCGCTGGAAACCTTCTTAGCAAGGTATACCTGACCCTTAGGGGTAATCAGTGTCTTGCGTGCGGTATGGGATGCTTTGCCGATGTAATATACCGTTTCCTTGACCTCAAAAATCCCCTGCTGGATGTACTTCTGGTAGGCAATATTCGAGGCGTCAATGTACTTCTCTTTACGCAGCCAAGCCATCAGGCGATTTCGACCGATGTTGATGTGGTCGTTGGCAAGGCATTTCGCAAATTCGCCAAAGTCCACGCTGTTGACTGAGGCGCTGACAGCGCGGTGAAAGTCAACGCTTTCCTGCTGGACACCGATGACCTTGTCCTGATTCTTGACGGCTTCCAGAGAAGTCACAAGCAAAGCTTTGGTTTTAGCATCCGTATTAGGGAGCCACTGGTCCACAAAAACAACAGGGTCGTTCACATATCCGCCGGTCTGACGAATCGTGGGCAGCAGTTCATCGAAAACCCACGTCTCGAACTGTTCAGCCTCAGGCTTATTGGAGCGGCAGATGAGTCGGTATACATTCCCTTCTGAGATGAACTTGACAATGCGGGGAATGCCGCCAACCTCAACGCGGCCGGACTTGATTCCGTCCTGACGGCAGTGGATGTTCAGCTCGCGGGTTATGTTCGTATACCCCAATGCCTTGCAGACATCCACAGCGCAGAAATAAAACTTGTTGTTCTCCTCGATAATACGGAGTTCACCAAACACTTCAGACAGGAAAATCTCAGGTACGCGGTTCATATATAAACACTCCTTTAAAATTTGAGTGGGGTAACAAACCGTTACCCCACCCTGATATTTTGACGATGATACGAGCAAATGGTTTTTAAAAAGTTTTCGTGAAAACGCTTTTTATACGTTGATTGCGGCCACTTCTTCGCCGCACTTGGAGCATGTGAACAAATCCTCGGCATCAGGTGCATGGGTTACTTCATCGCAGTCAGATTTGGCTTCGATAAAGTCGCCGTCTTCGTCCACCAGCCAAGTTTGGGTTACGTGCGCGGTTGCGATGAATGTAGTGTTGCCGTATTTAGGGCAAGGACCGATTTTGAGAGCCATAGGTCAAGCCTCCCTCTTCCAGAAAATCTTGTCGCCACGGAACGCAGCGATTTCTTTCACGAAAGCGAATGGGAACATTCCGTCTTTACACTCGACGTTTATCCCGTTGTCTTTCAGGAACTCATAATAGCCTTCAAAAGAATCAGGATACTTGAAACCAGCCTCAGGAAGAATCGCTTCATCGAGATTAGCCCCCGTATAGCCGAAGAACTTGGAATCAAAACTACCGACAAACTGCTTTCCACCGATGTCCAATGTTACTTTTACCTGACCGGACTTGGGAACCGAATCGTGAAACAGTTTTGCCTGAATCAAATCCTCGCTTGGTGCTTTTTTGTATTCGGCAAGTTTCTGTTCTTTGTATCTTTCGATGGATACCTGTCGGCGAATGTGCTTTAAGCTCCACTCCTGTTCTTCAAGCATCTTCTCTACAAACTCTTTCGCCCACGCACTCTGATTGGCGAGAAACAGTACAATGGCATCGCTGGAAGAGATAGGATTTGCCGTAAAGGAAATGTTGTTAAACATATGGCGTTTTTTGCCAAAGACAAATTCATATTTGGCTTCGGCTGTGCCCGTTTCTTTGATATCTGTGTCCACGTAGCAATCCGTAAATGTTTTGCGGATATAGTTCTCCACTTCATCGTGCATCTGATTCGCAACATCCTCATAGGACATGGATGCGATGCCGAAGCGTTCGTTGAAGAAGTTCTTCAAGTCGCAATAGATTTTCCCATTGGTCACAAATGCGATGAAGTTGTACTCTCCAAAAGAGAAAAAATCATTCCGTAAGCATCCGTTCGATACGATTGCTTTTCGCGCATAAATCGCATCAACACAGTTTTTCCCTTCGGCAACTTTTACGCGGATAAAGTTGTAAAAGAGTTTGTTATCTTTTTTTAAAACACCCGCGTAACTTTTGATGCCTCTGTCTCCAATAAAGGCATCCATTTCCTTTCGTGTAAGAACCTTATTGGGGTTAAACACTTCATCTTCTGCAACAAAAAAATTAGTATTCATTTTCCTTCTCCTTTTTTGACGCACAGGTCAAGAATCATTTGTCGGAAAACAGTACAGGGATGACGATGTACTGTTCGGGATGCGCGATGACATCGTTCAGTTCGGTATCGTCCGGATAGCATTTCCATTCGATGCCGTTATAGAACAGCTCGCACGCTTCGGAACAGGGGTGGTTGGAAAGGATGTCGGTAGCGCACGAAAGGTTGTACGCCTCCGTGGAACCCATCGGGATAGTGCAGAAACACTTCTCCAACGAACTCTGAATGCTGATGCCGTCCTTGTCCCACTTCTTCAGAGCGTATCTGGCGGTTTCAAGAGCCGCGTGCAGTGCTCGTTTCTTCATGTCTTCTGCAAAAGAAATGAGCTCGCTTGCTTCTCGATAACCGAGGATGATATCGAACACATCCACGGGCGTCGGAACGGTTTCTGTCGGGCTCATCCCGTTCGCATCGTCCTCAATGCAGATTATCTTTCCGTACAGGTTCGCCAGAAGTTCGGTCTCGCCATGGCTTTCCGAAAGAGAACCTTTAACGAGGCTGGCATCGGTCTTGATTAAGCAGTTGAAACTATACATACTATTTCTTCCTTTCAAAGTGTCTGCAAACAAAAAAGGCAGACCTACCACGAATGGTAAGTCTGTCTGAGTGAATGCAGAATTGTGAATCGTACGAACGCGAATAGCGCCTTTGTAGATGGTATCTATCGTACAATCTCAATTCTATGCGGTTCGCAAGTGGTGTCAACAAAAAAAGACTGTTGCACAAGGAAAAATCCAAGTGCAGCAGCCTCTTTGCCCTTATTCCCTCTCCACTATTTCTTTCCCCTGCAGTCCGAATGCTTCGTTCGTGCTGCAAACTTTTCCGGCGTCAACAAAAAAAATCCCGCCCACCAAACGGTGGACGGGAAAAGCGTCAATGCTTCTTATCAGCTGTGCAGCTGTTCCAGAAAGCATCGTCAAGCTGCGTACGGGTCAGGATGTAGCAGGTGTCGCGGTCGGCTTTGTCGGTCAAGACATAGCCAGTTTCGGTCTTCTGAACCTCGACATCCTTTACATCTTTCTTGATGATGTTGCGGAAAAATTCGGAAGCGGTATCCGTTTCAGAACTGAGCAGGACACTGCCGAGAAATTCCTTTTCCTCTCCGCGAATACGGGTCGCGGTAAAAATGCTCTTATCGGTCATGATAGTTCCCCTTTCAGATTTGCGATACTTTTATCGGCAAGCGAAGTTTGGGAGCCGTGTTGCCAAGGATATTCTCCCAAAACGCTTCCCTTTCCTCATACTGATATCCAGCCTCAACCAGACACGGTTTGAGTTCTCTTATAGCTTCCGGGTCAGTGGCAATCGAAAACGTGGTATAATCCTTGTCGTCGATATACCACCCGGCAGGAAGGTTTTCGGGGTCTTCTTTGCTTGCTTCATGGTAAATAACGACGCCGCCGTTCATCTCTTGGAGGATGCCAAGCGCAATGCTCGTTTCAAGGATTTCACGAGCAAAAAGCTCATTCAGCATCATCAAGCACCTTCTTTCCCTTTGCATCGAAGCGCGTATCCCACTGAGCAATTTGGTCGTCTCCGGTAATGCCACGGAGGCTCAGCAAGCAGCTGTTTTGCGGATGACACCAGATAGTGCTGGGTGCTTCGTTTTCAAGGAAGGCACCACAAAAGGGGCAAGGCTTTTTAGGACTGATTTTGTTAAGTCGCAGCATGCTCATACCTCCTCGTAGTCGATGTCGAACAACTCGAACACCCCAATGACCTGAATGGCGTAGCAATCCGCGACCATGATACGGTCACCGCCATCGATGTCGTAAGGAACATCGCGCTTGTCCAGTAACCGGCATGCACGGTCGAATTCTTCTGCGTTTTCAATGTAGAAACGAGTCATGATTTGCACTCCCTATTGATTTTTTATGCGTAAAATTGCGATTTAGGCAAGGCTGTCGGCTTTCTCGGCAGGTCCGAGGTACTCGAACTCGGCAAGGTCATCAAGAGACCGCTGATTTTTCAAGCAATAATCGTGAAGAAGGCCAACGATAGCGGTTCGCGTATTAGACGGCATTGCACAATGCTCAACCGAGAAACATACGCTGGTACTATCCTCAAAGCCTGTACCGTCCGAACCATCGCTGGTCTTTTTGAAGGTTGCCTTATAGGAGCCGATATGAGATGCGCGGTTCCCCTTGTCCACAGCCTCTGACAAAAGAGAATCGAGTTCCTTGCAGCGCTCCTGAGCGATGTAATACTCGCTCATCTTGATGGGTTGCACATAATCGGGCAATTTTCCGGAGTTGTGACGCGCAGCCTGGGTGGAATAATACCCGTAAACATTACCGCAGCCGTCATCCCACATGGCGATTTGGCATTTCCCGCAATACGGAAAATCCATGAACCACCATTTGCTCGCCGTCAGAGAATAGGGGTTGATATGCGATGTAACTTCCTCGTGCCAGCGCTTATTCATGGGCGAGTTCTTCTTGAACACGCATAACCCACTCTCCGACTTTTCCTTCATGAGCTGTGCGCCAAACCATTCTTCGTCATTCGGCGGAAGTTTCACGGTAAGGCGCATGTTCGTGGAAAAGCTGTAATCGAAGTCCCTGTTACGCGATACGAAGTATTTGTCGATAAACGAGGATGCGAACCCGACAAATTTGTCCAGCTCGTTCTTTTGTTTGAAGTACTTGCGGTACATCTCAGAGTCGGGTTTGACCAAAAATGCTATCTCTGTCATAGTTCAACATCCTCACTCATCCATCGGGATGGCATCCGTCACCTCATAGTGACAGTTTCGCATGGAATCGCCAATTCTACTGGCAACATCAGCGCTCATGTTTGCATCGTCGTTATTTAACGCCTGACTTACCTTTTCGATAGCATCATCAGGACTCTCAGCGTCGATGCAGACCGTCGTGGAAACAGAAATGACAACATTGTAGGTATTCATGGTAAACTCTCCTTATTTTTTCTTTGTATCAATGGGATTCGGATTCTTGTATTCAGTCCAGAGGAAAAGGCGCTCCACGGGTGTCAGGATATTCGTGTCCGTGGCTTTCAACAGCGTGTTGGCACCATCGTCACAAGAGAACGGATACGGGTATGTGGCAACCATGTCATCTTTGTTGACAGTCAGATAGTGCTTATTCAGGACATAGTAGGAACCCGTAGACCGGGTCCTAACCTCGTGCCCGGAGCACCAGACGCGGATGCTGCAATAGCGTTTTCCGGTTACCTTGTCATCGACTTCTACCAATGCGGCCAGAATCATCTCATCGGGCTGCGTGCGGTAGAATTCGTGCATCTCCTCCTCTGTTCTGATAACGGCGGGCTTGATGTCGTACCGTCTGATATCCTCGCGCAGAAGCTGCTCACCGGCACTGTGCAGAAACTCCATGATAGGATAGAAGTCACCCGCTTCTCGGCCATATTTCTCCCCTGCATGTGCGTAACAGCGGCAAGGATAGAAAATATGGTTGTCGATAGGCTTCTCGTATTCTTTGAGTCCCTGATGTGTGAACGCGAATCCCATGGCTTCATAGTTGTTGCTCATAGGAGTGACCTCCACATGGTAGGATGCGACATGGGTCACTTCCTTGTATGCATCCACATAGTCGGCTTCATCAACGACGGACGACAACATTTCCGGAATATCCTTCTTATCCATGTCCCGCAGCTTTTCATACGGGATGTACGGCAAGCTAGGATTTTCCTTGTTGTATTCCTGAATGGCATCGTCATCGTCAAGGCCGAGCCGTGTCTGCACAAGTTCACTAACTGACGAATATTCATTACCCTTTTCGTCATAAAACCTGCTGTAATCGATTTCTTGACCTTCAATGACAGCGTCATCCAACTTCATGGTATCCTCTTTCGGAAGTTGCTGTTCAAGGACATGAATTGGCATATTTGTCCCAAAATTGTCCACGGAGCCTTCGAACTGCAGGGCGGCAAACCGCTTGAGATACCAGCCATTCTGGGGGTCAACCTTCACGGTCGTTTCAGAGGTAGCTATGAGCTCTCTTGCTTTTTTGTTTTCGGTCATAATAAAACACTCCTTTTTGAAAATTTAAACAAAAAGGCGGGCCTCTCGTGATGAGAAGTCCGCCTTAAAGCGAAATTGTGAATTGTACGAGCACAGAATGCCGTTTATGAATGGTATCTATCGTACAGTTCTAATTGTATTCGGTTCGCATAAATAGGCAAGGGAGAAAAGCGATTTTCTCTCCGAATCATGCGATTCCGAACACCTTTGCGTTGTTTTTATCCTCGCGCTGACGCTGCTCGGAATAGGTCATGGTGTTTTTATTGGAATTGAGGTATGCGAGTTCCTTCTCGGCATCCTCCTTGCTTTCAAACACCGTGACATTCAGCAGCTCATTCGGAAGGTCGAAGTAAATCTCTGTGCCGGTATCGTCCTTTGTGGCGATGTCGACGGTGACGGTACATTTCGGGCAACCGGTATCCCCTTTGCTGTGAGAATACCCGCGCCACACCTGCACATTTGTGATAGTGGCGGGATAAATCACATTCTTGCTGCGGGACTTGGAATAGGTGCGGTTGTTCTTGTTACGGCCGCGAACCTCTGTGATGACCCATACGGGCTTGTCAATCAACGCTAAAGCGTTGGAAAGGTTGATGTCGTTAAACATTTTTGTCGTTCTCCTTTTTTACTATTATTCTCTGATGGCGATAGGCGGAGTCTTGTCGAGCAGCGTGTTGATGTTCCAGCCGCAAAGGGTCAAGAGCACCTCAGATGCGGGACTCTGATTCCGGATATCGTTTGCCAGACGAAACCCGATGTGTGCATAGGCATCATCATCGCTTGCGATTTCGTTCTTGACAGTTTCGGCAAAATTTTCGGCCAGTTCCGCGTTATCGGCGATGACATTCATAGCTTCGTTCACGACACGGTCCTTGACTACGAATGCGTCGTCGGCAGAATAGTCACATTCCGGACAATGCGGTTTAGCCTTCACACCGCTGGACACGGAAATCAGCTTGCAGCCGCACGAAGGGCAAGTAAAAAAATACGGATGATGGGTCGGTAAAGTCATAAAAATACGCTCCTTTTGATTTGATTTTAAGAAAATTGTGCGCAGACAGCATTGGGGTCTGCGCGTTGTTATGCACGGGAAACGATTGCTCCCCGCAGATTAGATATTGGGACTTTCGTAGTCACACAGCTTGCCGTCAACCAGTTCCCACTGCATGCGACCGCCTTGGCAAAGCACATCGAATCGTGCATAGTTGAAGCTTTCACTGACATACAAGGGCTTTCTGGTTTCGGCCTTTGCAAGCCGGACATTTCCGTATCGGTTCGACTCATAGGTCTCCACATCCGGGATGATGACAAGCTTTGAGGCGTTGAACCCGAAGCGGGCAGCAATGAAAACCTCTGCATCGGACTGCACCGAGAATAGATTTTTTCCGTTTCTTTCACAGGCTGCGGAAAGGTTGCGATAGAAAGTATCGCAATAATGAGTTCCGTACTTGATGGATGGTTTCCAGTCCTCGAGGGTATCAATTTTCTTTTCCAGTTCCTTGATGGTACTGTTCAGACTTTTGATTTCCGCAAGCCGGTCCTTCAACAGATTCCGAATACCGTCCTTTTTGAGCCACTGCTTGCAGAAAACCTGCTTGTCTTCTTGGCAAGCCATGTATGCGGCTTCAATGACGTTGTATTCTTCCGAGGTCACCTTGACCTTCGTAAGCTTCTCAAATTCTTGCTGCATCATGATATATCACGCTCCTTTACTCACTATAATCAAGCCGCTGACCACAGACAGGGCAGCGGTCATAGTGAGGGTTCTCGTAGTAGCCGTCGTTGCAGTCTCCGCCAAGGTCAGCATTGCAATGCGGGCAGAGATTCGGCAACCACTTTTTTGAGATGGGATGTTTCGGGATTTGCAGTTCGCAGGCTTCGATAGCTGTCATCAGAGGAGAAGTTCCCCTTGCGCCCATGAGACCGCCGTTCAGAAGGTTTTGCAGATATCGAACGGCATTGCGGTATTCGTTCTCAGAGGTCATTCGGACGCCGCCTCCTTACCGAACAGTTCGGAAATGGCATCGAGGATTTCCTGAGCATCCTTCACCGGCTTCTCCTCATACCCGCGCCACTCCTTTTGTAAGAACTTCAAGTCTTCAATGATTCTAGAGCGGGTCACATCATCCATCAACTCAAAAGCTTTGCTCCAGAGGCTGTCAACCCTCAGAGCGCTAAAACGAGGACCGTAGCAAAGTTGAAGCGTATCAATGTCCTTTGCCAATGCAAGGCATTTCGCGTAAGTACACGAAACTTCCTGCTCACGCTTGCTGAGTTCACCGTCGAAAGTGTTTCCAACCACATGAATATCGGAGCAATCCCAAAGGAAAAGGGGGTCACTAAGACGGTTGGGCTCACAGGAAACAACCGTAAAGCTTGTCAGCGCCTCGTCGTACTTCACAATACCCTTGTAGCGCTGCAAGTGTTTCGTGTCGGTTCTCTGCCAAAAGGTGATGATGTCGTCCTCAAAGACGGGGGTCTCCAACACATCATCAACTCCCGTATACTGCCCTACTGTTTCAGCATATACAACATGCTTCTCAACCTTCGGGTCTTGGGTATAGATGATGGCGCGTTCATAGCCTTTGTTCTGAGGAAAGATGCCGCCTGTGACCCAGATGCCGGGCAGAGGCTTACCGGATATGGAGGTCTTCTCCCCTTTGCGCCGAGTCTGACCACGGAATAATATTTTTCTGGTTGCCATATAAATACTCCCTTCTACGCAAAAAGGCGGGCCTCCCGATTCTTCGGAAAGTCCGCCTCAGCGAAATTATGAATTTTTGTACGAACACAAAAAGTGCCTTAGTAGATGGTATCTATCGTACAAATACCATTCTAGGCGGTTCGCACACTTTGGCAAGTAAAAAAATGCCGCCCATCCAAAGATGAGCGGGGAAAACGTCAATCAAATTGCTCCATGAGTTGGCTGAGCCACATGGGACGATACGTTCAAACAGGAAGAATCTGTCCGTTACGGTATTCTGCCACGAGAACAAATCCGTTGTCATTGTCGAAAAACTTGGCTTCATCGCAATACGGAAGAATTTTGAGGACATCTTCGAAACGATGAGAAAATCGAGCTTTGACATTTTTGGCGGGGATATCGTGTCCACCGCGTTCTACGCGGTTTTTGATTCGCCGAATACTTTCCTCGGCAGTGTCCAAACCGACATAGTACAGGCGAATATAGTATCCTGCCTCCTTTGCGCGTTTGCAAAGCCGTTTCAGATATCCCCCAGAAAGAGTTGTCTCCTGCGTGAAATTCACGCCGTCCTCTAAGGCTTGCTCGATACGTTTGACGGCAAGCTTGCCGCCCTCGTACTCGTCGCCGCCGCATTGAACGGTCAGCTTATCAGGGTCTATTACAGTGCCGAAATCGCTGCGTTCGGAGCGCAAAGAACCGGTTAAGCTTGATTTGCCTACACCATCCACGCCGCCAATAAGAGTGCAGATTTTCACGATATCACCCCTGTTGGATTATACCACATCGTGTCATATACGCGCAATGTGCTTTGAGCACGACCTCGGATTTCCTGCTTACATTAGCGTTGAAAATGCCGCCCATCCGAAGATGAGCGGCAAATCTTTTTCTTATTCCTTCGACCCCATGAGAACTTCGCCTTCTCCGGAAACAACGACCCAGCCTGTATCTTTATGGTATTCAGCACTGAACAGGCTTGCGAAGTTGTACCCTCCGGAAAATTCGATGTGTTTCAGCGAAAATGTCAGCTGCATATAAGCATCCGAAGAAGTGCCGTTGCAGTCATTTTCCAAAGAAATAGTGAATCCTCCCACGACTGAAGTCATGGGCTTCCCGCCCCTTTTATGGGTAGCGGCGTTCTAACGAAAGATACGGTAATCCCTCAGCTCAAGCGTCCAGACGGAAGCCATCACCGCAAGAAAACTAATAACTCAGTTAGCATCTGTACATCTTACGCTGCCTGTGTACTGAGTTTTTTAAGCTCAGGATACAGAACTTTAAGCGTGGCAAGTGTAACTTGGATTCTACGCTCAACATCCGGAACATTAGCCGAAAGCTGAGACCTTACCATCGCTGGCAAGGGTTTTAGCAACTCTCTGACAAAGTAGCGAGCGCCAATATTGTAACTCGCACTTAGGTCACAGTTGTATTGTTTGCCGCTTGCAAAAGTTGCAAGAGCACGATTGGTTTCATCACGCTTAAGAGCACCGCTGCCATCAAAAGCAAGTTTGCTTGTGCCCCAAGCGCAGATACGCGAAATCCGGATACCGCAGCGGTGTGCCTTCTGTGTCACATAATCCTGTATGGAATTACGTTTCCACATTGTCAGCTTTTGTGCTTTACTGCCGCCGTGCTTTTTGCCTGTAAATGACAAATGTTCAAAAACAATCACATCTACAGAATAAAGCACAGCAAATTCAGTAATCGCAGCAGCGACCTTTTTCGCTATATCGTTATTCAAGGCTTTGGCGTAACGCCACATAGCTGCAGCGCTGTTGGAACCGTGCTCCCTTTGCTTACGCTTGATACGGTTAAGTACATGATATAGATGGTCTTTTTCACTCGGAAAATTGATAAATTTTCTTGCAAGGACAGTTCCATCAGCAGTCATGATGCTGCACACGGCGTCAGTATTGAGACCAAGGTCTACAGCGCAGATACGCCTGTCTTGAATTTCAGTTTCAGAGAGTTCTACCTTCTCCACGAAAGCGAAGCGGAGAAAATATTTTCCGTACTTCTTTTCGAGAGTGGGAGCACTCTTTTCGCAATGCGACCAGTATTTCGTGATATATTTGACATCGGTGGCACGCATCGCAATAGGAATCCAAACCCAGTCATTGTTTTTATACAGCTTCAGATAGCACTGATTGGGTTGGTTGCTTTCTTCGTACATAACAGTCCTATAAAAAGCTGGGAAACAAAATCTATCGCATTGAAGTTTTGGCTCCTTGCCAACCTTGCCATTTGTTTCCCAGTTCTTATAGTTGCTGTAGTAGCTACTTACAGAACCAAGTGCTGCTTGAATGGCTGCTCTGCGCAGGTAACTGGGAAACTTATAAAACTTGGCATCGAAGTTGTACTTAGCCTTACTATATTTGGTTGTATGTACAAGTTTCTCCGCAAAATTGAATCGCGGTTTTGAGCCCTCGATAGCAAGAATGGCTGACCACTCTTTGCTAAAACAGTGAATCAAGAAAGAAACGGCTTCGCGATAAATCTTTATAGTATTATCGAACATTTTCTGCTTTTTGATTTCCACGGCATAGCTGGAAGTGATTTTCACTGCGAAGCCTCCTTTCATCAATTTCTTGTTTTTTGAGATGCAATGTATTCTTGTACTTGTTTGCGTGTGTTATCACTGACGGTTGCAACAAAGTAGCTTGGGTTCCAAAGATGCCCGCCCCAAAGTTGCTTCTTTAAGTCCGGATTGGCGATAAAAATAGCTCTTGCACTGTTGCCTTTAAGCACTTTTATCATATCCGGGATAAAATGCTGCGGTGAACACTCCACTAACAGGTGAATGTGGTCAGGCATGCATTCCGTTTCCGCAATATTGATTTTTATGGTCTCGGCAGTCTGCTGCAGAGACTCTTTTAGCGATTGTTCTGTTTCGTTTACCAAAACTGGTTTTCTGTACTTTGTACACCACACAATATGATACTGAATATTGTAGACATAACCTCTACCATATGACAGGTTATTATTGACGAACATTTGCATAATATCACCACAATTATTATACCATATGTGAGGTCACAAATCAAGAGAAAAGCCGCCTAACTCACGACTGAAGTCACGAGAATGCGGCGGCTTGAATATTCAACGCCGATGCTGTAATAGTGGCGGACAAACTCAAACAGCGACTCCCAGTCGATGCCGTTGTAAAATTCAGTCAGCTTCTCACCATCGCGAAGCTGGTAGGTTTCGGTGACCATATGCATTTCGTATCACTCCTTTGTTTTTTGGTATGTATTTTCAAGGGTTTTCTCGTCCAAAGCAAAATACTTGTGCGTGAACCAAAAATCTGTCGGTGCCCGCTCTGCGTCTGGGAACAGAGAGTTGCCTACTACGACAACTCCCGGAACGCCAATACAGCACATCTGGATGTAGCACATCTTGCAGACCAGAGGGTCAATGTCTTGTGCCACAAACAGAACATACTTGTCCCAGTCCGGGTCAGTGGATTCCAACTGCTCGCGCATCACATTGTACCCCGCCAGAAGCAGGCATCCGGCACCACAGCACGGGTCGTTCACCCGCAGGATACGGGACTTGTCCAGAACAAGAGAATCCGGCATGTTTATGCGTGCCATCATCTGTCCGACATTGTACGGCGTGAAAAACTGCCCTGCTTGGCTTTTGCTTAATCCGAGATTATGGTAAACGGTGCCAAGAAAATCCTGCTCATGGTTTTCCAAGAGCGCGGTCATTGTGATGGCGGTAAGCACAGCAAACTGCTGTACGGTCTTCTCATCGTATTTCTGGACGATGGCTTTGTACCGTTCCTCTCTTGCATCCCTGCACCGCAAATCACAGGTGTTCGCAAGTGCAATGGCGTGCATATCGATGTAGTCGTACCAGAGTTCGCTGCGACCGTATCGGGCGCTCATCTCATGGAAAGCCTTGATAAACTCTTCGACCGGAGAAACTGGTCTTTTTGGGTTGCTCATAAAAACTCCTTTCATAGTAAAACAAAAAGCGGACCTCCCAAAAATCGAGAAGTCCGCTTATTTGCAGATTGTGAATTGTACGAACACAAATTGTGTTTTTGATGGTATCTATCGTACAATTACTATTTTATGCGATTCGCATATCTGGGCAAGTACCGGCTACTGGATTTCAGCTTTCAGCCATTGTAAATACTGGTATCGTTCTGCTTCGCTCTGAATCCCCTGAAAAGCGAAAGTTACGAACGGCACATCCGTGCAATGGTTGTACAGCCACGGTTCGAGGGCGAGTGCCTCAAAAATATCATTGTAGCAAGTATTGCGCCGATAATATTCGAGGTTTTCATCTTCGATTTCGTAGTCGAACTTTGCGCGGATTTCTTCCGCCGTATAGTTTTCGGCTTTTGCGGCGGCGTTTGCAAAGAACGGGATATTGCCTTCCTTCCAGTCGGAAAGCGGATAATCCTGGTCGCAGGAATTCTGGAAATATACACTCAGCGGCCATTTTTCGCTTGCGTTCTCAGGCGGCATCATGACGATACCGAGTAGCTTGTGCTCTTCCCAATACAGAAAACGGAAGGTAAACAATGCCTCAAGCCAATACCGGTCAGCGGTATCCGCAAGCACATCGGCTCTGCGGTTTTTGCTTTCCTCATCCGCAATATATCCGGTACGAACCGAAGGGATATAATACCGATTATCCCTGATGGTTTTCCTGATATTCTTTTCGGTCATTTGAAATTGCGTGTATTCCAGCGCAATCGCCATGGCTTCCTGCAAACTGTTCGCCTGCGCAAAGCCCATGTCAAAACCATAGCTCATAGAATAATTCTCCTCTTCTTTTTGTTCGAGGCTGGGATGTTGCCTGCCGTTTTTAATGCCATCAGAACCAGATACCAAACTGAGACTCAGCGTCATCCAGCAGCCAATTCTTCCAGTCACGGCAAGTCATCTTGCCAAAGGCTTCATGATTTCGCAGAATGTAGCACAAAAGCTGCGATTTCTGCGTTGTGCTCATGTTGTCAATGACATGTTGACGGTCATTTTTTCTGCCCCAAAAATCCACAGAGTTGCCAAGAGAATTGAGGTTTTTGAGAATGTATTGTTGTGTATCGTTGTCGGAATCCTCTTTATCGCAGATATACTCTACCATAAAGGGATAAAACTTTTGAACAGCTTCCTGAATAGTAGCTGCCGTAGTTGCACCATGCGATACTGCCCAGCCACATTCCATGCCAGTCATTGGCAATGGAAACATGACATACATCTCATATCCATCAATATCAATTTGACGATAATAAATACGATAAGGAGCGTTTTCGTTACAAAAAACATTCCATCTATTCATTTGTTTCCTTTCTGACATTAAATGTCAAACCACCAAGGAGTGGAACGTTCTTCCCTTCCCTGTTCTACTTTTTGCCAAGACGCTGGGCGGCAGTTTCGGTATCGCAGAAGCACAAAAGCTCCTGACCATATCGAAAACCGTCAAACCCATCGCTGTAAGAATAGTCGATACGACCTTTGGCGTCGCGTTTGACCAGTTTCTTGAAGGAATCTTCCAGAGTCGTTTTTCCGCTGTTCACGGCTTCTGTAACCATGTCGTTGAGTTCATCGCTCATGTCAATACCAACAGGGTCAGGAAACATCATGCTGCGAGCGTAATCGCGAAAATCTGCTATATCCATGAAGTAGTCTTCGTCAACTTCTGTGCGAATAGTATTGGTCAGTTTACTCATTTTCTTTTCTCCTTTTTTGTTGCAAGGCAGGAATCAGATTTTCTCCACCTCATCCTCGCCGTACACGACATGCAGACTGGAACCATTGTCCCAATGCATGATGAGACTGCCAATGCCGTCAACACCGACAACCGTACCCTCCGTGCCAATAGGCGGGGCTTGTACATCATCCATTTTGACAAGGCGAACGCGGGTGCCATTGGGATATTCGGTGCGAAGCACTTCGATGGTTTCTTTAGTCGGGAACATTACTATTTCTCCTTTCGCCTCAGGCGTTAGCTCTGATTTTTGCCGCTCGGCAGATGAGCGTTGCGAGTGTTTCAGGGGTGTTGAACCGGCTCACGGAAGGGCCTTTCCAGGTCCCTATGCTGCCATTGATACCGTTGCGTAGTTTAATGCCGCTGCCGCCTTTCTCTTTCCAGTCATGCAGGTTGACAGAGTAGTCGTCCAGAAGAACGAAAGACTTATCAATACACGGCATTTTCAGACGATTGGCAGCTGCCGCAGCCTTGCTTTCTCCGCAAGGAACGAAAATCCTATGTGCAGCATCGATTTCCGGTACATACACATCCAGCCATTCGGATTTCTCTCCTACCGCAGCGGGGTTTTCCGGCATGAATGCGGAAAGCGCATAGATATCGAGTTCAGGATGCGCGTTGCAGAGGATTCTTACGGCATCCACCACCGTCTGATACGGAGGCAGGTCCCGGAAATAGTTCTCCTGCAGTAAATCTTCAAAACACGCGGCTTGCTGCCACGCTGCGAGTGTGCCGTCCATGTCGATGAACAGCCGAGCCGTAATGATGTTATCGGTCATAATGAACCTCCATTCCTTCTTTGCAAAGTACTCCGATAAAGCTTGGTGTGCTCATTGGTTCTCCTCCTCGGTAGTCTGGACTTCAACAAGTGTTTTCATTGCAAAGCTCCTTTTTGTCGTTCGCAAACAAAAAAGGCAGGCTCACCCGAAGATGAGTCTGCCTGAATGCTTGCAGATTGTGAATTGTACGAACGCAGGATTGCGCCTTGGTAGATGGTATCTATCGTACAATATCTATTCTATGCCGTTCGCATAGTTTGGCAAGAAAAAATGCCGCCCACCCGAAGGCGGACGGCTGAATGCTATTGGTTAGTTGAGGTTCGATTTTGTCATGACATGGGCGCGATATACCGTGTTGGTGTCTTCATCCTTCAATTCCCAGCAGCCGGTAAATCCATCGCAGGGTTCAGTGACGGCAACTTCCCTGCCGGTATCATCGTACAGGATAGCCTCAGTCCAAGAATCGTCCTTGCCGCCGCAGCAGCGGATGTCCATTTCAAACCCGTCGGAGAATTTCGCAGTCTTGCTAAGCGAAGAACCATCGCCTTGCACTTCCGCGCCGCGAAGGTACTTCTTGATGCGCTCAGCGTACGGTTTGCTGACATATATAGTTTCTTCCAGAACGGTTTTCTTTGGAAGTACATCGACAAGAACATGGTATTCGGCACCGTTGTATGGAAGAATCCAATGGTTGCAGAATACCTTGGTGTTCTTTGTCTTGTATACCGTCTTACCGTTCACGGCAAGCGTTACCATACCAGAAACACCATCTTTGCTGTTTCCTTCCCAAAGGACGGAAACAATGGTGTTGTCTGCAGCAAATACGACATCACTGATTTGATACCCGTCGTTAATGCTGTCAGGGTCGTTGAGATGGCGGATAAGAGCATCGTATTCCGATTTCTCCATCTGGATGCGGTTTACATAAATGCGTTCAAAGCACTTGCTTCTCTCGTACATGCGTGCCACATACAGAACAGTCTCGACCAGGTCCTCGACAGTACCGGCAGTCATGGAATCCAGCGTGCGGCGAGCCCACAGGTCAACACCATCCTCAATAATGCTGCACTCACAAACTCTGTGAAGGCTGGGATAGGTCACACTGATAAGCTGCATACGAAGGGCGGGTTTGTTGCCTTTTGGATAAATGTCGTTGATGGGAAAATTGAGGGGGTCAAGGCTGACACTTTCAGGGACCTCACCAAACCCCGACCAACGACCGGGATTCCGTTCTGCCATGAATTCACGGGCAAAACGCTCCGCAGTCTCCTTCGTCAAACCTTGCCATTCTTTGACATCGCGGCTTTTTTCGATAGAAGCAACTGCTTCGCTGACGGCAGTGAGGAAATCGCTCTGGTTCTCTTCCTGATTTCGTCTGGTTTCGTCCACGAGCTGCTCAAAGAGGGCTGCATCGCGCAGATACTTGGCGGCAATGGGAGCCGATACCTCGGCGGAATCCGGAATAGTCACCGCAGTGTTGAGGTATTCTCTGATATCCTTTTCGTCCTGCAACTGCTCGCAGAACTCCGAAAGCGCATCGAGCTCATCCAGAGAAAACTCGATTTTCGCGCTCGGCTGCTTCGCGGTTTTGGTGATAAGGATGCCTGTGTTGATTTTTTGGATTTTCATAATATTCTCCTTTTTTGTATTAGGGGTATTTATTATTTTTGGTGGGATTCCTTACGGAAATAGGTGGTCTACTAATTTATGCAAAAACAATCCCTCCGTTTTTGGCAACAAACTTACATTCACCAGATGAATACGAATTGCCGTTTGTGTCGTAATATCCATCCGCTTTACCGTTATGTGAGCCGCTGGTTCCTTGCATCACATGAGTGTGCTTACCAACGAGGAACACACAGCCGGGAAAGTTGCGTTTTGGATTTCGATATTCCGGATGATGTTCCTTTACCTTGAGTTTGCAAACATCATTGGGTTGGCGTTGACGGAACTCTTCCAAACTGTCTGTAGTCTGCTCAGTAGCTTTATGCCGATTTGTAGCAACTGACTTGCCATTGAGTGTGTACACGCGGCTCATATTTTCTTTGTGCAGTGCTCTTCTATCATGACGGCGGAACTGCTTTAATTCGTATGGCACATGGCTGTTTATATTGTTGTCGCAAACATCGTCAGCCAAAACGGAGCAAGCAATACAATAGGCATCGAGCCAGTGGTCTTTGCTAACGCCATGCGCTGCACGATAGTCGTAGGTACTTTTGCCATTGGTCGCAAAAAAATGCTTCGGGAAAAGAGAACTCAACTCTTTCGTCAGTGCCGGAATGATTTGATTCAATACACTCAAAGCACCGTATTTTTTGTTGAGTCCGGTTTTCTTTTTGGCAAGCTTCTTTTGCCATTCGGTATCCTTATGCACAAGGTCGTGGTGTTTTGCGCATAAGCCAACGATGTCGCCAATGGTGTTGCTGCCATTTTTATGTTGAGGCACCACATGGTGGTAATGGTCAATCGTGTTTTTGCAAAACAAGCAATGATGTTCCTGCATTTCAGAAACAGCTTCTTCAAGGCTCGCCTTTTGATAAAGTGGACCTTGCTGATATTGCCATTTTTGAACATTAGGGTTATCCAGCCGCATAAACGCAAATTTGTTGATTTCGAGCACAACATCACTGATAGGAAGAAACTTTTGAATTTTCTTCACCAAGTTAATGTGTGTCTGCAGCAACTGATTTGCGGTAGGTGTGAGCCAACCTTCCGGTCTTGTGCGATTACTGAACTTTGCTTCTTTGTTTTTAATGCCGATGCAAAGGACTTCTTTCTCACAACCTGGAAGATGACGCTTGATGACACCAATCTCATTTGCACGCTTGCTGACACTGCCGCTTTGAGCAGTGGTTTGCTTTACGCACTTTTTAGAAATGGTGCCATTTGCTTTGGCTCTCCGTTGACGGCGGCATCGTCTGCCGTTGGTGCGTCTTGCACGGCGAGAGTCTTTGCGCTTTTTCATCAGTTTCGGAATTTCCTTGTTGCGAGTTTCCAAATGCGCGGTAAAGACTGTCGTGCCGTCCGTTTTAACAACAGCAACGCCAATATTGGTTCTACCGGGGTCGATGCCTAAGTAAAGTGGCTGCACTACATCGTTGGTTTCATACAGCAGTTGAATGGTAAACGGTTTTGTTCTTACGACTCGCGCCTTTTGCTCTTTAAGCAGATGACGCACATGGCCACCGCGAGTCGTGGGCATTAAAGGTTTACCGTCTTTGTTGAGCACATATACAGTGGACATATACGCCACCTCCTTTACGATAAGTCTCCCCTGCCGAAGCAGGAGGTTGTGTTTCCCTTGGCTGGGTGTTTGCTGCGAGTAGTATTACACGAGGTAATACCACTCTTGCGGAGCTATCAACTGGGAAAATCGACAGGCGCAACAAACATCCATGTGCCTGTGATACTTATGAAATTAAGTGATTTTATTCAAACCACCAAATTTCGTAAATACCCGGTTTAGACATTTTTCTTCAGAACGACGTAATGAAAGCCGACAAGCTGCTTTGGCACGTCAACGGAGGACTCGTCGTCCGGGTCGTAATAACCCGTCTCGACTGAAAGCCCCATAGCTTCCATGCCGCTCGCAACCACCTCAAGCTCCTGTTTGTTGCGGGAAACGATAGTGTTTTCCACGAACTCCACAGTGTTTTCAGATTTGGATGCAAGGCGCTTGCCGTAAACGATATAATCGAAATTTTGAAGAAAAATCCCGGAAGAAAGGTCACTGAGTTGCTTTTCGGTGATGGCTTTCTGACGATTCAGATAATCGTCATTCATGGATTTAACGCACGTTACATCTTCATCGACCCAAAGGATGCGTTTTGATTCATCCCCGTCAGCACGAATACCGTCAGCAATGATGGCAAGAGGCTGGTCAGTCTCCATATCATCATCACCGGCGTAAAGATGACCCATTACGATGTCGTTGGTATCGTTCGGCAGCTCGAGGCGGAACCAAGAACAGTGGCGATGGCTTTTAACATTATCGGTCGTAAGCCAAATGCCGGGATAGGACTCTTTGGTTTCTTCACCAAGAGAAAATTCCGCATTGGCCCTGTCTGCGCCAAGAACTGTTGATACGGTAAGAGAAATAGGCGGTTTCTCGTCTTTCGGCCAGAACACCTCGATAACTTTCTCGATAGGGACGACGACAGATACGGGTTTTCCGCTGAAATTAGAAGAAAGTTTCAGTTCCATGTTAATGTACTCCTTGTTATAATTGGTTGTTTTTAGATATCGACGTAGTAGTATCCCGTCAGAGAATCTACCTCGCCGCTGCGTTCGTCTTCCTTGGGGTCGAAATATCCGGTAACGGCATCAAAGCCCATGGAATCCAGCATATCCGCAATGCGGTTTACAGTAGCCTCATCCTTCGAGACAATCAGGGATTGAATACGCTTTACATAGCCGTGCGTGGCTTCCTCCAAGCGTGTTCCGAAATCAGCGTAGCTGAACGGCTTGTCGAACTGTTTTCCGTGGCGGCAAACCACTTATACGTGTTTTCACCCTCGGATTCTTCACGGAAATCCTGAACGCTGATGGTTCTTCTGTTCGCGAAAACGATTCGCGGAGAATCGTCATCGGCTGCTCGATAGCCGTCCACAATACGAACCAGCCAATCATCGCTTTCCGTTTCGTTGTTGCCGGAATACAAGTATCCAGTCACGAATGGATTCAGCGTGTTCGGAGCTTCAAGAGAACACCAGAGCGCTTCGGTGTCAAACTTTTCATTTCGACTCTCAAGGTCAACACTCAGGTAGTTCTCCTCCTTCTCATCGCAAATTGTCATGGCGGCAAGGATGGTCTCATCTTTAACCGTGGTAGACATCTCGATGCGGTTGGGCTTGTCGTTTTCGTCTGCCCAGTATTTCTGAATCAGGTCTTCGATGGGGATGATAACCTTTTTGCCGTTGTTGCCTTTTAATGTGATTTCCATAATTCATTCTCCTTATTTTTCGATGTAGTCACAGATATAGTTCAGCATACCGTTCTTTTCAAGGTCGTCGCCGATAAAGCCACTGCAGGAATCAACGACATTGCCGTCTTCGTCCGTGATGCAGTATTGCCAGCAATTTCCCTGCAGATAGTCGCTGTATGCTTCGAGCTCGCTGCAGATGCAGTCCTTAGCACGGGACATTGCTTCACAGCGGGATACGGGCGTATCGGAAATTCCCTGCTTCATGAAGTCGTTGATGTTAGCGACCGCAAAGCCGATGCAGGCAGAATCCCAAATGTCAGGAAACGGAACTGTACTGAGCGCGATGTTGCTATGCTCATAGATATAAATGGGCGAAATGACGTACTCACCCGTTTTTTCGAGTGTCCGCTTTGTTTCGTTCAGGTGGTAGGCATCGTCGATGACATCGCCTATCTTGCGGCGAGGACTTTTGAGACAGTAAAAAGTGGCTGCATTGAAGTCATTTTCGCGTGGGTTTTCGATGTCCGTGTCGCGGCTTATGTCGAGGCACAAGTCTTCTTTGAGGGTGATTTCTCGGTAATCGTAAACGGTCATTTGGAATCTTCCTTTCTGATAAATGCAAAAAGGCGAACCTCCCAAAAATCGGGAAGTCCGCCTTAAAGCAGAATTGTGAATTGTACGAACGCAAGACGCGCTGAAGTAGATGGTATCTATCGTACAGTTACTATTCTATGCCATTCGCACAGCCTGGCAAGCAAAAAAGTGCCGCTCATCCGAGGATGAGCGGCGAAGAATTATATTTTAGATATGGAAAACAGTCCACTCGCGGTTTGGATAATCGTCGCAGAAGCTTGCGAAGGCGAGCGGCGCACCGTTGTCTTGGCTGTCCTTGTTAGAGTGTACGAAGACATTGTAGTCTTCCATATCCTCAACATCATCTGCCGTGGCATCCTCGTCGAAGACATCATTGACGCTTTCCGCAATCAACTCTTTCATTTCCTCAAACGCCTCATCGAAACTGTCGTAGAAGCCCGTAAGCTCGATGCTTTCGTATTCCTCGTAAGAAAGAAGAAAGAAGGGCTTGTCGGTTGTGACTTCGTAAACGACCCACTCGACACTCTCTTGGTCATCCCCATTCCAGTAGTCATATGTGCTATACGCTCTGGGTTCGCTACTGTCAGCGTTGCGGTTCTCATCGAAGGTGAAAGAAAAGCCGTAGTGGTCTTCGTTTTCGTGCGTGATATCAGTTCCGGTAAGACCTGCATGATAGTTCTTGTTGATGCGCTGTGCCATACTGTCTTTTACTGCGGCGACCGCCTCTTCCAGCGTGTCCTTCTTGCAGATGAGGTTCGTGCAATCATAGTGTTCGCTCTTAATCACGATAAACATTTTGTGGTCTCCTTTTTGCTATTTTATTGTGGCGTGTCTGATAATGCGTGGCATTATACGACCTCGTTGATGGCGTACAAAACCGAGACAGTCAGCCAATTCGGTGCATAATCCTGACACTCATATATAGCTGCCTCAGTGGTGTCGATATAATACGAGCTTGGAATTGTTTCCTCGTCGCTTCGGTCAAGGTGACGCTTTTTGAGCTCTTCCTGATAGTCCGACTGCATAGCGGCATGAGCCGTTTCGATGGACGGGTACTGGTTCGGAAAGATTTTGAGAAACATCTCCCCTCTTTTGTTGGTGAAAGATTTTGCAACAATAAACATACGAAACTCCTTTTCTGACGCAAAAAAGGCGGGCTTCCGAGAAGGAAGTCCGCCTTAAAGCAGAATTGTGAATTGTACGAACGCAAGACGCGCCTTAGTAGAATGGTATCTATCGTACAATACCTATTCTACCCGGTTCGCACAACTTGGCAACTGTTCATTTTGCGTGGTGCAGTGTTTTTCCGCTGCGGCGCACAATTGCTTGATGTCAGCGGCGGAGTATCCAAAGTCGAAATACGCCATCGGCAGCTTCTTGTCATCGTGCTGCCACTCGCTGCGCAGAGCAATCCTGTCTTCATCAGCTTGACGCACTCCCACCCCTTACGGAGTGGGAGTGCGTCAAAATTTGCTGCAAATCATCCGGTGAAAACGAATAAGTCTTGCAAGTGTTTAGACGGTTCGCCAGCAGCGTTTCAGTATCAATTTTCAGACAACACATATGGATTCTCCTTTCGGTGCTTGGCTTCTACATTTCCAAATATACTCATTTCGCACGAATTGACAACAAAAAAAGAGCCCCGCATTTCTGCAAGGCTCAAATGGAACGAATCGTGTGTCAGCACAATTCATTCTGATAGCAAGCCATCCTCGTGGAGGATGTCAAAAACCTGCTACCCGTCGCTTCAGGATGACCCTGATTGACTACTCCTCTGCACCGGGAGTGAAGTCCAACGCCGATTCTCAGACAAGAATCACCGATATGGCGTTATACGAGCTCGGTATATCACCTAGGTTATGTATTCCCTGTTGGTGCCCTCGTACTGGCGCAATGAGTGCTCACTGTATAAGTACAGCTTCTTTCTACAGCCAGAAAATTCTGGTGCAGGACGTCCCATTGCCGACTGTCCTGACTTTTGAGATATAGCCTCATATTGCAATCCATCGTTTTGATAGAGCTGGTGTGACCCGCTGGTGGATATTTAGTCACGCTCTACGTTGCCGTTAACCCAAGCAATCTCGGAACACCTTTTTTAGTACCTGTATCGTTCAGGAGGCAAGTGCTGCCTAAGGGGTGGTGTGGTTAGACGCGACCGAGGCTCTTGCACCCCACGATGCGCCCTTCCGCGTCGCGGATAGGCTCATTGGGGATGAAGACGTCGGTACGGTCCTTGCACCGTGCGGCGACGAGGCTGCTCACGATGAGCAGAGTGTCGTCGCACTGGGCGGGAAGGTTCTGCACCTCGCCGTAGACGGTGGTCGTCAGCGGGATAGTGGTCCCGTTGAAGTCCACCGAGCCAGCATCGGCAGTCGCTGCGGAGACGCGAGCGACTATGCCGGAAGGCTCGATGGTGATGCCGGCCACGGTCACGCTATGCGGGGTCAAGTTGCGGATGTACATGTGGGACCTCCTTCGTTGTCTGCAAAACAAAAAGCAGACACATCAAAAGGCGTGTCTGCTTGAAGTTAAGCGGGTTGAGAAACGGTTGGTGGTAAATATGGTATCTATCGTATGTATACCATTATACTTCATCCGCATACGAATGCAAGGCCTTTTTGGAATTATTTTTTGGTTTCCTCAAAAATAGGGTTTTCCCAAAGAACTTTGCGCCCGCTTTCAATGCGAGAGACAGCCTTCATGGGAATATCAGACCAGTATTTACTGTAGTCAGCGCAGTTCTCCGCAAGAAATTCTTCCACATCATTGCAGAGCTTACGCGGTGCAATAGCCCATGTAGAAATGACCTTATTCTTAATCGTTTCAGAAGTAATCAGGTTGGAAACAGGATATTGCACCTGCATTTCTTTTCCATTGGCTTCAATAACGAGCCGAATGTTTTTTGCTTTTGCAGTCGCAGCAAACAAACTACGGCACTCACTTTCCCAACAATGTGGCTTAGACTGGAACTCCAGCATCCTTGATTTGGTAAGATGTTGGACGGCAACGAATTTTTTCCCGATGCTTTCGCTGAAAGGTGTGCCATCGTGAGAAGTGAGATTCTTATCGAGGACATTGACTACCCTTTCCGCCCATCCGGTAGGATTAGCGAAAAACTCGATGGTCGCGGTGTCATCAATGTGCTCAAGGAATTCACGAAGGTCTTTTTCAAATGCGGTGTCTTTCTTTTGCAGGACATACTGTTTGACAGCGTTTTCATAAACCTCGTTCTGCAATTCGGGCGTGTTCAGATAGTCAGGGTCGAGAATTGTTTTCTGCTCCAGATAATCCCACAGTGTTTTCGTCATCTCACCCATTGCGGAATGGGGACCGGTGTAAGCAGAGGTGACATCAAACAATCGCAGGAACTCATAGCTTTCAGCATAGGTCTTTTCGTGGTCCACAACATAAGCCATAAACTCAAGGTTATGCTGTTCAGAAAAATGGTCTTTGCTCATGCTGGTGGGATAGTTACTGCACATTTGCCCAAATAATGCCTCGACACTATGCTCGCCATCGGCCATCGGGACACGAATGAAACGATAATAATAACCTTTTTCATTTTCGTTCATAACGACTCCGGAAAGTATGAAATCAGTTGGGTTTTTGAGAAAATTGTGGAAATCTTCTTCATAAATTGTGTTTAAAAACATAAGGCTTAGCCCTCCTTCTCCAGCGCAAGCTGGTTTTTGATAATTTTGACTGCATTCTTAATACAAAAAGAGCGGACCTCCCGATGTGGGAAGTCCGCGCTTCAAGCGAAATTGTGAAGTGTACGAGCGCAATGGCTGCGTCAAATATAGATGTTATCTATCGTACACTTCTAAGTTTATACAGTTCGCATACAGCGTCAAGCATCACTCGGTATCGGCAACGCCCATATAGAGATGGTAGGTGGCGTTTGCCGTCTGGCAGACCCAGTGATTGTAGAACGAATTGTACGGCTCGGATGTGACAACATCTTCGTCCGCGTAATAAATAGCCGCCTCGCACCACGAGGGACCGTTTTTGCGTGGGATGCAGCGAACATCCATGCACATACCATCGGCAAAGGTAACGGACTCGAACTCAATCTCGTTCTGCTTTTTGCCTCCGTCGGTGTACTGCTTGATTTCGTTCATGCGCTCTTTGCTGATAACAAGGCGCTCGACAAAAACCTTGCGAAAATTGGTGAGATTCTCATAGGTGGCGCAGATACGCATGATTGCGCTTGCCAGAGAGTGTACGGAACTGATGTCATAGCACAGGGCCGTTTTGTCAAAACAGCCGATACCATGACCGGTCCAGAAACCACCCTCAAACAAATGGATGGAGGCGGCGTAGCAAGGACAGGCATCGATTTTGCAAAGCTGGATATCAAGCGTGCAGCCATTGTACATACTATCTACCGCAACCCGGCAAATGTCAAAGTTTGCTTCTGAAGGAACTTCGCCGCTGCCGTCCCAATAGGTGGGGTTGTAGCGGGAAAGATACATCTCGGCAATCTGCCTTGCATCGCTCTCGGTCATACCGATGGATTGTTTAAGCATTCTTTATACCTCTTTTCAGATTGTCAGCGCATTTTAGATGCTGCTGGTATTATGTAGACGGGTTGGTCCACAGAACCTTCTCTCCAGCCCGGATGCTTGTGATACAATTGATTGGAAAAACGAAGACATCGAACATATTGGTTCCCTTCTCAACCCGTTTAATGAGGTTGGGGTGCTTGCAAACGAACTGCTGGGTGTCTTCTGGCTTCGCGAAGGTGCTGATACGAGTCGCGGAAATTCCTTTCCTACGCATCACATCCGCATCACGAATAAGGTGTCTGGGACACTCCACTTCGAGATGCTCCCCCATCTTCTTATCGTCAATGTAGTCCATGACGAGAGTGACGACTTTGTAAGGTTCGACCGCATCCATCATGCTTTTGCACACATTGGTGATGTCCTTAGGGTCGGCACTGTCGTGCTTATAAGACGCAAGGAGTTGTTCCGACATCTTATCAATGGCAATCAGCCGGACCATGTAATCAATTATGGATGCTGTACCGTTGCTTGCCGTGATGACAGAGCTTGTCTTTTCAGCCCAATCCGATGGAGATGCCAAATAGTGAATCACATCGTCATCGTTCAGAGGATACATAGTCCGAATCAGGTTGGAGAACTCATTGCATCGAGTTCCAAAAAGAAAGGCGGAGCAAGCATTGCGGACTGCTTTATCCACTGCATCCTTATCCTGAAACATCGCAGGGTCTGCCGGAATGTTCTTTCGGAACAGCGGAATACGGATACTGTCCAGTTTCTCGAAGACATCCATATCGTCGATGAAATCGCTGCTTTGAAGCAACGCTTTTACGGGTTTGGAGGCCATGTAAATAGTTTTGCTATCTATAATAAAGCCGCCAAATTCCCATTTTGCGAATCGTGAAAAGGATGGCTTCTTATTGTCCGACGAATCCCGGTTCTGAACCATAACATAGAGAGATTCAACTTGATGTTCTCTAACCAAAACCGGACGTTTGAAAAACGAGTAATAGCGGGAAAACACAATGTCACCGCTGCGTTTTGCTCCCTCAAAAAAGGTCATGGTCCAGTTTGAGAGAAAACGAATCAGTTCCTCAACAGTAAAAGTCAACATAGTTTATACTACCTCTTTTTAGATGGTCAGCACAGCAGAATCGAAGTTTTCCAAACAGTCGCAACTCAAGAACTGACCTCCACAAATGGGGCACTTCTCGATGTCGCAACCGTAGTGGTGATAGTAGCCAATTTTGGCTCCACAATCGCCACAGCGGATATCTTTCTCTTCCGGAGTACCAACGGATTTTTCGTACCAGTCGCCGGGGGCACCGACCTTGATACGGTTAAAAGTTTTCTTGTGTTCGCCTTTGATGACCACACGCTTATACGAGCAACCGTTGGCCGTCAGCATTTCGCGTCCGCAGTAGTTACATTTTGCCATTGCCCGTCTCCACTTTCAGAAGCTCGCGTGCATGGTCGAGGACTTCCTTTGCGACAGGTTTACCGCCTTCGTTCAGAGCGAGGAAGACCTCCAGAACCTCTGCACGGGTCGTATTCTGGTCAAGTTCAGCAACACCAATGGAAGCATCCATGAACCAGTTTTTATCCAGAGCGGAAAGGTCGTTGTAAAACGCACCCTTGTACGGGAATCGGTTCTCGTAAAAAGCAAGCAGAGTCAACATACGCTGCTTGCCATCGACGATTTCGTAGTAGTTGCCATCGTCGTTTGTGCGATTAAAGGGCAACTGCTTGAAGACGAAACGACCAATTTCGCGTCCTGCGAAGATGCTGTCCAGCAGTTTCTCTCTGTCCTCCTCATCCCAAACAGAACCGCGCTGATAATCGGGTTTGAAATCAACGCCGAACAGGTAATGGAAGCTGAGTAGAGAGTACATGCTACGATTTGAGTAGTGCAGACGGGATAGTGCAGAGTCACGCTTTGCGAAATGCGTGTCTTTGTCGTCATCCAACGGTCGAACACTCGTCCAAGCCCAGCAGGAATATTCGACATTGTTCTTGGTGGTGACGCGGATGAGATACATTGCGCCATCATCCATCACTTCTTCGACAACACAGTTAGGAAGATGTCCAACCTGCACCCTGTCTCCCACAGCAAAATGGTATGTGGGTGTTCCAGAGTTCTTTGCTGCGTTACAGGCTTTCTCGTAAGAGTAGCTATCCTTTACGCGTTCCTGCGGAGTTTTCTCCCGAGCAATTTCTTTAGTACGGCTTTTTGCCATGGTAATGCCTCACTTTCTTTTTTGGCGGTCGTTGAGAAACGTCCCAACCGTCAGTTGTTTTCTTTTTCGTGCCTCTCGTCGTCGCGCAGAAGGTCGTTTGCCACTGCTACGGTATCACAGGTGTAGTAGCGTCCGCAGGTGTATTCGCACTGAGTCAATGTGGCGGAGCAACCGTTGATGCAGCCCATGAAGACATCCTTATTGCCGTTCTCGTCGGTGAAAATGCCGCCGGTCACGGTGATGCTCTCAACATAGGGCAAGCACGGCTCGTCCGTGTCCTCACTCAAGTTCCATACAATCTCCCAAAAGCTGATGAAGGTGTCATTGTACAAGAAAGAGGGGCGGTTACCGCTGTCTTTCCGAACCAGTTCTTCAAGGGCATCCCAAGGAACTTCATCTGCAATGAAGATGCCGAATGCGCCACAGGAAAAAACGATTTTTCCAATATGACCGCAGATACGGACATAGTCACCCACATGAAGTTCGTTGTCATTGGCATCGGTGAAACCTGTGTCGAAGCCTTTCTGTGCCATTTCATTTGCGTTAGTCATTTTAATACACTCCTTTTTGAAATTGACGCAAAAAAAGCGGACCTCCCAACATCGGGAAGTCCGCCTTAAAGCGAAATTGTGAATTGTACGAGCGCAGTCAGCGCCTTAGTAGAATGGTATCTATCGTACAATCTCAATTATATCCGACTCGCACGAAGATGCAAATGTTTAATTGCCCTCATGGAAAAATGTATGCGTGAATTCCGGATGCCCGGCAAACACCTTCTCAACGACCTCGGGCAAGTCATGGATATCGTCCAGAACGAGCCGTCCTTGCCTATCGCGATACGGTGCCACTGCTGCGGTTTTCTCTGCAAAATAAGCGTCAAACGCCTCTTCGCTATCGAATTCCGGCATTAACGCAATTTCCCGGTTGCGGTCCTTCATAATTTACACAGCCTCGTTAAACGCCGAGCAGTTCGCGCTCTTCGGCAGTCAGTTTATCGAGAACCTTCTGCCTGCGCTTTTCCCGCGATTCCTGCTTGGTGCTGATGATGAAGGTATCGGCGCGGTCGCCATCCCGCACAAAAACGGGACGGTCTTTCAGCATATTCCGCATCGCGTCCAAACGCTCTTCTTTCGTCATGTCGTACATGCCGGATGCGCCGTAAATGGAAATGTTGATTTCATCCTTTTTCGGGGTCTTGTCATAGGCGGTGGGGTCTACGGCAGTGAAATAAAGGGTGTAATAGTAGCACCTGTCGGCGAGCGCCAACGCGATGGTATCGATATTTCCCTCAAAGACACCAAGGTCGGTGATGGAGCGACCCTCGCAGTCACCCTCCGTGGTGACATGCCAGAATCCGTAGGCTTTGTCGTAAGGTTTGTTGAATTCAATCATTGTAAATCAGGGCAAGGAGACCCGCGACTTTAGGCGTGGGAGGAATTGCCCATTCACATCCTTTCTATTAGATAATTTGTTGCAGGTTCTAATAGCTGCAACTTTTTGAATGAAATACTGTTTGTAACGACAGTGCCATCAAGCTTTCTGAGAGCAAAGCTTCCTGATGCACGACGACCGGAAACGAAGCACTCTTGCCCCTTGTAGAGAACCTTATCCCAAAGACGATAGCCTTCGACAACATAAGGCATTTGGCTTCTTTTGCGAATGCTACCTTTTGAGAAGTTTGCTTTATGGGTTTGACGATTGTGATGCCTTATAGCTTTTGTGCGATAGCAAACACTGCATGGTTCAGCAAATGGATGCTTGCTGATACAACGGGCATCGTTTACATGGCTTTTCTTGATGTCATTTTTCTCTCGCAGATTCAACCGTAATGTGATTTCCTTCTTGCCCTTTTTCAACTTCTTTTGGAAGCAGTTTGCCATCCATATCGAAAGCTTCGACAAGACAAATTCCGTTTTTTTTGCAAACTTGAAGCAAGTCTTTGAATGTTGCAATACAGCTTACACCGGGGATTGCTACAAACAAATCACCAGACAGATGACTTGCAACAGATGCTTTCAAACCACCTTCTGTAATAAAGATAGTCTTTTCATCTTTTAAAGGTCTGCTCCAAAACAGTGCTGTATTTTTAGCGGAAGAACCGTTAGGATATCCGGCAGATGTTGCCCAACGGTATCGTTGCTGTTTAAGCTCTGATGCTTCTTTCCATTTTTACTCTCCTTGATTTTTGGCTGAAACAACTTGGAATCGCAGTTTTAGTTAATATCCCAAATATTCGGGTTATCGTACTTGTTAAAGAACTGCATAAATTTGTCTTCCGGCATCTGAGCCTCAGCTTTGTCTAGCATATCGCAAATCTCGGTCTGGTTTGTATTCCCATTCAAGACCTTAACATAGGTAGCACTTCCGGGATTGGCTCCGATAAAATCAGCAATTGCTGTACGGTTGTGTTCGATGGAATTTTTTAGTTCCCACCAACGCCAAGAACGGATGCACTGAGTCAGCGACATTCCATCCACTGCTTCCCAGTAATCGCCGCTTTTTTCGACGGCACTGTACTCTTCAATAGGATTCATTCCACCATCTTGGAGTGCTTCATCAATCATTTCAAGAATCTGGAACGGATAGAGTTTTCCAGCAACCTCAACTTCTGCATAATCTAGGTCATCGTATACCTCAAAGAGAGTGGCTTCTTCGTCACTATCAAAGGAAAAATCATCATCCTCGACTAATTCCTTCACGAGCTGCGTTTTTCCACTGATGTCAAAGACTTCATGCGTCTGTTTGTTTACTTTGCAGGGCAAAGTGTGAATACCATCGGAAAAGTGATACTTAACCATTGCATTAACGATATTAGAATTATTAACCATTTTGTCTGTTCTCCTTAATTTTTTATTTTTTTCACCATTGCGTTTTAATCAAAAGCGTGAAGAAGCAAATACTCCTTCTTTTTGACTGTGTTTGGATTCATATAATTGCATCAAATCTTGGCGCACGGTAACGGGTCTTATGATAGCGTCTTGAACGGCGGTTTTGCCTGCGCGTGGAAAGCAAATCTACCACATCACTCCGAAGAGGGTAAAAATCCTTCCCCAAGGTTATAAACGGCTTGATACAGCCACACCTGTCGGCTTTACCTCAGCTTTACGTGATGTGTTGTTGTCTTAGAGCGCACGGCTAGGATTTACACCGTACGGTAACTGTCTATTCGCTTATAACGGGGCACAACTTAATGTGCAAAGGGTAGTCAACATATCCTTGCGGACACTTCTAAAGTGCAGACTTACCGGAGCAAGCCCGAGACTTTAGTCGTGGGTTATTGACTGTGTTTCACCACTTTCTGCTTTCGTCGGACTTATACATGAGTTCAAAAGTTTCAGGCGAAACGGTGAAAAGGCTGTCTTTCTTGCCCTCCACCAGATATTCGTAGGGCTTGATGCGCAGTACAATCATGCCAAAGCTGCGAATGATGATGTTGTCGCTGGCGTCGTTACGGACAATGTTATCTGCCTTCCAGCCAATACCGGGATTTTCGGCAATCAGCTTCTTGATGTCCTCGAAGCTCTGCGCGTTTTCGGGGGCCCACTGGACCGCACGGATGCTGTTCCTTTTGTGATAATTAGCCATTGTGATTTCTCCTTTTTTTGGTGTTATTTATTTTCGAAAAATGCAAGCATAGCCGTATTAGCTGCCTGCGCATACCGCGTTTCAGGATGCCGTGCAGCAAAACTTTCTTTCGTAAAGAGATTGTTTGCGGAATGTACCGAATACCTCGTACCCTTCAACTTCAACTGCCAAGCCAGCTGGTTCGTGTCACGCTTATGAGCATCGGTAATGCTCGTGACGAGTAAACACGGAGGCAGCATCTTGGCGTAAGTCTTAGGTGACAGGCACTCAGCGTAGCTGGTCTTCTTCCAATCCTTTTCGATGAGATAAGGCGCGATAGCGTTCATCTTTCTGCTGGAAAGGTCAAGAATACCATTCTGCAAACAGACACCCTTGAACGAAAGTTTTGCTTCCTGCGGTACATCGAATGGCAGTTCATCTTCGAGATGCTGCATGGATACAGGGTTCCAGAGAAGAGCGTATACGAGGCAAGCCAGTGCAGCACCTGCACCGTCACCTACCAGATACATTCTGGACATATCTGCGCCATACCGTTCTGCACAGCGGTGGATGACAACGAACGCCTTCAAAAGGTCGCCGAGTTGCCCGAACAGATTCGTTTCGGGAACCGGGGTGTATTCCGGAATAAAGGTCAGATAGCCATGCTCCGCACACCATGTTCCGAAATTCCGGTTCAGGGCACTGCGTCCTGCAACGAAATCGCCGCCGTAGATGTCGATGATGACAGGGAATTTCTTGCCGTCGCCTTCCTTGTGCTTCGGAACATACGCAGAGATGGGCAAGCACTCATCACTTCTTTTCGTGATGATGTGATGTGTGACCTGCGTCTCGCTGCAAACTCCGATTGCGGTGGTATTGGGTTTCGGTTGCTTGCTTATGATTTTCTGCAAGGAGCGCTCCTTGCAAAGTGCGTAACGGTTGATATTCAAATTTCTTCCTCCTCGTTTTCGCCGCAGTCAAAAAGAGAGTCTTTCCAGCCCCTTTCAATGGCAACTCCGTAAGCCTTTTTGTACTGCTCCTCAAATCTCTGCAGGACTGCATCGTACTGACTCTGTGTCATAACAATATCGAGTCCGAGGTCGTCATCGTCGTTAGAGTTGTCGTAGTGGTACAGCCGCATTTCAAATTGTCTGCCGAAAACATCCTTGTTCAGATACCAGCATGAATACAAAATTACATAGTCGTCATCACTTCTTTTGCAGACATCGAGTCCAAACACCTTGTTGACATCGAGCTGCATGGAAATGAGAATGCTGATATAGTTGTTATTTAATGTCCGCATATCGTATTCGTTGATAACGAAGCGAAGGAACTCATCGAGGTCTTTGATGGTTACTTGACCCTGTTTCTTCACAGAGTCGATAATTTTTTTGTGTGCCATGATTTCTCCTTATCTTATCGTGCGCAGCGGTAAAAGAACGCCAGCATCTCATCGTTTGCCATCTGCCCCCATGCCGTTTCCGGATGAAGTGCGGCAAAAGCGTGGTCGGCTTCTTTTACATTGCAGAATACGAATTGATGGTACTGGTGGTTGGTTTTCAGCAGCTTCACATAACGTTTTGTCTGTCCTTTCAGGAAATCTCCTTTTCCGGAACAAAGAAAGCACGGCGGCAGCAGCTTGCAATAGTATTCGGGACGAATATAGGAAGCGTACTTCTCTTTGCGCCATCCCTTCTGCATGTAGTTGTCCGCCAGCAATCCAACCTGACCTTTGTAAAGGTAGAACATCCCACTCTGAAAACCCATGGCAGTTACGCGGAGAGCCTGAACCTTTTGCGGGATATACCTTTCAAGGCGGCGGATGACCGGCTGCATCTCGGTAGGATGGTGTAACGAAGCAACGGCCATAGAAGCCAAAAAAGCACCGGCACTGTCTGCGGTAACGAAGAGTTTTTCGATATTTCCGCCGAACTCTGTCGCTTTCGCTTCAATGACTGCAAGCGCATCGAGAATATCCGAGATTTGTCCAAAGATATCCGTTTCGGGAACCAGACGGTAATCGGGGATAAAAACGATATAGCCTCTTCTTGCTAGTTGGATACCGAGATTCCTGTTCTGTTCTTTGCGGCCGGCAATCAAGCCCCCGCCATGAACATCCAGGATGATGGGTAGTGGTTCTTTGACCTCTCCGACTGGCTTGTAGACATCCATTGAAAGCCCTAAACATTTCCGAACCGGGATGGTCACAAAATCGACAAGGTCGCTGTTGTGCATACGCGGTTGGCTGCGAATGATTTGTTCGACGTGGATGCGCTCCTTTACGGAAGCACGAGTAATGATATTCAAATAAATCAACTCCTTTAACAAAAAACGCGGCTGCTGCTCTTCTTGAACAGCAGCCGTATTTGGTGAAATCAACGGAACTCGAATGTGTATTCGGTCCCGGTAACGGTTGCAACGAAAATATTCACGCCAATCACGCCGAGGCGCTTTGTCGTGGCAGTCGTAAAAGAGAGAGCGTTCTCATTTGTCCCCACGACAAACCGAAGAGGCTCGCCGTTTACGACATGCAAGGCACCTTTGCAGCCGATAAGAGACTTGACTCTTTCGTCGCTGCTATTGGTGGCGGTTAAAATACACCCTTCCCGAATTCGCATTTGTAAATTCCTCCTTAATCAGAAATCTCAAGCCGAAGCTTGCGGGTACTGGTCAAGAACATCGTTGAATCGGGAATCTAGGTGCCTGTCATTTTCGTCACGGGCGGGATAACTGAACGCGTTCTCGTCTGCAGCAGCATCCGTGAACCCGTCCATCATGGTCAGGATACCCTCCATCCAGGCAGCGGCTCTGCCAAACATACCGTTTTCCTGTTCCTTGTTGCGGTGTAGGTAATCGGTAAGGCTTTCAAGAGCCATCTTCTGCTGGTAGAAGGTATCCCAGTTAATGTCTTTGATAGTGTCGAGGTAAGCGTTATCGTCCATTTTGAACAAACTCCTTAAAAAATAAATTTACGATGCATACCCCGAAAGGCTCCTGCAATCAAATTCAAAACAAAAAAGGCAGGCTCTCCATGTGACTGGAAAGTCTGCCTTAACGGTTCAGAACTGTGAATGTGTGAATTACCTTTCGGTTGGTATCCATCGTACATTTTTCATTGTATGCGGTTCGCACATTCGCGCAAGGGCTTAAAGGTGAAATCTGAGAAAATTATTGGACAGTGACAGAAGAATTTACAGCCTCAGACGAAGAATCGGTGCTCTCGCTCGCGGCTACATCAGAATCCGCAGCGTTTTCAGCGTCAGATGCAGCACCGGACTCGGTTGCTGTAGCAGATTCCGGAACAGCGGCAGCGTCCTCAGCAGGTACGCCGGGCATAGTCGCATACAGACCCGTCAGACGGACAGGCGCATCACCGTAGCCAAGATATCCCCAGAAAGTATCTGTGCTGGCTTCATTGATGTACTCGGTGCCCTGCAATACCGGGAACTCATAGATATCGATGATAGCCGTGCCCTTCACATCGGCACTGTCAAACTGGTCGCTGCAGGATGCCACAACAGTGCAGTCCTCGTAGTTCCAGACGAGGTAGAAGGACTTGGCCCCGGTCTCCTTATTGTACTCCGCGTCACGGAACTCATCAAAGGAAGTATACTGCGTGCCGGTCGGGCTGTTCTTCCAATAAAGACCATTCGGGGTGCCGAACACCGCATATAGGGCGTTGAACTTCTCCTCGGGCGTGCCGTCAACAGGAAAATCCTTCAGAGCGGAAGGCTTCATCGTCGAATAGAAAAGCCCATTCTCAAAGGCGTTCCCGATAGTCATGCCGTCTGCAGCAGCCGTGGTGCTGTCCATGACATTCGATACCGGGCCACCATTAAAGCCAATCTGGTAGTAGTTGGCAGATTCCCCATTCTCACCCTCGGTACAGACACAGAAATCCGAGATATCTTTTTCCAGACCTTCTCCGGTTACGGCATCCTCAATACTGTCGATGACCGTTTCCCCCGTTTCCAGAACGGACAATTTCAGGTATCCGGAAATCGGCATCTCGTTCAAATCCTTCACGGACACGCTCTTGATTTGTGTAGAGCTGCCGGATGCAGAGGAATAAAGTCCTGAAACGAATGCGCCATCCTCATAGGTCAGAGGATTTACACCCAAAGGCAACCCATCCGTCCATGTCATATCGGGCTTATCCAGAGTCCCTACAGCGAACTCCGGAAGATTGTCAAGCAATGACCATGCATTGATGGGCTCTGGCGTAGGTGCAGGAGTCGGTGCCGGTGTGGCAGTGGGCTGTGCGGCGGCGATAGCCGCTGCCTCAGAAGCAGCTTTCCGGTCCTGAATCTCCTGAGATGCACAGCCGGTAAACATCATTACGGATGCCATCATGACAGCTGCGGCGAATAGAATTTTCTTGTGTTGCATACTGTTTTTGCACTGTCTTATTTTTTAGGCAGTGCTTTGCCTCCTTTTTTGTATTGTTTGTGCTGAATATGACCAATGACCGCAAGCCCCAAAAAGCCAACGGCAATGAGCAACGAACTGCCTCCGAGAAGAAACGCGCAATAGCCGACCACATCGCGCCACTGTGCGGCTTTTGCGAGCGTGCAGATGACGCAGGCAATAAAGCAAAGCCAGCCAAAGAGATAGCCAGCCATTCCGATGGTAGCTACCTTCCCTAATACGGATTCTAAAAGCTTCAAAGCAACCACATCCTTCCTACGAGTTTAATTTTATGCGATTCGCAAGTATTGGCAACAGGAAATTATCGCTACAAAAAGAAAAAGCTGCCCAACCGAAGCTGGACAGCGAAAATGCTATTGAATTTTACTGTTTTTTGTTTTGTTCTGCTCTTCTGCGCTCGCGTTCCTCGTACTCCTTCTTCTGATACTTCAAGCGTTCGTTCAGCAGAAAGGAGTTTTCATCGCGGGTCATGGTGAGTTTGGCTCTGTACACGATATAAATGACGATAAGTGCCAAAATGCCGTAGGTGAAGATGAGACTCAGAAGATTGCCAACAACCGTTACGATAATAGGTGAAATAAGATGGAGAATACCAATGACGAGCAGGAACATACCGCCAAAGACGATGACTTTAGCAGCGGTCTGAACGGCAGGCGGGTAGCCATCGAGAAAAGTAGATATAGTATCGTTGATTTTGGTGAAGATGTCATTTCTCTTTTTGCCATTGTTATTATTGTTTTCAACCATACTGGTCCCTCCCTTTTTATGCCAATTATAGCACATATTTGCACAAAATGCTATACCTCGCATTATATTGTGGGTGAGGACAGGAACCATTTTGTTTGCCAAGACGACAACGAAAAAAGCCGTCACCCCAAAGGGCAACGGCTAAGTGTATTGGTGTGATTAGCGAGGCAGGTTCTTGTCTACCACGATTTCGAGGTTGTAGTGAGGCAGTTTCGCAACATCACCCTTCGCAACCTTGAGAGCCGCCTTCATCTTGTCATCAGGCATGGACTGGATAAGGCTGTTCAGTTCCTCACAGGTGTGGCTGAGCATCGGACCGCGACTGGTGGTGAACATCGTAGCGGAAACCGGCTGGCAACCCTGAGAGACCATACCGTCCCAATGCGTGCGCAGTTCAGCAACGGACTTCATGTTAGCAGCAGTGCTCATGAAATCATAAATGTTGCAGTGGTTCTCGTCGATGTATTCAAGAACATCGATGCGAGTGCGGTTCGCATATACAGGGAACTGGAGCTCGACCTTGTTGCCGGTGTTGTTCATGATACGCTCAGCAAACTGCTTGGCGTACTCCTCAAGAGGGCAGGTCTTGTCTTCCACGACAGGAACTGCATCCTTCACAGCATCGAAGATGGCACGCCAGCCCTCATCGCTCAAATCGATGTTGGACTTGTTTGCGAGGGTGTTCAGGAACCCACGCGGCAGGTCAGAGATATCGATGGCGATGGTGCCGGTGAACAGATTGAAGGAAGGATGACGAGCACGGTCCCAGATGGTATCCAACTGTGCGGTAGCGATAACGCGGTCGCCGAGCTGGATATCCACACCCTGGGTGCTCATATTTCCCTGATAATAGTGCTTCAGGGCGTAACCACCGGTCACTGCACGAGTCTGAGTAGCGGCTGCATTGAGCAGACCGACCTCGACGGAAACAGGGATATCGTGACCATTGTAGTTCACGCTCAGATGATGTGTTCCGGTCACAGCCTTGTAGCGCTGGAAGATAGGCTTGACGAAAACATCGCAAGTCTTGCCGTTCGCCATCTGATAGTCGGGAATCAGGATACGGGCGGGAGCGGCACCGGAATCATCGGGCTTGAGGTAGTTGCGATACTTGACGCCGAAGTGCTCCGCGATAGAACGGCGCAGCACATTGAGGCTGGAAACCTTGCTCGGAGCGCAGCTGCCATTCTGGGTCAGCATAGTGCTTGCGGTGCTCTTATCCATCTCCACATAGATGATGGTGGAGGGAGCGCCGAGAGGCTTGTAGGCATCACGCATGACGATGTCGGCAAGAGGGATATCCTGCTGCTCAACAATCTTCATCTTGGTGTCGAAGGGGCCGTCAACGAGGTGGTAGGAATCCTCTTCCGGCTTCTTGGTGGCGATGAACCACGGATACTTGTTCCGGGTGGCGACCAGCAGGAAGTTGTTGAGACCTACGCCGTGGATGCACAGAGGACCCTCATCGGTGTGACGAGAGCCAAACTGCAGGCTTTCGCTCACCTCGTTGATGTCCATACCGTTGCCCCAGTCGGCAGTAACCATGCCGATTAGGTCCTTCTCGGAGCCTGGTACGAACGCAACCAGAGCGTTTACAGGGCCGGTGCTGTTCGACAGGATGTTGTCCATGGGCTCGCAAGCGGCGCTTTGCATCGGGAGAAACTGGTTGGAAACGGCATTGAAGTAGTTCTTGGTGATACCAACATTGAGAATATGTGCCTTCATAGTATACCCCGTATCGTGGGGCCAACGTGCTGCTCTTGAAATCATCTCCACAGCAGGTAGAGCCCCAAGATAGGGGGTTATTGTTATTTGTTTGTGTGTTTGTCTGTTATTACAGGAAGCAGACAAGCGTAAAAGATTGCTATCGCAAGTATCGCAATTACAATCACGATAATTACAGGGACTGGGATTTGTTCGATGAGCGCAAGTATCACGCGTTTTAACAGCAGCTAGAGAAGACGACGTAGCATCTTATGATTGCTGAAAAAAGCGCTTACTTGCTAAAATATCTTCTTGAAATTTGTCATGATAATTCTCCTTTTTTGATTGATATTCGTTTTATGCTAACGCACTTTATCGTTGTACCCACGGCTGGAATATGTATAAAAGATGCTCTAACGCGGCGTTCGCGGCTGGGATATGTATAAAGGATGCTTTGCTGTATTTGCAGCAAAACAACGATTTTCGCATTAACGCAGCGTGTACGTCCCGCTTTTTAGGCAGGAAATCTATTATAATCACCGTATCGTGGTGTACTACGATGCAGGAATATTCCCGCATGACCAAAAACAGATAGTCCGCAAAAAACCTCCAAAAGAAAAAGGACAGACACCCATGACGAGTGTCTGTCCTTTTCAAGAAAAGAGGATTGTGAATATGGCTATTGTTGCACTACCTATACAGGTAATGATACTGGTATCTTTGATACGATTATTATTCTATGCCGTTCGCAAGCGCTGTCAACACTAATTTCTGATTTTTCCAACTAAAAAGCCAACTGTGTATCAGATGGCTTTTCTGTTATTTGTTGATGTTTTTCTCGTCGTGGTGAAGGGTGCCACGGACAAACTGGTTCCAGCGAGCATGATACAAAACAAAACCATCTTCGAACTCAACGGTAATGTTATTAACGCCGTGATAAGCGGTGCAGGTGGCTTTGCTGCCATCCTTCATCGCCATCGTAGTGCCGACGGATTTCGCATAATCGTGCTCATCCTTGCGAGCTGCACTGATAGTACGCATCCGCATTTTGCAGTCGGGACAGCAGGTAGCACCGGATGCAATAGCCCGCGTCATGGCGCGAACGCTTGTCACGAACTCTTTCTTACAATCCGGGCATACGAAGATAGCGCGTCTTTCCGAACGAGCGGAAATTTCGCGGGGAGTATAATCGTTCTTGTCGCTCCACATGGCAGAGACCTTGGGATACTTGGTAGCCAAATCGTTGATGCTGGGAACAACCTTACGACCTGCGCAAACAGGGCAACCGGTATGGTAGTACATCAAGGATTTAACGACATTGCAAATAGAAGCCTTAAATTCTTGCTTGCAGTCGGGGCATACGAACCATACCTTCTTGTTGTTACCTGCAGATACTTCACTGGGAGAGAAATCGTTCTTATCGCTCCACATGGAAGCGGCCATAGGGCACTTGGTAGCCAAATCATTGATACCAGAAACAACCTTGCGACCTGCGCAAACAGGGCAACCTGTGCTGCCATTTTGTACGGTATGAACTACATTGCAGATAGAAGCTTCAAACTCCTGCTTACAATCGGGGCATACGAACCACGCTTTCTTGTTGCTGCCTGCAGATACTTCGCCGGGGGTGTATGTGTTCTTTGCACTCCACATAGCGAAAATCTTAGGACACTTGGTAGCCAAATCATTGATGCCGGGGACGACCTTAAGACCTGCGCAAACAGGGCAACCGGTATTACCACGCATCAAGGACCTTGCGACATGGAAAACACGGGCTTCAAACTCCTGCTTACAATCTGGGCATACGAACCACGCTTTCTTGTTGCTGCCTACAGATACTTCGCTAGGGGTGTATGCGTTCTTGGCACTCCACATAGCGGAAATCTTTGGACATTTGGTAGCCAAATCGTTGACGCCGGAAATGACATTCTTGGAATTGATGGTGTTGGCATTCATAGTAAACTCTCTTTCTCCTCGTATTTTCGAGGCTTGTGATAAATAAAAATGAGCGACTTGTTGTTACAGCGTCTTAAACTTACGGCAGCAACGCATCATGGTGTGGATACGAACCAAGTCAATCTCGATTGCCAATGCGATGATGGCTTCGAAAAGTGCATAAACAGCCATTGCGGGAATCGCAACAAGTAAAATAATGATGGATTTAATGGCTTTCATTTCAGACTCTCTTTCTCCGCATTTGCGCGGTCTTGCAACAAAAAAGACAGGTCACCTGATTGGTGCCTGTCTGAATTCTGTCAGATTATAAATGTTTGGTCGTGGTTTGGTATCTATCGTACAATACTCATTCTATGCTGTTCGAAAATGCCGTCAAGACAATATTTCAAAAGAAAAAGCCGCCCCACCCCGAGAGGTGGAACGGCTGATAAGATTAGTGCTTGATGAAAAGCGAGGTGTCCCTGAACGGATTCAGGATACCAGGCTTATACTTGGTGCTGACATACTCAGCAATCTGAGCATCCGTCATACCGTTCAGTACATCGAGCCAGCATTCGGCGTTGATGCCCATGAGTCCGCCCATACCGAGCGCATTGTCGCAGCGTCTCATATCCTCAGCAAATGCTTCATGGTACGCGCAAGGCTCAGCAGCACGAGCAATACGATTAGTGTCGTACATGATGCCACCTCACCCGTTTACCATAGCTTTAAGCCCTGCCTCGTCCAGAACGGGAATCCCCAGAGCGTTGGCCTTATCAAGCTTAGAGCCTGCGGCTTCACCGGCGACCAGATAGCTGGTCTTCTTGGATACGCTGCCGGTCACCTTACCGCCGTGTGCTTCGATAAAGGTCTTAGCCTCTTCGCGGCTCATCGTGGGCAGGGTTCCGGTAATTACAAAGGTCTTACCGGAAAGCGATACAGCATCCTCAGCGGAACCGTTTGCGGATGCATTCGGTGCATGGTAATCGAGGTTGACGCCAGCCTTGTACAGGGCTGTGACCTCCTGCTTGAACATAGGGTCAGAGAGCATTGCATCCAGAGCGGCATAGATTGCATCAGAGAAACCGGGGATGTTACAATCCTTGATGTTATCCACATACAGGGCAGATAAGCCGAGCAGGTTTCCGTCCGTTGCCTTGCACTGGGTAAACAGAGCACGAGCAACATGACCGCCAATAAGACGATAGCCGAGACCTTTAAGAACACGGTCTGCGTTCTGGGTCTTGGAGTTCTCGATGGCTGCGAGCAGCTTCTTAGCCGTCTTTTCACCGTACATGTCGATGAGTTCGGATTCTTCCTCATAAAGCCAGTACAGGTCTACGGGGTTGGAGATGAACCGACTATCGACCAGGTCCTGAATGATTTGCGGACCAAGCCCCTTAATGTCCATGCACGCCTTGGATGCGAAATGGATGATGCGGTTGACCGTCTTGGCAGGGCAGGAATCGTTTGTGCAATACAGGTCAACAGACCCGTTCACGGAAGCGATAGGCTCGCCACAGACAGGGCAAACCTGACTGGACATGTCATAGGGCACAGCATCTGCCGGACGCTTTTCCTTCTCAACCATCGTGATTTTCGGGATGATATCACCGGACTTATGCAGCACAATGGTATCGCCGATGCGGATGTCAAGATTTTTGATGAAATCCGCGTTGTTCAGCGTAGCACGTTCAACACGGGTTCCGGCTAACTGTACCGGGTCGAATTCCGCCACAGGAGTGACGCGGCCGGTACGACCCGTCTGCAACACGATACGGCGAAGAACCGTAGCCTTCTCCTCAGCGGGATACTTGAAAGCAATAGCCCATTTCGGAGTTTTGGTCCGCTCACCCATCTTCTTGCGGATGTCGATTTCGTCTACCTTGATGACAGCGCCATCAATGGGATAATCGATATCATAACGATGCTCCCCGATATCGCGGATAGCGGCGAGGATACTGTCGGTATCATTGCAATGCGCGTAGTAGGTGGTCTTGAAATCACAAACATCGCGCAGATAGTTAAGCTGGTCGCAGTGAGAGTCAGCAAACTCAGAGGAATCCTCCCCGTCATTGACACTCTGCACATTGAAAATGAACACTTTCAGGTTCCGCTCCTTTGCGACAGCCGGGTCAGACTGACGCAGCGTACCGGCAGCGCAGTTACGGGGATTGGCGAACAGCTTCTTCCCTGCTGCTTCCTGCTTGGCGTTGGTTGCTTCAAAGTCCTCTTCGCTCATGTAGCACTCGCCGCGCAATTCGATTTTCCAGATACCGTCCGGCATCTGGATATTGACAGGGATGCCAAGAACCTTGACATTGTCGGTAACATCTTCACCGATATGTCCGTCGCCGCGAGTGGACGCCTGTACGAGCCGCAGTTTTCCGTCAGAACCGGCAGGCTTAGCGTACACCAGAGACAGGCTCAGACCGTCAATTTTGCGCTCAATAGAGAAGGTGGCATCAGGGTATTCCTTCACCACGGAAGCCGTAAAATCGCGTACCTCGTCGTCTGAGAAGACATCCAGAAGCGAAAGCATCGGGACACGGTGTTCAACCGGAATGCCGATAACGCGCTTGCCGCCAACCACCTGTGTGGGGCTGTCGGAGGTGACGAGTTCCGGATGCGCGGCTTCGAGGTCACGAATCTCGTGCATCGCACGGTCGTACTCCTCATCCGTTACGACAGGAGCATCCTGCTCGTAGTAAGCTGCGCTCCAGCGCTTGACCTTCTCGCAGAGTTCATTGTAGGTATTGATATATTCAGTCATTGTAATGAGTTCCTTTCAGTGTAGCCGCTATAGTATCTATCATACAACACTCTCAGCGGCATTAGCAATATCGAACATTAGAAAAGCGGGTCCCAAAATGAGATGAGACCTGCTTTGCACTTACTTCCTTTTGACCCTATCGTATTTCACGCCGAGAATCTCAGCGGCAGCGTTAAGGGTTTCGAGAGAAGCCTTGTTAAAATCGTTTTGCGCAGCCATATATAGTGCTTTTGTGCATCTGACGGCGTCGCAAATATCGTAGATGGTATCTTTGTTTTCGAAAATCAGCAAATACTGCTCATAGCCGACTGCGGCATCTTCTCGATACTCAACACCGTTGGCATCGAACTCATATAAGCGGTTTGCGGTTCCGGAAGTCGGGATGCATTCAAAGCGGTTGGTATCAGAATCCGTGTGTGTGACCACCATCTTGCGAATCGTTTCGGGATAAGGGACCCCAAAGCGAAACTCGACCATCCAGAGATAATCGCCTGCTTTAACAGAAAGCATTTCAAATTTTCCTTTCAGCGTTAATTTTCATTGCTTATTCGTACCCTTCAAAGCTTCGATGGCAATCTCAAATTTTCAGTTCGAGCGCAACTTTTTCTTCTGCGCTCTTATCGTTCATCCCATCGACGAGAACGTAAATATCTACGTTCCTTAAAACAAGTCCTTTCGCTTGCCAGTCGGTTTCTTTGCGAATCTTTTCTGGCAAAAGACGAAGTGCCTGCTTTTTAAGTTTGTCGATTTTTTCTTCTGTGGGGTACATTTCTTGGCTGAAGGTAAAGTCTGCAGTTTGGTACGTTGTAGTCCATGCACGAGCCTTTACCGTTACGGTGCTTTCCGAAACGTTGTAACCTGCAAACGGAATCAAAGACTCGCTCAGTTCCCCAATTCTTGCATTAAAGAGATTGGTTATACGAGCAAGTTCCTTGTGGTAGATTGCCTTTGCTTGTCGCACCTGTTCACGGTAACACTTTACACAGTCTTCAACCGTGTAGAAGATGTTTACAGATTCACCCGTATATCCCCGATAACCTGTATTATCCATTGGAGCAATCACCTTGGACATAACATGACCGTTCTTTACAGGTCGGAAATAAATGGGAGAATAATAAATTGTTTTATTTGTCTCCTTGGCATCTGTTACCACCACCGGAGTGGGCTCAATTCCACGAATTGGTTTTTTGGTTGGGTCTGCGTTTGCTCGATAGTCGCAAATCCAAACCATCTTTCCCGTAATGTTTTCCAGTCCTTCCGCGTAATCAAAATCCGCAAGAGATTTCGTCTGCTGAGGTCCTAATGCACGGTTATTTCGCCAAAGGGTTACATTGTTATTTTGTAGATATTCTTCGAGTTCCATTTTTTCACCTTTTTCCTTTCAGAGCTTCGATAACCAATTCTTCGTAGTCCTCGATGGCGTAATAGATTTCAGAAAACCCATTTGCATGACCACGCTCATACGCCTTTTCCCAGACCATTTCTGCCGTCTCTTCACTGATAAGAACAGAGGAAGCGCTTTTTACATCCATCTGAATAAGGGCAAGAATGTCAACCATGACATCCGAGACAGCTTCGTTGCGGTCAGCTACCAGTTTTGCTACCTCGTCGTTCCACGCTTGCTGAAGCTGCCGCACCTTCTTTTTGTTCCAATCGAGAGAATGTGCGCTGCTGATGATATCACCGGTTTTAGGGCGCTTGGTTTTTGGGGTCGTGCGCATGTTCCAAGCAGCCTCCATACGAATCTGCAGATTCTTCCAACTACTATCCATGTTTTATTTCCTTTCTATGCGTTTTTTTACATCAGAATTTGAAATCCTGGCATACTTCGATGCTGTTTTTGTCGTAACCGACAGCGTACAGTTCATTTAGCAGCGGTGTGTATTCTTCGACCGTTGCAGGAACGCCTGCTTTCAGATACCCGTAAGACGCATTCACATGCTGCCCATTGTGGACATACGCATCGAAATACAGGTTGGGGTCCTTCAATTTGAGTCTTTTGCAAAACTCGAGGGTTCCCGGTATCTTGTCAAGAAACACACAGGTGAGTTCGGAACCGGCTTCTGGATTGAGTTCGTCGGTACAGTTAAGAAAAGCTACTTTCATTTTCGTTCTCCCTTTTTTGAGCGCAAAAAGGCGGGCCTCCCAAAATCGGGAAGTCCGCCTTAAAGCAAAATTGTGAATTGTACGAACGCAGTTAGCGCCTTAGTAGATGGTATCTATCGTACAATTCTTATTTTATTCGGTTCGCATATCGCGTCAACAATTATGTTCAAGGGGCTGAAATTATAGCGGAAAATGACCGTAAAAAAGCGGACCTCCCGCTTCGGAGAGTCCGCTAAAGCCGTAATTATTGACCCTGATTCTCAGTCGGCTGCTGCGGTTCAGCGGGCTGTTGAGGCTGAACAGGCGCGGTAGGCTGCTGAGGCTGCGCAGGTGCCTGATAAGTCATGTTAGGATTTTTGGTTTGTTCCTGAGTCGGCTGCTGATACTGAGCCGGATGAGCAGCTTTGTAGACATCGTACTTCTGCTTCATCTGGTCATAAGAATAGCCATCCTGCGGGATACCGAAGTACCGATACTGACCGAACGCCAGAATCATGTTGAAGATGGGGTTCAGGAAGAACAGGCCAATGGTGAAGCCAATCCCCTGCCCAAACGCGACACTCTGCTTGTACAGAGTCACGATGTTGATGATGACGCCGACGATGACCAGCAGCGTGCCGAGCAGCGGGATGCCGCCGAGCACAGTGCAGACGATGGGGACGAAGAACAGCCAGCCGTTGCCCCAGAAGATTTTGTACCGGATGTAGCTGTTATAAAACGGGACGATAGACGCCCATCCGGGTTGACCGGCCTTCTCGAAGATTTTCCAGCCAGCCACAATGTTGAGAACGAAGAATGCCAGGATGATGAGCCAAAATCCAGCAAAGATGCTGAGAAGTGCGTTGAGGGCCGCCGCCTCTGAACCGTAGGACATAATGATTCCTCCTAAAAAAATTTATATTATAAAGCCAATCGGCCTTATTCCTTTTCCTGCACGGCTTTGCGTGCCGCTTTTTCTTTCGACAGTGCTGCGAGTTTCTTGCCACTTTCGACCAGGATTGCGCGGCGTTCTTCCGAGATAAACATGGGAGGGCGAATTTTCACCCACTTTTTCGGAAATTCCGCTTCTACGCAATCTTCCTTATCGATGGTCAGCTTTACCTCATCGGGATGCTCTGCCGCGAGTTTGCGTAACTCGTTCACCCGCGAATAATTTCGCGTATAGTACGAGCAGGTTTTCTCTGCATCGCAGAAATTGATGATGGTCTCGCGCTCGTAGGCACCATCGGCGCTTTGAGGTGTTTGGTTGATGGGACGCATTTTGTCATCTCCTTTCAGTCGCACAATACTGCCTTCTTTGCGGGTCCGTCCGGCGTAAGGTTACACGCATAAGCCCAACGCGGAAGCATAATACGACCGCGAACGCTAACGACGGTCATCTCCCGCGCCGTGGCTTGTTCGAATTCCGATGCGTCCAAAGCACTCCGGGTCAACAGAATAGCGTCGTCCGGCATATCGTTGAGCATCATTTTCAGTTCTTTAACTGTCATAGATTGTCTCCTTTTGCATGACCTCATCCAGCGCCTGCAGGAACAAGACGGATTCGGTGTTCTGCGTCCCAGCTGCAACGATACCGGAAATCTCGTTCGGCTCGATGAGGAAAACGCTGTCACCGTCAATGAATCCTTGCGGCCATGGCGCAGCATAATAGGCGTAGGGCACAATATCGGTTGCATAGCCGATAATCATATATTTCTGGTCAGCGTCCTGCCGAACCTTAACGATTGTTCCGAGCGAAAACGCGGATTTGAGTGTAGGTGATACTGAAACAGGCATTTCTCTTTTAATTTTCAATGATGAAAACACCTCCATAAATACCAGTCTATGCGGTTCGCAAGAATGTGCAACGAAAAAGGCACAAAAAAAGGAGCTGCCCGAAGGCAACTCCCTGTCATACATAGATTTGCTGTACTAAAAGCGAACTCAGCGATTTTGTGCGACCTTGACATTGAAGTCAAACAGTTCCTTGCTGGTCGAGCACCGAGAAGATAACTCTCCGTCACGGTTCTGGATGACATCGGATGCCGGGACAGGCTTTCCGAAACCGTCGTCCACAAACACAGGATGCTTGCTGTCATCATTGTCAGAACGGGGCGAGAAGCTTGCGGCTGCGAACCAGTCTTCCTCATCGCTGCCCTGCTCGTCATACAGACGGCAGAACGGAGCAGGGATTTCGGGCGTCGGAAGCTGGAACATTGCTGCCTGCATTTCCTTGCCGTCATTCTTCACATTCACATCAATGAGAGGGCAAATCGTATCGCCTGCACACTCCCACTTGGTATAGGATTGAGCGGTAATTGCGGTATTGTCGTCAGATACCTCAATACCGAGTGAAAGAATGTCGGATTTGAGACCGAGCTTTTCCTGAAGCATTTCCGGGGTGAGAGTCAGAAACTGACCGCCGACCGTGTTGATGATAAGATTCATGGTTACATACACCTTTCTGTGATTAGTAAATATAGTTCTCGCCGCGAAGCGCTGCCTGAACGGCGCGGATTTCCTTTTCGGTGAGTTGGTAGCTGCCAATCGGAGTGTTCGCGGAACCAAAGTAAGCGGAATCGAACACCATGCAGGCTTCTCCGTTCTCATTGAGCCGATAGAGGAATGCTTCCTTTGTCCGTGCATCAGTAGGATGGTCTACCAGCGATACGAGAGGAAGACCTGTTGTCGAGTTCTTAACCATCTGCCACTCGGATGCGTTCCGGTCACAGTACCCAGCGATGTAGATGTGCGGCTCGGAGATAAGGCGCAGGTCACGCTTCATCAATTCGAGCAGTGAATTGGCGGGCTTGCAGCTGTAAGTATTGGTCAATTCGGCGTTCAACTCGAAATTGAGAGAAACACAGAAAACACGGTATCCGCGCTTATCCAAGTCATCGAGCATTGCGGTGCCAGCGCCCGAAGATAGGAATGAAACCATCTTGGTGTCCATGTTTTTAGGCAGGTAAAGCACAGCTGTAATGAGGTATCTTTCCGAACGCACCAGATTCTTAAACATCACGCATCATCCTCCGTCTTGGTAGTCATGCCATGGACTTTGTCGATGGCGGCGGCAATCGTGTTGTTCTCCAGTTCAGTCATCTGCGTGCAAAGGTAACCCCAGTCGATGGCATCGTGGACCTTGCGGACAAACACATCGTAGGTGCCAGCGGTTTTCATCATTTCGATTTCCGATTCATAGCAGCCGGATTCCTCGAGCAGATGCTGGATGTCATCGATGGGGTTCATTTCGATAGTTGGTACAGTTTTGTTCATGATACAAACTCCTTTAAGTGTTTTGGATGCGAAAAGAGCGGACCTCTCAGAATCGAGAAGTCCGCCCTTTAAGCGAAATTGTGAATGTACGAAAGGCAGAAAGCCTTTTTGATTTGGAATGGTATCTATCGTACAATACCCATTCTACTTAGTTCGCATATTTTGGCAAGTAAAAAATGTTGCTCATTCGAAGGCGAGTGGTGAAGAGTGTAATTTTAGATGTGGAGAACAGTCCACTCACTCCTTATTCTGTAATTTGTAATTGTAGCGTAGATTTCTAAAAAAGCCGCCCACCAAATTATGTTGTGGGCGGTTTTTTTGTTGTTAGTTTTCGAAATCTGGATTCTTCCAGACCGTTTTCTTTCCGTAATGGATATCCGAAATGTACTTGAACGGAATCTTATCCCGGTTTTTAAGAAGAACATCGTTTTCCTCTAAAAATTCCTCAATGCGTTCCTCTTCACTACGCGGAGCAATGTTCCATGTATCGAGATATCCATCATACATGGCATCCATATTGAAAATTCCGTCAACGGGGTACTTGACAGAGTCAATTTCTCCGTTGACGTCCAAGCCAAGGTGGACGTTCTTATAGTTCTTGATGCTGTCTGTCAAGGATTTGAATTTCCCTTCAGGAGTATCGGGATTGCTGTACTTTTTCACGTACTCTTCCGTTAACTCCTCCGTCATGGCCAATGTAATCCAGAACTGGAGCCCGGAATACTCAAGGCTCGCTTTCTTGATTTTCTCCATCGTCCGTTCAGCCCAGCCGGTGGGATTAGCAAGATAATCCACTACCAGTTCATCGGCATTTGTGGATGTCAGGCCAAAGCAAGACCCGTTTCCAATCTCATCGACAATGCTGTCAATAGGGCTGCGATAATTCTTATACCCCTTTATTATGCGACAGAAAGCGTTCTGCCGTGCTATCTTGTCGTAATGACTGCTCTTGAGAATTTTCTTCTTGTCTTCTTCCGTCACATTCTCTCGGAACATATCGAACAGCTTCGGTGCCATTTCCTCTATGACAGAATCCGAGGTAAAAGAAGAACGGCAGAAAATCGTTTTGAAGTCCTGTGTTTCATTGACGGTTTTGGCATTGTCGACAACGAGGCAAAGGAAGCGTATCTCCTGATTGAATGTTACGGGTTTCTTTTCCAAGGTTCCATAAAACCGCTGCCCGTACAGAACATCTACCTTGTGCTCACCATTGGCGAGCGGCACACGAATGAAACGGTAGTAGCGCCCGGACGGTTTTCCGGTATCGAGAATTGTGTTGCCTTCGAACACGGATGCGCCGGATTTGATAGCCTGCTCAAAATCCTCACGAGTTAAATTGATAGTCATAATTTCTTCCTTTCTGTTTTTGTTATTTTTCAGCTGTTTTCTTCGATGCACAATTTGCTGCTACGAATGTTTTCCAACCATTTTTCATCCATTACATTACCAAAACGATATTTCTTCTGCGACTCGTAGGACAAATCGCAGCCGGAAACGACATCACCGATGGCGTTCAAGTACAGCTCGCCGCTGTAAAAGTCGATGCCGCCGGTTTTGCTGAATTCGTATTCGAGCTTATCTACATAAGGTTCACGTTTCTTATAGATATTCGAATCGAGATTCTTAGCACGCCCTTCGTTCAGTAAACAAGCCCGATGAAAGTCCGTTACCTTATCGTTACGGTTATATTTCAAGCCACTAAGGATACTTTTACTTTCATATGGGATTGCTTCATGGAAATCATCGCTGCTGATACAAAGACCACACGAATAGTCATCCTTGTCATCGCAATAATTCCACCACTCCAGACTCGCCATAGCAAGGTCAGCCATCTTATCGACGGCTTTTCCGTTGGTGACCATGTAAAAGCTTCCAACGGCGATACCGCGCTCTTTGACAGCTTTCAAGGTGTATCGAATTGCCGGTATATTCAGAGAGATTTCCCCACCGGTAAAGGTAAGAGAGCTGATATAAGCTCCCGTCTCAAAGCTGTCGAGAAAAGCATCGATGTACTTCTCCTGAATATCGATGCTTTCGGCATCTCCGCGCAGGCAGTGCGCACAGCACATATTGCACCGACGCGTAACTTCTATGAATACGCTGTTTGCGCTATAAATACGCATTTTTTCATGTCCTTTCTGTTATTCTTCCGTGCAATCGTCGTAGTCATCCATGAAACTCTCGTTGCGGTCAACGACAACATTCACATCCGGCGGCGCAATTTTAGCCAGACCATAGTTCAAGAAGAACGAGCCGGGAATGTCATCGACATCGCCCCAGTTCCAGCAACCACAGTTGATTTCCAACCGGCGTTTGCCTTCGTCCGTCTTGAGATAGTCCATGACAGCACTGCGCAGGACGCTTTCTGGGTCATGGATTTGCTCCGGATTGTAGCTGAATTGCATCAGTGTGCATTCCGTTGCGGATAAGCCAATGACCTCATTGGCGACGATTGTAAAAACTCTTAACATTGGTGTTTACACTCCTTTTTTTGTTTTGACGCAAAAAAGGGCGGACTTCTCAGAAACGAGAAGTCCGCCCTTTAAGCGAAATTGTGAATTGTACGAAAGGCATAAAACCCTTTCGATATGGGATGTTATCTATCGTACAATATCCATTCTATTCAGTTCGCACATTTTGGCAAGAAAAAATCACCACCTACTTGCATAAGCGGCGACTGATTTACTTGCTATCGTTTTAGTACCTTATTATGGTTTTCCGTTTCCGAATCAGCCAAGGCGCGTTCCTGAACCTGGTTCGTCCAGAGCGGGACATCCCGTGTACTACTCAAATAGGCTTATATGGATTGGATGCTGATTGGATACTTATGGTTTGCAATATCCGCAAGGCGTATATCCCAACTCGATAAGTTCCTCTCTTGTGCCGGTATACTCCTCCCTGTTTGCATCGCTTATCTGAGATGCAGAAGAGCAATCAGGGCGGTGGAACTTGAGAGAATTCGTGTTCAGGATATAGGTCTCAGCTACCGTGTCAGGTTGCTGCGATTCTTCCACCTCGGCGCTAGAGGTTTCGATGTCCTTATGGTATTCCCCATACGAGAAGGTGACTTCCGAACCGTCAGAGGTGCAGTAAATATCACCGAGTTCGTCCGTTCTGAACACCTCTACTCCCGCGCTGGCCAGCTTTGCGAGGGTTTCGCTGTGCGGATGGCCGTAGCTGTTGTCCTTGCCGCAGGATATGACCGCGTAAGTAGGGCTCACGGCATCCAAGAATGCCTGAGAGGTGGAGGTGCTGGACCCGTGATGCCCGACCTTTAAGACTGTGGATTCGATGTCTTGTCCGGATTCGAGTATTTTCTCTTCCGTTTCCTGCTCGGCATCACCGGTGAACAGAAAGGATGTATCTCCGTAGACAATACGAATCACGATGGAAGTATTATTCGTGTCCTCAGGCACGGAATTGACAGCCACAACGGTGATGGAGGCTTCCCCTAGGGTGAATGTATCCCCCACTGCTGGAACGGTAATACCACCGCCCTTCTCGTCCGCACGAGCCTTAAAGTTCCGGAATGCCTTGCTGTCATACTCTGTCACAGGACAGAATGTGACATCGGCTGTGTCAGCCTCGAAGGCACCTGAAAGACCTCCGATGTGGTCTTCGTGGGCGTGTGTTCCTACGACATAGTCTAAGTGTCCCTCTGTCTCACGCTGTAATACAGAATATACAAGGTTCGAGTCATCGGCATTGCCGCCATCAATGAGCATTGAGTGCCCATCACAGGTAACGAGGGCGGAATCTGCCTGTCCAACATCGATGAAATGGATGGTAAAGCTGCCGCCTTCCGATACGCCAGCCGTCTCCTGACCGCTTTGTGCGGTAGTTTCTGAGACGACCCCGGATACAGGAAGGCTTCCCGGAGATTCCGGTGTCTGACCGCAGCCTGTGAATGTCAGAGTGAAGAACGCAGCAATTACCGCTGCAGTTCTCCGAAGAAATTCGTGTTTGGTTTGCATGGGTTTTGTTCTCCTTTCAAATAAAAAAAGCGGACCCATCCCCCGAAAGGGATAAGTCCGCTAAAAACGAAATTGTGAATTGTAAGACATCTGGTATCTATCGTACAATTCTATTTTACCGGTATCGCAAGAACATGCAATACTCAAACCGTATCCGAAACCTCATGGCACAGCATCCTGTCCGCATAAATACAGCAAAGAACCAAGCCTAGGCTCGCAACGCAGCCGAACGCGACATGTTTCGGGGAAAGAAGGAGCCATTCGATGTCGTTCATTACTTTCACCCAAAACAAAACGCCCATCATAGCAATGATGAGCGGAATAAAGACAGTTCCTGTGTAATGCAGGAATTTTCGGATTTTTCTTTTTTGCATCCTAAAACTACATCTCCAATCATGCTTGCAAAACAGCCTGAACCACATATCTCTGATTCGTTGGGCTGTAATACCCAAACGGATAGCAGGTATACATGATAAGTTTATCGATTCCGTCTGTGAAATTAACGAGGACAGTGCCGTCATCCGCAATCACGGTGCTCGCATCCGAGGATACATAGCCTGGTTTTGCCAGGGTGACGGAATACACATACTCGCCGTAATCGGTATCCACAACAAAGTTATCCCCTATGCTGACATATTGCAGCAAAGAAAACACGCTGTCGTTATGTGCGCAAAGCAGATGTCCTCCGGTCACACCGACTTGATAAGAACCGGGATACTGATACACCCCATCGCGTTGATTCAAAAGACTCTGGTCATCGCCCCAGATAAGAGAAGAGTTTAGGCCAATCGCGTCACAGGTAATCGTGCCGTAGGCTTGACCCCAGGCTGCAGGGGCAACATCACCCCAGACAGAGGTCGCTGCCGCAGGTTCGGGAGTCGGCGCAGGCGTCGGTTCGGGAGTCGGACCCGGGGAAGGTTCTGGTTGCGGTGTAGGAGACGGTTCAGGAAATGCAGCGGGTTCCGGGCTCGGTTCCGGTACGCCGGATAAGTCCGGGATTTGCTGTTCTTTTTCTGCTGTTTCTTGCGTCGCAAATTCAGAAGTGTTGAGAGAGGATTCGGATTGTGCTGATTCGGCAGGCAGAGGTTCCGCTTGCCATGAACAGGCTGCAACACTGGTCAGCACAGCCAATGTTGCAACGAGTATCAGTGCTTTGGTTCGCCGCATATGAGTTTATCCTTTCTAAAACTAAAAATATATAAAAAAGCTGCCCTCAGTTCATGTCGAACCGGGGCAGCTTTTTAGCAACGGACATAATCAGCCATTTTTGTGTTTTTTCCGAGAGAATGTGCGGCTTACATTCCTTCACCTTTCGGATTCCGCATGTACTCATGCCGTCATAATAGAGCAGGACACCAATATCTTCTGGTATCTCTCCTTTGACCTTCTTATATAGCTCTGTGGGCATCGCATAGTAGTTGCAGTGCCCGACGAAATTGTGCCCGTGTGCCGAGTGAAAATCGCTCACGGAAATCTTGATTTCCACACAAGTGATGACGGCATCGAGCGTATACAGATGATTCGTCTTGTGGAAGTGGCACCATCGCTCGGAACAGTGCTCCCTGCAAAAATCCGGCGATGAAATATTCTTGACGCAGGTTGCTGCTTTCGCCTTTTCCTGTATCACAACAGGCGGAACATCCGTATCCGTTTCGATGAGCGAGGCTAGTTTACAGGTTCCGTATTTGGTTTCAGCGGTAAAGCATTCCTGCACCCGGACAAAATCGACCAATCCGGATTTGACAGACCCGCATTCGACCGGCACTTCTAAGGCATCGAACCCTTGCCGAAACGAATCTGCTCGATACCCGCCGTAGCTGGTTGGATGCCACGCATGGAGCGCAGCCTCGATATCGCGGGTCAGCTGAGTTTTCGCCATCTGACATCACCGGAAAATCTGCTGACCAATCTCGACCATCTTACGGCGTTTGCGGTGCAGCGAAACAAGCTGGTACACAACGACGGCAAATGCCGCAGCGGCAAGAAATTTCAGAATCTTTTTCATGGTAGTTCTCCTTAGTCAGTTCATGGTTTAGTGTTTTGTCATTGCTCCGCAGTATATTGCCGCAGCATGAGTTCCTGCACGGTCATCACCGTGAAGCCTTCCTTTGCCGCCTCATTGAGGGCTTCGTAGTAGTCATCCACATACAGAGCCTGTGCAGCATTCAGACCGGCAGCTTGGGTCAGAAGTTTCATGACGGAGGTCTTCCGTTCCGGGGTAGCAGTCCCGATGACATCGAGGAACTGTCCCGGATAGTGCATTTCAAGCCACTGCTCTTTATACGGCAGGGTCATACTGTCCTGCACACGGGTGATGCAGTATTTCGGGATACCGTCGCAGCTTTCGAGGAAATGCTGGACAAGCGTATTCGCTTCCCCAATCTCATCAAATACCTTGTACCCGCCCCGGTTCTCAGCCTCATACCGCAGTAGCCGTGCCCTGTGTGCATCAGCAGTCGCGTCGAGTTTCTGTTCACGATAATGGACGAGCAGAGTATCGTCGAAATCGAAGAACATCATACGAATTTTTGAGAAATTCATGGGTCTCACCTTCCTTCAGTTTCTCGCCGATGCAATTTCATGCCGAACAACATCAGCTTCGGTGTAAAACTCATCGCTGTAGTCGTCCTCATTCGTCTCCTGACAGACCTTGTGCCGGTGCGGCGCGGAACCTTCCTGCTCGATGAAAATACGCCAGACGCCAGAGGAGAAGCAGACAAAAAGCACCGTGCCGTCATCCAAATAGAGCCTGACACCGGCGACATCGAAACACCCGATTTCGTCCTCGAAGTATCGAGAATTTTCGATACAAACGATATCATCGCTATAGCCGTAAATCTTGACCATTCTGTTACTGCCCCCTTACTTGATTACAAAATCCTTTGTGGCATCCTCTGCCTCACTGTACCGGCTCACATTGCGCCTTGCAGCCTGCAAGAGAACATCACACTCGGCATCGAGTGCCGCCTGCATCGAAGTCTGCTGTACCTGCTTGGCACGGGATGTGTGAGCGTTCTTGTACTGCGGATACTCTGCGACGATTTTATCCATCAAAGCCCAGCGCTCTTTGTCGGAAAGTGCGTTCAGGTTGATGTTATCGCGGCGCAGCCGTTCAATCGCATAGTCTAAATACGCGAATTCTTCTGCAGACGGGATGGCTTCGATATAGTCCTGTATCGTGGCGGAAGGTCCGTTATAGGTCGCCATCGCTTCGTTGTACAGCGTTTCTGCAACCTCTGACCCGTACCACTTATCCGGCTCATAGCCATGGTTCCGGTACACTTCCGCCACCCATAAAGGGAATGCTTCGCTGTAGGTCATATAGTCCCTCCTTCTCAAAAATCACCGAACGAGAGCTGACGGCTCTGCGAGACCGGGATATTCGTCTTGGGCTTTGACGAGTGCTTGATTTCTCCGTACTTGGTGAGATTCCGGCATTTATATCCGTAGCCCTTCTGTGCAGCAGAAATCGACTTGTATCCGTATCCGCTTGCATCGTCCAGCACCTGGTCCTTGTCGTTCAGATTGACGACAATATACCGCACATCGTTGGGCTTAGAGAGCCGAGACGAACGAATAACGGTATAGGGGATGCGCTTATCGAATTGAGGCTTTTCTTCTTCCGGGTCCGGTTCTGGCTTTGCAACCTTCTCCTCTTCCGGCATTTCAAGCTGGACATCGACCCCTGCCTTAACGAGGGATTCGAGCGTAGAGGCAAGTGTCTCGTACCGCGTATTCTCCACGGTATTTGTATCCTGCTTCTTCCGCTCCTTCCAGACCTTCAGCAGCTGACGTTCGCTGAAATTGATGATAAGACCACGGTCTTTGAGCATCTTACGAACAACATAGGTGGAAAGAGAAGCGTAGTTCGCATATTCGCCGATATGGTGCTTGATATCCACCTCGGTCTTGGACATAGCTGCTTCGAAATCCCTGTGATTATCGAGCCAATCCTCAATAACGCTGAGCAGTTCCTTCTTGGACATGGATTCCTCTGCCAGCTGCTTGTTTTTCCGGACATAATCCTCACAGGCAGCGAGAATCGAATCGTAGCCGTTCATGGCGCTGTTATCGACGATTTGACGGTTCGCAGCATCCACAATGATGTACTGCTCGCCACGGCGGATGATAGAGATACCTTCATCAGCCGTTTTCTTCTCTTCCTTGACATTGCCGCCGACATCGAATTCCGGCAGTGAGTCATCGGTCATGATTTGTTCGATGATGGTATCGAGGTCCTGCGTATAGTCCTTGGAAATCGCATAGCTTTCGGCCTTAGCAAAGACCTGTTTCGTGATACAGGTGATTACCGCGTCCAGGAACTTGTCAGGGTCCGGAATCTCGATTTCATACATCATGTTATCGCGGATATTCCAGACAACACCCTGCTTTAACCCGGTTGCCAGCATATAGCAGGCACATTGCAGGAAATGCTTGTGCGCGAGCGAAGATACGAATTTCAGCAGATAGACCTTGTTGTCCTTCACGACATCCGCCATGCCGCTGATAACAAGTTTCTTCTTCGCCTTGGTATCTACTATGGCAGTCAACTCACAGCGTTCCTGTACGGACTCATCGGGAGTGAACACCATAGACAAGCGCTTGTTCAGGTCGGTTTCCTGCGCTCTCGTAATGAAGGGGAGCTCGACCTGTTTTACATACCGGTCCTGACTCGTCATCAGCATCGTCAGGAACAGCACCTTCTCCTCAACGGATTTCCAGCTGGAAGGCAGTGCTACCTTCTTGTCGTTATGCAGGTACATGTAGAAGGCAATCGCGCTGTCGATATCGTAGTAGTCGAAAAAGTTTGCCTGCTGGTAGATGCCAATGCAGGGAGCCAAGTCAATCATCGCATCCGAATGCTTGATTTCGATTTCATGTACATCTTTATGGAAGACCGGCGTTGTATTGATAAGCTGGTAGCAGTGCTCTACATCCTCATCGAACTTGAAATCGAACATTTCAGAGATATCGAACTTTGTATTGAACTCCTGATTCATCTTGACGGGAGTCATCAGGGTCTTATCGCTGACCAGCCCAAATCTGTCCTCTTTTTTCGGAGGCTCTACAAAGATGACCTCATCCTTACCGCGACTCGCCGCAACGCAGAAAAGGTTTCTCAGAATCTCATACCGCGCCATAGGCTGAAATACACGAGAGCACCAGTAGGATTCAGTGAAATCAAAGACAACGCAAATTGGGCGTTCCATGCCTTTACTGCCGTCAAAGGTCGTAAAGATACCAACGTCTGCGCTGGGTGCTACATACTTATCGCCGTCCATATCCTTGATGGAGGCATATACGTGATTTTTATCGTAGAGGTTGCCGGGTCTTGCTTCCAGTTCATTCAGGACCTTTACCATAGACCCCGTTCTGGCACCGAGACACAGGACATCCTTCGGGTTCTTGGTATCCAGATAGTCTACCACCTGCTCGCGGGACATGGTCGATACCTTACAGTTCTTGTTCACACCGTTGATATCCTTGCCCCAGATGTTTCCGAGCCGCTGTGCAAGGTCATGGGACAGGCGGAAACATTGCGTGAAATTGACCTGCGTGTGCTTGCCTAAGAACTTATGGATGAACGACCAGATATCCAGCGAGGTCTGGTCATAGATTTTCTGCTTCATGTCCCCGACTGCAATGATTTGAAGACCGGGGTTCGATTCCTTGATGTATTCGAGCATCTTCGAGATTTCCTCGTTGATGTCCTGATACTCGTCGATGATAAGCACATCAAAGTGCCCGACAGGAACGCGCTTCCTCAAGACCATCCCAATCTGCTCGCCCTGTCCGACATTCTTGATGCCGCGCCGGTACAGAATTTTCGAGGCAAATCCATGATAGTTCTGAACCGTGACATTATCGTTCAGAATCTTTTCCTGTGCATCGAGTTTCAAAAGCCGGTTATAGGTCAGGTACAGAATTTCCTTAGAGGAATCAAACTCGTTGCACAAAACATTGATGGTGGATGTCTTACCGCTTCCGATACAGGCATCGCACAACACATTTTTCCCGTCAAGCGCCAGCCGTACAAGGTCCTGCTGTTCGCTGGACAAGTCTTTGAGCGTCATTGTAATCCCTCCGAATAGTAGATTGGCAGGCAATAAAAAGCCCCTGACAGCCATTAAACAGCCATCAGGGTACAGTTTTTAGTCTATAATTTAGATTGTATGCAGTTCGCACAAATGTGCAAGAGGCTGTGGATAAAAATCGCTGTTTGTATATTTTATTTCTCTGCTGACCGCCAGCAGAAAGGGGTTAGAGGAGCATGGTTTATGCAGTGTCCCTATACCAACTCGATACATTCCGCCTCAATACGGTGCCATTTATCGGTGCTTGCATCGTATTCCAGCACATCTTTTCCGACCATCTCCCCGTTTTCGACGTACTCTAAAATGTGTCGAACTCGCATCGGCGGATTATCGTTCTTCGCATGCCATAGTGCGATATCCTTGTTGTCGATGACGAACGCAGGTTTATAGCTGACAAAGGGGCTACCGAGAGGCTGTGCTTGCCGACTTGCCTCGTAGTACGATTTTACATAGCCGTCACGGGAAGTATTGCGAATAGCACGAGCGCCTTCTTTGTCGCCTTGCTCGTCCAAGGTTTGTGCAATTTCGTCTACACACCGGTTAAAATGCGTGAGGTCTTGACTGTTTTTGGCAAAAATCAGTTTTCTGATTAACCGCACTGCGTCTTGCTGCGTCACAAACCGCTCCTTTCACGTTTCTGTCGAAACCAAGAAGATTTTCTTTGAGAAAATCCCCTTCTCCGACGCTTTCTGACTTCTGACCTGTTCTATTTCCCGCTTGGAAACAGCGCAAGTCTTACCCATAGCGTACAGGACCTCCATCACATCCGCCATTTCTTCGGCACAGTTCAGAACGCTTCGTTCCTTGGCTTTGTAGGCTTCCAGCAGTTCAGCGACCTCTTCCTGCAGTTTGTTTGTCAGAGCGTCCTCGTACTCTTTGTCGGACAGCGTGCGCGTCACACAGGTTTCCCCGTTCTTCTCAACGATAGCCGGGATATTATCCCGAACCAGCTTTTGGTACATCATAGTTTTACGCTCCTTCCAATCTACAGTGCCGCAGCGGTATGCGCAGCTTACGGTAGGCACTTTCGATTTCTCGTTCATCTGCGACTCCTTCAAAAACTACGCAGCCCTTTTTCTGCTGTTTAGATAAGTATGTGGGCAAATCATCGTTTGTGACAGGAATGAAAGAGTATCCCCGCTCGCTGGCGTACATAGCCGCCAAAGCAGTCATCTTCTTACCAGATTCTGCTGCAATGACGACATTTTCCCGTTTTGCCAGCATCTTATCGAGGTACTCTGACATTTGCATGCGGGACTTCGTCATCGATAACGGCGTTCCTGCAACTCCGCAAAAGAACCAATCCTTTTCGCAGATTCTGTCCTCACACTCTTGACATTTCAGGTAGACGACATTGCCGTTTGTATACGGACAATAATTCCCCATGCTCAAACCTTTTTGAAATATTTCTCGACATACTCATCCGGCAGCGTAATGTGCATCTTATTTGGACCTGAAAGTTCCTTGAAGTTCTGCTCGCCGCCACACCATTCTAAGCGCCAGATGGTCCCGCGCTTTACCCGATATGGAATTTTCTTGCCATCTTGACCGATGGCATCAAGCCATACATCGAACGGCTTGACGCATTTGTAGTTGGTATTGTACATGCTAATCCTTTACTTTTTGGGCAGCGCCCAAATCTCAACGTTCACATTCCAAGCATTGGCGGCTTCTTCAATGAGATTCAGCACCGTTACCCAGTTTCCGCCTGCCAACCCGCAGCCGAGACCGTAAGGAACACGGAAAGTTGCATTAGGATGTTCTTTCATTGCTCTGAAAAGAGCCGTTCCCAACGCCGCGTAGTTCGTCTGACGCTTATCTCTGCCGAAGCTCGATTGCCCAAACAGGTTAGCAACATACAGTTGCGGGGCGACCTGAACCACCTGAAAGTCACCGAGTTTCTTAGGATTGCAAACTTTCACATACTCGTCGAACACAATGGGCCACTTATCCCGAATCTGTCTGGCAAGACCAGCACCCATCGCGGCACGACAGTTCACCTGATGACAAATGATAGTATCCTCATTACGAGTCGGCGGTGTTAAGATATTGCCCTCAATAAGGTTGACACTCATAGTCATTCACCAATGTCTAAGATTTCGTATTTTCTCGCTGCAAACCCCAGCAACTCATTGTAGATTCTGGTTGCGATTTCCAAAAACTCAGTATCGCAGATTTCTTTTCTGCGTAGGAAACGGTTGTCCTTCTGCATCTCTGCTGCGGTATTTGCCACGATAGCCCAGATGCAGCTGTTGATGACAACGGGCGGCACAATGTCGTCTGCCCAATTCTCAACCGCATATTCGCTGACCGCATATTGCGTATCATACACTTCATCGTTCAGCTTTGCGCTATAAAACCTTGCCTGTCTCTCGCCCATGATGGAGTTTATGATGCTCCGGGCAGTCTGGATATCTTTGCCCTCCACATTGCAGATTTCAGGACCAAAGAAGCCTTTCGTCTTGTTGCTGAGAAGGACAAGCTGCATCGCCAATGCCGTAGCGCACTTGGAGAATTTCTTGGCATAAGTATCCGGTATCTCAACAGGAATATATTCAGCCGCAGGACCCTGCAGATAGTATTTCTGTGTATCTTTTTTGTCGTGCGAACTCTCGAACAAAATCGAGGGCAACGCAACCATAATTGCTTCATTTACATTTGCTTTAACAGTTCGTAAAACTGCGATATTTGCCAGCATTCTTTTATCCTCCTCGCTTTTTACTGAGCCTGATACTTGGCGATAATTCGTCTTGCTTCCCTTTTCGGTACGCCGAACAGAGATACAGCAATCCGACTCAGTTTATCCATCTGTGTGGGGTCTGTCAGGACCACGTTGCGATGCATATCATGGATGTCAGTAGCAACAACCACCTGAGCATATCCGATTATATCTTCATCGAACAGCCGCTTTAATTCTTTTGCAAACTCTTCCCTGCTGAGTTTAAGCAAATAATCGCTGTTAATGAACATGTCGAGTGGGAAAATATGCTCGTTATCGAACTCCTTCGGATGCGCATTTGCAAGGTCGAGTTCCGGGCGGAACATGGTTTTATCATGCACCAAACCGTAAATAATGCCGGCCGCTTCTCCGCTTTTGCAATCAATTTCAAATTGTCCTCGCTGTGCATCAGCCATAGGTTGTCCCCTCCGCCAGTTTTTCGTATATATTCTGTGTGCGTGTGTTGTTTTCGTCTTTGTGCATGAGCACGACATTTGCCATGCTGGTATAGTAGTTGGCTACACTGTTACCTTCTACGGTAAATTTTATGTTCTGCCCGCTATCGACTACCTCGTAGCTGATGAGTTTATTCGTGACCCACTGATTATTGTACCGAAAGTATATGTAGTTGTATTCTGTGGCTGCGGTCTCAGGCGTCATGTTTTTCTCCGAACCCACCGTTTCGGCAATCTCAGGAGTTGCCATCCGAATGATTTGCGCAGGCAAGTCCTTGATGCCGTCCATGGTCTTGTCCGCCACCTCACTGCATCCCTCGAACGCTACAGAAATGGTTGCGACAGCAAGAAGGAAGAGTGCTTTGTGGATGAACGAGAGGAATCGCTTCATAGACATGCCTCTGAAATATCTTCGATGATACGGAATGTTTTGCTTGTTTTGATACTTGCATTATACCATGAAGTTGTATTGAATACAACGATGAACGCTATATGTTCACGGATTAGATACATTTTTGGCAAAGCAAAAAACGCCCGCAAAAAGAAAAGACCCGCCTGTTAGCCGCAGGCAGGTCTTTCTTCGCAGTGAGCATTTAAGGTCGGCTCAGGACCCTATTCGTCTCTACCGAAGCAGCGTCATAAACGCTGTTTGGCATATTCTATTGTATGCGGGTCGCACGGGTCGTCAACTATGTTTTGCAGCTACACAGCAAAAAGAAGTCTCACCCGCTGATGCAGGCAAGACTCCTAATTGGCTCAGCTTAATCTTTGAGGTCGAAGCTATACCCTTTCTTATCCATCGTCACGAAGCCATTGCGGGTCTGACATTTGCTGTCACCGAAATAAACTTCGAGGGTCATGCCGGTGTCCTCGCCATCCAGCCATTGTGGGCGCATATAAGCCGCAAGGTCGTACAATACGCCGACAGCGTAGGCAATCAGTTCATCGCTGTTCATCGCTTCGTTGACCGCATCGTCATCGGCCTCGACAGGGATGCCGATGGAGGCGGTAATGGTGTCGGGTGTGTTGTCGTCCAAAGCTCTGCTCATGGTAAGTTCAAATTTCAGAATGTTAGTTTCCATGATGGATTCTCCTTTGTATTGATGTGTGTGCTTGCTACACTTTCAATTCTAGGCCGTTCGCATAAGCGGTCAACCACCACACTACCCTGAAATCCGGCTAGGTCGGGTTTTACAAAAATTTCTTTTGAAAACAAAAAAATAGCCCGCACAGAACTGAATCTGTACGGGCTGGTATTAGTCATGAGGATGTTCGTGGTGGGGTTCAGGAGGCATACCATGCGGGTCGGGCTCGGGGAAGCAGCCATGGTCCCCGATGATTTCCGAAGTACGGATACCGTTCGCTTTCCGGCAAGCCTCGATGGTCTTAGAAAGCACTTCCTTAACATCACGCGGGTTCTTGATACGACGGATATCGATTTCCGGTGTCATGGCATCCGTGGAACAGAGATGGATGCTGCCGACACGGCAAAGGCGCTCATAGAAGTTCTGTTTGAACGCGATGTCCCGGACACGGTACAGCTGAATCTCGTCTTCGCGCAGATTAAAGCAGCCACGCTGGATGATAAGTTTGGTCTCGGTCAGGGTGTACTTTGTAAAGGACAGCGGCAGAGAAAAGATGGTGTGGCGTTTTCGGTCGGTCCAGAGAATTTTCTCCTTGTCCAAGTCGATGCCGAACTCGCCGTTTTTGAGTGTGGACATGGTATGGCTCCTTTCGTTATGGGATTTGTTTGGGTTGTTGGTATTTGAATTTGGTGCGGGATGGCGGTTTGTATTATTTACATTATACCATTCATTTTCTTGATATGCAATTATCATTATTATTCTATGGTTGAAAGCTATCCGGCAATTTTGATTCCGTCCCAATGTGAAAACCATACCGCATCGCTATTCCTTGAATCGGATATACAACAATGTTTTTGTAATCCAACTCATCAATAATTTTGGAAATAGCAGTAGTTTTGAGGATACTAACCAAATAATTACTTTTGAATATAACATAATTCAAATACGAGGCATGTTGTAGTATATATTCCATAACAGCTTTATCGTATATAATCTCAAACGGTAACTCTGTGTTACCATGTTGAATTATCCCTTCACGCAAATCATCAAACCGCGCTACTTTAAGGAAATCGTCGTCAGATTCTATCATATAAGCAGAAATTTCTAAGGCTTTCATTTTTCCCTGTTCCTTCAAATAGCTTTGATAATGGTTTTCCCAATTATTTTCCAATGACTTTCGATAATTCTCAAGACTGTTTCCATTAGAGTAAAATGATGAGGAAAATGGATGAATTAACGATTTCTCATTTATCGAAGACTCTATTTGCTTTTCGATTGCACGGTTTATATTTGCAATCTTCCTGCTGTTTTCACTACCTTTTTTATTGTGTTTGCTACTACTTACTTTAAAATGCTCAATCCAACCATTTTCCCCAATAAAATCAGGAAAGGTTGTTGTCTCACCATCTGTATCTTGTGCTGTGTCAATAAGAACATGAAGTTGCTGCTGTTCTTCTATTGATATTCCATAGTACCGGATTTCGTTTTTGTCGTATTGAAGCTTCACTTCTTCTAAGCATCGCTGTTCGGCTCTTCCCATATACAAACCATCCTCCAAACATTAAAAGCCTCTCACCGCAGTCAGCATGCTACTGATTACGATGGGAGGCTCAAATCTTTTGTGATAGCCTTATTATACCACGCTTCGTGAATTACTCAAGGCCAATCTCAATAACTCAGTCAATGTCCCAGTTGCCAAAATCCTTTGTGAGGACGAAGACGCTCTGATGGATGTATTGGGTGTTGGTTCAAGACATCTGCCTCAGCGTCGAGTGCTGAATAAGGACTACGATGGTTTTTGGGTGTGCAGGTGGTTACGATGTCATGGTGAGCGCTTGTTACGGCTTTGTTCGTTACTGTGGCATATCAATCGTCGTCATCATCATTTTTATCATAGCCACTGCACTCTTCACGATGTTCGCAAAAATCGCAACAGCAATCATCTGTAAACTCACCGGTTTCCCAGCATAAGTCGGTAGGATACATTCTTTGCCATCTTTGTATCCTCCCAAAAACAAAACCCCCGATGCCGTAACATCGGAGGAGTCGAAATCAATTATTCATCGTTCAGAATCTGTAGCAACTCGTCGAGGCTGGTCACATAGCGGTATTTCCCTGCCATCTCTTTCGGCAGCGGAATCATGTCACTCATGTAATAAAGAACCTGCACGCCGTTGCTGGTGCATTCGTTGTACTTATCAGTGTCACGCTGTTTACGCGCCTCGAAATCCCTGTCATCGCTGCCGTAGGGGTAAAAATGCTGCACACCCTGACACTCGATGGCGATGTTCTTGCCCGGCAGGAAGAAATCCAGGCGCTTCTTGCCCATCCACGGAAACATCTTTTCCCGCTGATACTCGATACCGTTGCATTTGAGCATCATGAGCACATCGTTTTCGAGATAAGACTTCTCGCGCAGGAAATCTTCCGTGTTTCGGTAAATTACCGGCTTGGCAGTCTGGCTGATAGCCTTGTTGGGGTTTAGCTTCTTGTAGTGAACGGTCGTGGGTCGGACATAGACGACCTTGCCGCTTTGCAGATGCCGGAAATGTCCGCAGCGCTCAGATTGGAGCACGCAGAACCCTGCAAATGTACCTTTCCCGGCACTGTCATTCACATAGACCACGATGCCTTTTTTGAGGTCCACGATAGTCTGCTTGGTTGTGCTTAGACATTCTCTGACATCCCCGACCGTTTCCTGCTCTCCGTTTGCGTGTACGATGCGCTGCTCGACCTTCCGACTCAAACACCGCCGCTTCCAGAGACATATCGTATGCAGCCAGATTTGCAGTATTAGTGCCGCTGAGCTCGGAGCCGTCACAGAGTTCCGTATATGTAGGGAATCGCGCTCGGTTCGCAACCACTTTTCCAGCAGGTTGCCAGACTCGTTCAGAACGGAAAGGCAGCCGTATACCCCATTTCGTGTATTTACCGCCATCATCAGTCCGTCCACACCGAATTCCTTCTCAGCCCTTCTCAGCTCGACAAATGCCGTCATTTCCCGCATCCGCCAGTTATCGGTAGGCATGACCATAGCACAGGTGTTCTCTCCATCAAAGCCCACGAGAATCGGGCACAGGAAAGTCGTATCAGCCCTTCTATGAACAAGGATATAGAATGATGCACCGTAGGTGTCATTCACCTTGATAGCGTACTCATCGTAGGGCTCCAGCCCATACTCGCCGCTGTTCAGTCGGAAATCACTGATGACTGATTCGTTGTCGGTCGTGAGTTTCGCAATGGTAGGCAGCTGCAGGATACGAGTAAGGCTCTTGACGACCTTATAGCAATCCGTCCCTTGCCTCTGCATCCGGTACTTGTCATGCGTCAAGTAGAATTCGCGTTGCCATTCGGCGTTTTTATTATTCATGTAAAATCCTCGTTCCCGGCTCCTTAGTGCAGAGAATCTGTAGTTGTGTTATTTTCTGAATCAAGTGCTTTCAGCATCTGTCCAGCCAATGCCACCGAAAGCAGCGGCGGGACCGCGTTGCCGATTTCTAAGCGTTTCAGGCAATCCGAGCCGTAGAACTGATAGTTGTCCGGAAAACTCTGTAACCGTGCTCCTTCTCGTATCGTGAGTGCCCTTGAATCTCTCGGATGGATGCATCTTGATGAGGACGGACAGGCAAAGTTCCGTGTGATGGTAGTGGCGGGTTTCTCCCACCAGAGTTTCGCGTAGGTGTTCTTGAACCCGCTCTTAGGTCTGAGTTCTTCCGGCAAATCATCCTTGCCTTGCCCATCTTTGAGCGCCGCCATGATTCTGCGAAGATGGGCGCTGTTGTTCGGGGCTTTATGCTCCGTAAGCGCATCGGAACCACCCTGCCGGACCCATTGAAGGAATGTATTGTCGGGAGGGGCGGCATACACGGTGCTTTTCTCCCCGCACGAGAGCGCAGGCAGGTCTTTAAGTGCATCTTGCAGCGTCACATACGGCAGTAGTCCTTCTCCGTGGGTAGGTTCCGGGTACTGAAAAGGATTGTCGTCCAAGAACCCTACTAGAATGACCCGTTCTCGTAGCTGCGGTACACCGTAGTCTACGGCATTGAGGATTTTGTATTGGAGGCTGTACCCTATATCCTCGAATTCCTTGCGGACATGCTCAAACAGGGCTCCTCCATCCATGCTCAGAATACCTTTGACATTCTCAAACAGGAAGGCTCTCGGATGTAGGATGCGGAGAACGCGCTTGTATTCCATGAATAGATTTGCCCGCGCATCCATCTGCCGTTTACCGAGCGTGGAGTACGACTGACACGGCGGACCACCAACCACGACATCAACTGTCCGGTTTCCTATCGCTTTACGGAGGACATTTTCTGACAGGTCTTTGATGTCGCCTTGCAGCATATTGACCGAAGGGTGGTTGATGGTATACGCTTTCGCGATATCCTTTTGCATCTCGTTTGCCAAGATTATTTCATAGTGCTCGTTTCTTGAAAAACCGTAACTCAGTCCCCCGACACCTGCGAACAGGTCAACAACGGTGTATTTCCTTGTCTCTGGCATGATGACTCCAATAAAAAATCCGGCACGAATCACTCATGCCGGGCAATGACTTTCTTGCTCTTCAATTTCATTCAGGATACGGTACAGTTCCATGCCCACGACTCTTGCAAGTTCGCAAGGCACTGCATTTCCAATTTGCTTATACTTGCTCGTGAGATTTCCGCAAAAGACCATATCTTTCGGGAATGTCTGGATAGCGGCTGCTTCTCTATAGGACAAGCGCCTTGTACTGCCTTTCTCCCCGAACTGCCAAAGGTCTTTGCCGACCTTCACCATGTCAGGCGAACCTGGCCAGAGAGGCACTTGCTTTGCCATCGCGGGAATCGTAAACGATACGCTGTCCCATGCGCGTTTCCGGTTCCGGGACATGTAGCGCGAGGAATAGGCTTCTTTGCAGATTTCATCGTCCGTCGCCGGGGCTAAACCCTCTAATGCCTGCCGGATACTGATGCGGTCAGGAAACGGTGCAGGAACCTTGAACTCTACGCCATACTTCTCAGCAAGGTCTTTTCGGATGCCCACAAGGAGGATTCGCTGTCTATCTTCCGGGACATGATAGTCCGCAGCATTGACAAGGTTGATGGACACCACATATCCCTTGCTCTCGAAATCCGCGATGATAGCGTCCTTGATTTTTCCGCCGCCAAGCGTAAGCAAACCTTTGACATTCTCAGCAAGAAACAGCTTTGGCTGCTTCTTCTCGACCAACTTGACGCAATGCCGGTAGAGCACATTCCGGCTATCGTCGATTTTCCTTGGCCCCGATAAACTGAAGCCCTGGCACGGGAATCCGAAAGATGCGATATCGCAATCCGGGATAGTATCGTAGTCTACTTTGCCGATATCGCCTTCCACCACCGTGGCATTACTCCACAACCTATGGGTCTTGCAGGCATCATGATTGAAGTCGTTCGCCCATACCGTATGAAACCCAGCCTGCTCTAAGCCGATATCAAGTCCCCCTGCACCGGAAAACAGCGAAACATGCGTGTATACTTTGTTCTTATTCATTTTTGGTCCTATAAAAACCGATGCGGAATCACTCCGCATCGGATACTTATTTACAAAAAATGAGCGTTAAATGCGCGGAATACACAAAAAACACACGCGCTCATTTATCGAACGCACGCGTGTGTTTAAGATGCTTTTTGTTGGTCGTTGTGCTTAAAAAAATAGCGGTATCTTCAACGTCTTTGCGCCGCATCGGCGATTCGCTCTTTCGCAACAACAAAAAAATCGGCATCCTTTTCGATGCCGATAAAGTTTCTATTCGTATTTATTGCCGCCACGCCGGTCGAGCCGCTTCCCATACAAAAATCAAGAACCGTATCGCCCTCATTCGTGTAACTCCTGATGAGCCACTCACACAGCGCTACGGGTTTCTGTGTGCCGTGCGCTGCGCATTTCTGCTTATCTGTGGCAAAGGTCAAAACGCTCGTAGGAAATCTCTCGGTGCTGTCGTAGCTTTTTGCCTTGTATTTCCCATAATCCTCAGTCATCTTGGAGTTCCGCTTATGCTCAGCCGTTGAGACCTTTCTCGGATGCCCTGAGGTCTTCTGCGGGTTGTAGGTGGGCAGTTTCCTGTAAAACACTAGGATGTCTTCATGCGCCCTTAGCGGCATCCGGTTCGCGTTGAGGAATCCTACCGGAGATGTCTTCTGCCAGATGAGGTTATATCGCCACGGGATGACTTTGCTGTCCATCAGGGTCTTGGTGTATGCTCCCGCCGAGAAAAGAATCACTGCGCCGTTTTCGGTCAGGATTCTATCCAGCTGCTTCCAAATCCCCTGCTGTTTGTTTTGGGTCCAATCGGACATTGCATCGGCACATGAAATCCCCGCCTTGTAGCAGAAAAGAAGAAACTCAGTCAGGCTTAGTCGCTTCCCGTCCTTCTCGATGAAGTCTTCAAACGGCAATACCGTATCCCAAGCCTGATGTGTGATACCGTATGGCGGGTCTGCTAAGACGAGGTTCACGGAATGCGCCGGAATTCCGTTCAGCTTCTCGCAGCAGTCTCCCTGCATCAGCGTAACGGCGCTCATGCTTTACCTCGGAACAGTTCCTTCAAGGCATCCAGCTGGTCAGCCTGAACCCTGCCGTCTCGGATGATGGTGAAGAATCTACCATCATCGAGCAAAGCCCTATCCTGCTGCCCGTACATCGTCACGATACCCATGTGCCGGCCTTTGAGGTAGTTCAGCATATCCTTTTCCGGGAACTCTTCCCGGAACCGCCACGAACAGATACTGAACGGAGCGTACTTATTGATGAAATCCTCACTGTCGCTGTGAAATACCTCGTCCCGATTTCGGTATCTGTGATGCCGCGCCGTAGTCGCAAGGATATCTACTCCGTGGACCGCAGGCGCATCGGTATCGACCAGAGGTCCGAACACGACCAATTCCTGTACCTGAAACACGAAAGGTCTTTCCGCCTCGCTCTTATTGATTAGAATGGCTCGCTCAATCGCTTCCAGACACCGTTTTTGTGCGAGCGCTCGTGAATATTGCCGCTTTTTTTCCGCCATGATGATTTCCTCCGCAAAAACAAAAAAGCCCCGCGCAGACATTTCATCCACGCGGGGCTAGAACAAACCATGAGATTTTAGAAAACTGCTGCCGTCTGCAAAACGACCGGCACCACCGTACTAAGCACCAGGGTCAGCGTCATCATGACCGCCATGACGAGCGAAGCCGCCTTCTGAGCTTTCTTCCGATTTCACATCTTTTGTACCTCTTTTCGAGAAAAATCAAGCCGCAGAGAACGAATCCCTGCGGCTTACATACTAAATCACCTTATATTCTCCATTGTATCCAATTCGCACAAATGTGCAACTGCCAAGCACCGAACACGTATATTTTCAGTCACCGGGCTTGCCGCCTTCCTTTCTGCAGCCCGTTAGCAGCCTACCGAACGGCAGCAGCTGAATTCCCAGCGCGTCACCTTTCCCAAACTGCTTCGTCCAGAACGGAAACAAGGCGAACCCTTTCCTGTGCCATCCGTTCTTGTATTCTCGTGTACTTTTTTGTATCTTTTTGTTGTTTTCTCTATTGCAATTCTATTTGCGTCCTTGTATAATAGTTACAGAATAATACACAAAGCTACAAAATGATACACGCGAAAGGAGTCGCCGTATGTTTTCCATCAAGCTGAACGCCCCTGTCCTGCTTCGCAAGCAGTTGCCGGTGATTGCCAAGGCATTGCATGTCGATGAGAAGGTCCTTGACGATTTTATGACCGTTTCGACTTTCTATGGCGTCAAGGATGGCAAAGGTACGATTGTCCCGATAAAGAAAACGGATACCATTGTCCATATCGATTACAAAGCATATGATAACTACTACTTTGTTGTCGATGCTATCCTGCAATACGCCAAAGACATCGATACATCTGTTACTCTCCCTGTCATCACTAAAATCGAACTCGGTACAGATGTTTTCAAGAAATTCTCTCCTGACCAACTCGGCGACATTATGTTTTTGACCAGAAGACTCAAAGACAGCAATGAACGCGTTACGAAACTTGCTGAATTGAACGCTCCTGATATCCTTCTTGCTAATGAGCGTGCGCTATTATGCAAGAAGGTGGAATTTCTCGAGGATAATGAACACACACCAAAACCTGACAGGAACATTGACGGACATGTGTGCGCCTCCTTACATGATATCGGGTATTCGATTCTTGACGGCTGGCTGAACAAGAATGATTCAGTTTTCGAGAGTGACGGCAAAAACAATTCCGGGTATGACCCTGATAAATTAGCGGCACTCGTCAAGAAAGCCATCGGTACGCGGACACAGGAGCAGTTTTCCCAGACATCGCACCTTGGTCGCGTATATGTGAACCGTCTTGCGAACGGCAAAACACAGTCTCAGCCTACCGAGGTGACATTGAAGAAAATCGCCAAGGCAACGGATGCCGTGACGGAAAACGAGCTTCGTCAGGCATGCGGTTACGAGCCGCTTCCGGGTGAGGATGTCGTGGAGTCGAAGAAACGCATCGAAACCGTGGACGACTACACATGGATTCACGAGAACGTAAACTATTTTCTCGAATTCCTGAAAGCGCAGATTCCGATGTCGTTGCCGCTGTATAATCTGGTCATCCTCGAGAATCAGTACATGAGCATCCACAAGGACGGCTATGACCTTTTCGGTATTCATCGCTGCTCAGCTCCCGTCGAGTATTCTGAGGACGGTACTGTTGCGAATGTCATTTATCCCGTTACTTTCGATTGGACAAATTTCCAGCGTGGCATTCGCCTCTCTGCGGCCGTAGGGCTCTTGGGACACTACAGCAAAAACAATGAGTTGTACATTACCGACTACATCACCGATGTCGATGCACTGTACAAGTATGCACCCTTTTTGCGCAAGGCTATCGACAAAGTGGGAGAGAATTTCAAGGATAGTGGTGTAGATATTAAAGACTTCCCTGTCTTTTACTATACCATAAATCTGAAAAAAGCATTCACGGCAAAGCATGTCCTTGCAAAGATGGAGAAGTTCCTGAGCAGCCTTGTGAAAGTCCGCGTGGACGCTCTCGGATTCTATGCGGACAATCTGAGCGATGAAACCTTCATTAAGTTCCTCAAAAATCATGAGAAGGTCATGACGAACGAGTATGCCGACAGCGAAATCAAGGACTTCTATGAAAATGTTGTTGTGCGCCATGGCGATATCGAGGATTTCTTTGCGGAGAACTCAGACTACAACAATAAGGCTGCTATCATTGCCTATGTTATCCAGAATGAGGCTTCTGACGACACCTACCGTCGTCTGGTAGACGGATTCACCTTTGACGATGATGACAAGGAAGATAGGCTCTGCGTTGCCGCCTCGAAGCGTGAAATCGAAGCATGGCAGAAAGAGCATCCCGGTAATGGCTTTAACATGAAAGTGTTCTCTGACACTCTGAAAAAGTATGCCGATGAGTTGGGCTTAGAGTTCGGTGACATGTACTACTATCTTGATGTCGAGGATGACAAGGCTGACGAGATGGGCGTTCGCGTCTAATACCTGCCTGATAGCCCTGACTATCCCAGACAAAAAACAATGCTGCTACCCATTATCTGGGTAGCAGCATTTTTGTTTTCCGTTCTGGACATGCATTATCCCGCAGCGGCATCCACACCGGGGCCCTTCTGCCGGTTTTCCCGTGAGTACCCTGCTGGCGGACGGTGGGCGGCAAGCAGTGCCGGTGCTTTGCGGTTCTGCAGGATTCCGGGCAAAAAGAAAACGAGAACTGCGCCATTAGCGGAGTCCTCGCAAAAGATAATTCTTTTTGATTACATCGTTAGTATACCCCGAGCCGCACGGATGTGCAAGAGGTCATTTGCGATTCTTTTGGGCAGGTTTCTGGCATCCTAAGCGCATCGCCTTGCAGTAGATGGCAGTGCTTGTTCTGTTCAGAGTTTTCTGCAGAGATTCGCTCGCGCTTTCTTCGGGAAAGCGTTCCCGGAGCACCTTTTCCTCATCAGCCGTCCACATCGAGCGTTTCTGGTACACAAGGCCCATGATGCTCGTATGGTTCAAGACAGAAGCGCGGCTGCGGTTGAGGTCTTTCAAAAGAGCTTCGCTTGCACCTTCCCAAGGATATCTCTCAATGAGAATATTCTCCTCTTCCTCAGTCCACCGGCGTCTATTTTCGTATCGGAGCCCCAATGCGTTAGCCTTCATACTGATGAGATAGGCACTGTGCTGAAACAGTTGCATCAGTTCCTGGCTTGCTCCCTCTTTCGGGTATCGTTCAGCCAGAATCTTCAACTCCTCCTCGGTCCAATAATGCCGAGCGCCTACTATGCCGAGCAGACGAGCCTTTCTGTTAATGGTCGCGGCGCTTCTGCCGAGCAGTTTCTGGAGGTCTTTGCTGGCACCCTCGTTCGGATACCTCTCTCTCAGAATTTTGATGTCCTCGTCAGTGAATCTCTTTCGGTTCGCGTTGCGAAGCCCAACTTGCTGGGCCTTGAAGTGAATCGCCTGTTTTGTGCGGTTCAAGGTCTTTACGAGCGCATCACTCGCGCCCTCCTTCGGATACCGCTGATTTAAAATCGCTAATTCTTCTGATGTCCAGGGTTTTGCCATGGTTTTACACCTCTTTCGTTCGTTGGCAACAAAAAAGAGCAGACGCACCACTTTGGTGAATCTGCTCTTCTTCGTCAGAATATGAATTGTACGGAAGTCGTTTATTATGCTGCTATCTATCGTACAATTATCAGTGTATGCCATTCGCACAGCCTGGCAAGAGGAAACTGTGCTCAGAACAAAAATGGCGCTGGCTGCGCTGCATCGTTTGGTCATCGCATATCGGTATGCCGACATAGTGCGGGCGTACCCATTTTTTATGAACGCTGGTGAAGAAAACTCTCATTATTGTGTATGAGTTGCAACTCCTACCAGTTTTGCGTCCTTGCACATTTTCCCAACGAGTTTTTGCTGAAATCCGCGCTTTTTCCAGCGAGTTTTCGGTTGTATCCCATGTTTTTCTGTGGATGAGCCTATTGAGAGAAATATTCTGCACCGCTTTTTCAAAAATTTGCGCCTTTGACATTAACATTACAGAATTTGCCTGAGTGAAATGTAGAAAATCAACCATATATTTTGTAAACTTTGCACAACTCCCACCAAACTTCGAAGCTCAATGCGGAACAAAATCAGCTTGTCGGAACAATGTCGATTTAGCTTTGATATTGTTCCGCATATTGTTCCGAGCCATCCCCCACACACAAAAAAGCCCTGCACACACCAAAAGCGGCATGTGCAGGGTCACTCTTTTATCCGAGAGGCATTTCCAACACTTCGAGGATATAAGTAAAGAAGTAGAACGCGAGGTTTCCGATTTTATCGGAGTCATGTTCGATGTTTGTTATGATACGGCTCAAAGACCCGTTTCTCAGCGACTTCATAGCAGCGTAGACAAGCAGATAGACATTCACATAAGTCATCTGCTCCTTGGGCTTGTAGCCCTCGAACGCTTTCAGCTGGCATTCTCTGGAAATCTTCTGAGCCAGCGAATACCAGCTGCGCAGATAAAACTGTCCTCCCTCTTGGTTCATCTCCTGCTGTACTCGGACCTGATATTTCGGATAGTTGTTGTTGACGACCTCGGCGAACTCTGTATCCTTGAACTTATTCTGGTGATAATACAGCCACAGAGTCGAGTTTGCCAAGTCCATGCACGCCGCAGCCAGAAGCTGTGCCTTGTCATCTTCCAGCGGCACAGTATGCGTCACGGATTCGTCTAAAGACTTGCCATTGAACAAGTCTACATGCTTATAGGAATCCTTGCCGGCCTTTACTGTCGTATCGATGAATTCCTTGAAATCCTCGACCAGTGCCACATACGCCTGATACTGAATATCTTCAGTAGAATCCTGAGTATCTTCAACGAAATTTTGCTCGTTCATAGTGTTATCCTTTCTCTGCTTGGCAGTTGTTTTCAGCGGCTATTCAGCTTGCCTGTATACTTCATAGTACGCAATTCGCACGAATGGGCAACTATTTTTGCGAAATAAAAAGGCAGGCTCAGAAAAGAACCTGCCATGCATATTAGAGGTTAAAGATGCCCAGCCAGCGCCGGAACTTGATACCGAACAACTCCTGTGCCTGCTCGTAGTTCATGATAAGCTGGTTGCCGCCAGAAATCTCTGCTTCGAGGGAGTTCGGCAGCTCGTCTGCAATGTATTTCAGTTCGTACCAGGGTCCATCCTGCGGGTAGGTATAAATGAGCCGGTTCTGCTTCTTATCCACCCGGAACTTGCTCGGGTCAGCCTGCCATGCCAGTTCGATTTTCTCAATCGCAGCACGGCCGATGCTCTCATCGCCCATGTAGTCGTTGTAATACAGGATACGCACATAGTCCGGCAAATCGACTCCGCAAGCCTCGAAGATATCTGCAGTGACACTGGACGAGGCATGGAAGATATCCGGGAAGTATTCTTTGCCATTCGCATTCTCACGCATTTCCGTCGTCATCTCATCGATGCAAACAAGCATCCGGCGGACATACTCCCCGTAGAACGCGGTAGTCAGCTCCGACATACTCTCATTTACACGCTTCGAGTTCTTGGCACCGCGCTCATTGTCAATTTTAGCACCGATTCGACAGATAATAGCGCGTTTTGAGAGGTCTTTTGTCAGAGAAGTGATTTTGTTGGATGTAATGGATACAGCAGGATAGTTCACGAGCCTGTCCGAGATACCCCATTCATCGTTCTTAATCACCCGTTCTGAATGGTTCTGGAACTGGGTCTTGGCGAGGTCGTCGATGTTCAGTGGCAGTCCCTCGCATACTCGTTTGAGACCATCGATTCTTGTGGCTGTGAAATCCTCCGTAGTGTTCATCTTAACGGTCTCACCGCACATGAGTTTGACAAGAAACTTAATAAAGGTCGTCTTGCCGCCGTTTGAGTCGCCGTAAATTACGCCGTACATCGGGAACAGTTTGGTGTCGTAATTGTTCCTTGAGGCAAAATACCGCAGATACGCCATGAACGGGGTAGCCAGATACCAGGTCATGTACTTAAAGTAGTCTTTCTTAGCCTGCTCGACATCACCGTAAAAGTAGTCCATGCCTGAGAAGAATTTCTGGATGCTCTTGATGTTCTTGGCTACCTCGCTGAGATTCGGGTTGAGGTCGATGTTCTCGTCGTTGAAGGTCATGGTCCCGGCATCATAGTCGATATGTAGTTTCGGAAGCTGCTTAACCGTCTCAGCTGCCACACGCCGAACTTCTGTATACCGTTTTCCGAAAACGCGCATTGGTTCTGCTGCTACCACGATGCGATTCGCTTGTACCGGCATCTTAGGCATGATTGGCTTGACGAGTTCCTGCATCTTCTTGACATCGGCGACTATCTCGTATTCCACCTCGTCCTCAGGTCGCGCCTGTTCCAAAAAGATAAGCTTCTGCTTTTCAATGGATTGGAAGACGGGCACTTCCTTGATGTTTTCTTTTAGGTAGTCTTCCTGATTCATAGTGCTCACGACTGCCTTATACGAAACGTTGTCGGAGCAGGTCTCCTTGAAGGTCTCGAACAGGACCTTATAATGCGAAAATGCCGCCTCGTCATCGAAGCAAACGATATTCTCTCGCTGGATGCCGCAAAACGCCGATGCCGACATATTCGCACTGCCGGTGATGACTCGGACACGCTTATGGTCAGCGCTCTCCAAAATGAAGATTTTCTCGTGCGATTTCGTGTCCCGCGATACATACAGCTGCAAGGACCCGTCATCGAGCCGGTTCGCGAGGTTTCCTGCCGACTTAGACTTTGCGAGCCGCTGCACACTGTCGATTTGCACCGACATGATGGCAGCAATGTCGTTGGCGATGATTTTCTCGCATCCGAACACGACTTCCGCATACGAGAACTTGTTGATGACCTTATTCACGAACTCGATACCGGAGGAGAAAGTGATAGCATAAAGCCTGTCAAAACCATCAAACAATTCTTCCCAATTCGTTTCGACCGTATCAGCATATACCGCCTTCACAACACTCAGCGCCTGCGTGGAGATGCTCGCCTTTGCCTTCGTGGTCTTGTTCGCCACGAGTTTGAAGGGCTTATCCGTCTGCCCATCACTGTCCCCCGTATCCTCGCTGGGGTCCAAGAGTTCTTCCGGACCTTCCTCGGTGTATTCGGGGCTTTCCGATGCCATCATATCCATGAGCGACATCTGATTTTCCAAGTCGTTTGCTTTCCTTCGTGCCATTTTGTGCCTATCCTTCCTAAACAGATTTGGGTCATTTCTTTTGGTCGGGTATATAAGCGAGCAGTTACTTTTTTAGCAACTAATCATTCGTTCATGTTTTTTGTTTTTTCGGTCAACTTTGATTTTAGGTATTCCTAGTTTTATTCTACCACTTTAGCTGTCCCATTGTCCGGACTTCGAACCACTCAGCGCAAGTTTTATCCGCCTTAGCCGGATTTCATTCACCTTTTCTTGTATTCTCTTCGCGTTTTGTTTAATTTCGTGTTGTTTCGTGAATGCCAAAAACAGCCGCCATATTTATCACAAATACATCCTTGCATCGCTCTTTTTGTTCTCCAATTCCCATTGTATGCAATTCGCACGGCTGTGCAACTGACCGTAGAATATCAAACTGCCGGAAATCATGTCGCAGAATATCAAATTGCTGGTAAAATCGGCTTGCTTCGCCACTGAATCGCAGTATTCACAAAACAAAAATCCGTCCACCCGAATAGGTGAACGGCGTATACTTTTACAGAGGTTTATGCCTGCGCTGCTTCTGGTTTTTTTCCGTTGTACAAGGCCGCAACCATATCGACCGCCTCATCCATCGAGCGGCACTGGTAGCTGATGACCGTGCCATTACCAACCAGTATGTTACCGCTGCGCCAGAATGCCTTGGAGTCAGTGGTATAAATGATGTTGCTTTCCACACGCAGCTCCACGCCGCTGTTCGTCATGACTGTTTGCATTATTGTACCTCCTAAAATCTTCGACCACCGTACAGCCCTATGACCGTACCCATTGCTTCGTCTTTCGACTGACAGTTGTAGCTGATGACTATGCCACTGCATGTCAGCATCCTGCCGCAGAGGTTGTATGTCTTGCCGTCCGATGCAATGAAGAGATTGCCACAGCAATTCACTGTCACACCGGATTTCGTATACACTACCATGCTCTCACCGCCTTTACCGATTTTGTTTGTTTTGTGCTGTTGCCCTTTAACCCGCCGTATTTTGCCAAGACGAGGCACAGGGCGTCTCGAATAGTCTCGGCATGCCCATAGACATGCCCATCGTCACCAATGACTTTTGCCCCCTGCATCCAGTAGGATGTATCGTCGGAGGCAAAGACCGTACTGCCATTGAGGACCAGCGTTACGCCTGACGCAGTTTCGATTTTTGCTATGCCCATATTCGTTTTGCCGCTTTTCTGAGTCGTTTTTCTTCGATTTTGTTGATTTTTCGGTTTGCTTTCTGAATTTCAGTCGTATCTGATTCTTTGCTTTCGTGTCGCGTGTTGTGTTCTAAAATTGCTTTCGCAAAATCCGCCCGTTCTTTTTTCTTTTGTCATCGTCCTTTTTCTTTTTCTTGTTGGACTTAGCCAAAATCAACACTATGCCGCCCGGCGTATAAGCCGTTTCCGTAAGCCTTGTTCACAGCTTTTTCGAGTTCTTCCTGAAACTCCTGTTCTTTTATTTCGTTCTTTCTGAATGCTTCCGCAAACGCCTTGTACAAGTCATAGGTCTCCTTGTCTGGGTTAAATGGTGATGTTCTGTAGTATTCTGTTACGAACCATTTCTTGCCGTCGATGCTTGTCAGATAAAATCTGGTGTTTGGAATTGGAATGCTTCCCATCATGTTAATTACCATCCCCCGCGTGAAAGGCGAACCCACTCCGTTCTCGTGCTGTGCGGAGTATGATGAGCATATACTTCATATTGCAGCTTGCGCTCATACGCTGCTCTTGACACCTGTTCTTCTTTCAGTGCTCTAACCGTGGAAAGGAGCTCATCCTCCCTACCTTTCGCTTCGCCTCTGGCAAATGCTGCTTTTTCGGCTTCTTCGATGCGCTGGTATCTACTCTTTCGTTCCTGCTCAATGCAGAGTAGCCCGTTGGCTACTGCGCCGAGAAACTCCTGTATCTCAGATTCCGGGATGAGTTCCTTTCCGTCCTTGTCTCTAGATACGCTGCAATAGCCATTATCGTCATAACGGATGAAATAAGGAGAGTTTGGAACCTGTTGCGTTTTCATGGCTTTTCCATCCTTTTCTGGAAGACTATCTGCCGGGAGTGTTTCCCGTTGCCCGCTGCTCGCCGCGTGGAGGCTGTCTTTTTGAGCAGCTGCGCGGACAAAACCGCGCTTTTGAGTTACAAAATGAAGGCTGGGAAAGCCCACGGTTTCAACCGTGGGATGATAGGCCGACAATAATGGTTTTCTTCGTATCTACCAATATAATTGTAATGTGACGATGTTGTGATATAAAGTTCATATATCTGTAACATAAATTTGTCTGAATTGTGATAAAATAGATACATGAAAAGAAACTACAGACGCACAAAAGCAACCGTTTCTATGATAAATTATCACTTTGTGTTTTGCCCACGCTATCGAAGGAAATTATTTCTGGTGGATGGGTTTGAAGCTCGTTTCAAGGAACTTGTAACTCAAATTTGTGAGCAAAACGACATTGTGATACTGGCAATGGAATGTCATATAGACCATTGCCATCTTTTCGTGAATGCTCCGCCTACATTAAGTGCTGCAGAAATCATGAAAATTATTAAAGGAACCACCGGCAGGATACTCAAGCAAGAGTTTTTTCCTGACACGGTTATGCAAATGTGGACACGCAGCTATTTTGTAAGCACTGCCGGAGATGTGTCTACCGCTACGATTCAACACTATGTAGAACAGCAAAAAAAGAGAGGAGGGTAACTTTATGGCTTTCGGGAGCAAGAATAGCACGCCATCATTTGTATTGACATTGCCTCTTGATATAAGTCTCAACGAGCAAGACTATCTGTATAAGGAGTTCAAGAAATGTGGCACTATCTATAATCAGCTTGTCAGCGTCACTACGAAAATGTGGCATCAATTGCGCAAGATGCGCAAATATCGGGAATTGATGGCAGCTATTGCTAAAGCTGCTCCCGACAGCGATGAGCAGAAAGTCCTCTTTAAGCAACGCGAAAAGATGCTTAAAGAATATCGTTTTTCTGAAGATGCTTTTCATAAGTTGGTTGTGCCGTATGCAAGGCACTATGCCATAAACTCCCATATAGCACAGGCAGTTGCCTCTGATGTTTGGAAAGCATGGAACACTTTCTTCTTTAGCAAAGGAAAAGAGGTTCACTACAAAAGGTTAGATGATTTAGCAGCTATCTCCGGAAAAAACAACTTCACCGGTATCGTGCTTCGCCCGGCAAACCTCACTACAAGCAATATAGAGTCGGCTAAGCGCAAGGCGCAAAAGGCCGTTGAGAAGCGATACGATGATATGTACGGGCGACCTGACCCTAAAGACGATAAGAAAGTCGTTCTTCCCGATGAGGTAAAACCACAAATGGAAGCTGAAATTGCTGCCGCTATCGCAAAAATAAAACCCACTATCGGAAAAGGCAACCTGCGCATTGTGTACGGAAAGCATGAATTTCCTGTTGTGTTGCGTAATCCTAAAACTCAGACAGGAAAATATCAGCAGGAAGCTCTCAAATGTGGAGTGAAATACTGCCGCATTACTCGTAAGTGGGTTAAGACCAAGTGGAAGTATTATGCACAATTCATCTTAGAAGGCTATCCTCCCACAAAGTGCGACGGTAACGGCGTGATGAAGCATCCTGTCAATCAAGGGCGCATAGGTCTTGATATCGGCACGCAAACGCTTGCCATTAGTGGTAAAGATATCTGCGATTTGAGAGTTCTTGCGCCATCAGCAAGAGCGCAAGCAAGAGGACTCACTAATCAGATTGCTCGCACACAGCGTGCAATGGACCGCTCACGCCGCGTTACAAATCCGAAATATTATAATCCGGATGGCACGATAAAGAGGCTGAAGCGCCAGCATAGTCACAAACAAAGGCGTGACTGGAAGTACAGCAAGCGCTATTTCCGTTTGAAAGCAAAACTGCGTGACTTAAACCGCCGATTGGCAGATATCCGCAAGATGGAGCACAACATCCTTGCTAACGAATTGCTGCAGCATGGCAACGAGTTTGTGGTTGAAGACATGAACTATAAAGCATTGCAGAAACGCAGCAAGGAGACGAAAACCAACGCTAAAACTGGCAGAGCACATACTAAAAAACGGTTTGGCAAATCGTTGAGCCGCTGCGCCCCCGCAATGTTTATTTCCATCCTGAACAAAAAAGCCAATCGTTATGGCGGCAGCGTTATCAAAGTCAGCACCTTTGAAACAAAAGCCTCGCAATTTGACCATACAGATGAAAGCTACACCAAGAAGAGACTTTCCGAACGAATGGCACACCTCAGCAGCGGAGAAGTAGTCCAGCGTGACCTGTATTCCGCTTTTCTGCTTGAATATATAAATACTGAATCTTTGGAATACAATACAAAAGCTCTTAACTCAGCTTTTCCTGCATTCTTAGTGATGCACGAAAATACAATAAAGCACTTGCAGAAGGATAAAAGCTACCTTCCTGCAAGCGTAGGGTTCTAAAATAATAGTTTTTCGGGGAATTCGACACATTCCTCGTTAGAGAGCTGCCTCGCAAGAGGTGAAACTTCCTTCGGAGGATGCACTTAAAAGAACTGGGAATGCAGACAAGTATGTTGGTCAACCTTTTAGGCTGGATGCTCATTGTGCGCTACACCCGTAGCGGATGGTGGGAAACCGCATAACTCGCTGCCTTGTATGCGGCATGGTGATAAGCCTTGCCACCGCCACCCGGGAATCCCACGATTTCAATCGTGGGAGGTGTCAAATCTCTGCATTGAACAGATTGCGGAGCTTATAGGTAATATCCTCACTGTTGCCGACGATAGCTGCTGCCTCATTGATGGACGCGAGTTCCGAGAGGCTGTCTGCTGCATAGTTGTAGCTGATGGTATAAATCGGGATATCCATGCCTGCGATGATGTTCTTCGTATCAGAGAACTCATAACCGGTATTGTTGTCACCATCCGTCAACACGAAGATGATGGGCGTGCAGTTACCGCCGAGTTCCTGAGACTTCTTGTAAATGCGGTCCATTGCAACGCAAAGACCGTTATACATAGCTGTATTGCCGTTCGCGTCGAGGGAATTTACAGCACCCTTGTACAGAGTTTTTTGAGTCAGAGAGAACTGGTCAATAGGCAGGTATTCTCTGACATCCGAATCAAAGCCAATGATGCCGATATAGTTGTCGTCATTGATATACTGGATGGTGTTAATCATGGCCGTTTTCAGTGCATTGATAGGTTCTCCGCGCATTGACCCGGAAGTATCGACAACGAACTCCGCCACGATAGGAATACCGGAATCCTTCTCTTCCTTCCAGACACTCTGAGCCTGTGCGATGGTATTGCCGTCATACACTTTGCCGGTATATGTATAGTCATCAAGACCATTGAACCCGTCCTTCGTCGCTTCTGCCTGATTCTGAGCGCAGAGGGAAACGAAGGCAGCAATAACTTCCTTCTTCTCCGCAGAGACATTCCCGATGGAATACAGAGGATTATCGTGCCGTACACCGAACGGGATGAACTCGTAGTTTCGCTGCAAGGTCGGGTCATTCTGGTAGGACTGATACTCCATCACAACGCCGTCCACGATACCCTTGTCCGCCGACTGGACCATCTGCTGGGTCGTGAAGGATACGAGAGGGACGTTCGCTTGAAATTTCTGGAAATTCTCAACAGCAGCCGTATCGACAATCGTATCGCTGTCGCTGCTCGCAAGGGCCGCAAGCAGGAAGTTGAGACCCGTAGCACTCGTGTAGGGGTTCGAATACCCCATCATGAGTTTGCCATCAATGGTTGCGTTCAGAACGGAAGAAACAGACGCTTCACCATATTCAGAGCGAAGCATATCCTCTGTCTTCTTTGATACGAGAATACCCGCCACATTACCGGCCAGACGGTCAGCCTCAACGGTCAACTCTACGCCCTCGTTCTTCACCAGCTCGCCAAAGAGCGTGTTTGAGGGGGTATAGCACTCCGGCTGATACTTTCCCGTCGAGATGTATTCAGCCGCCGTACCGGACGGAACGGAGCGCAGAGAGACGCTCATAGTCTTGTCCCCGGAAGTCTTGTTGTGCTGGGCGTTGAACTTCTTTGCCATGATGGTCAGGAAAGAATCGGAACCGGACTCTGCTGCTTTCTCGCCGGAAGAGAAGATTTCAATGTTGACATCACCGTTCCCCTCCACCACAAACGGGTAGGAGGAGTCGATATCCGGCAACTCATCTTTCGCGTCCAAAAACTCCGATACATCAAGCTGCTGCGGGTTTACAGATACTTCCTGTACCCCGATGCGTTTCATCTTCCCGCTCAAATCCGCATACGCCTGCTCCGTTGTCATGGTATTGGTGCTGATATTCGAGTCCCGCATCACCGTCTGGGAGAACACCGCCAATACCACGCCAACGACCGCTAAGGTCGCTACTATCGGGAACACACCTTTTCTTGCCATGGTCAATTACCTCCATTTAGAGTGTCGTATCGTTTCAAAGCCTCGCGGCTGATTTCCTCGTCCTGTTCAAGGTCTTGATTCGTCTTAGTGATGACATCATCAAGTCTTGACATCGCCAAGACCACATCGGTATCCCACGGATTCTGTGCTGAGCGCTGATTGAGTGCAAAGGCAAGAGAATCTAAGCGCAGGATAAGACGCTCATTATCATGGACCACATTGTTTATCGTCTTAATGATACCGGCGTATATCTCCTGCTTCTTTTTAGCGGTATCGGTATCTCCGAACGAGATAATGCCTTGCTGGAAAGCTTTGTATTCTGCCTCATCAAACATCGATGCCGAGCGGATAGCGTCATCCAGCCGGTCATAAAATATCCGTTCTGCCGATGCCAACAGCGTTAGGCACTTCGCCTGCTCTCCGGAAGTCTTGTTGTCCTGCGTCATGCTGTAGGCTACCGCCATCTTTTGTCCGAATCGCTTGACCTGATACAGCATCTGGTCGGCTTGGTCTGAGAACACTGCTTTCGTCTTGACGATTGCGTTGATTTTTTCGGCATAGGTTTCTTCCCGATTCAGAGGTTTTTCCTGCGCAGGCTTTTCTGATTCCCGCCGCTTCTCCCTGTACCGGAACACAAAATACCCGCACAGGAGCAGGAACAGGGTCGGGGCTGCGTATTTTGCCAGAAGCACAAAGAACAGCGAAGCGCCGTGCATATACTCAATCGCGTAGTAGGTATGAATATACGCCTCGACCATATACACGGCAGCTGCTGCTATGATAAGTACGCATATACAAAACATCTCTGCCCCTCACCCTTTCTTTCTCATGCAATCCTCGCACACGGTTCGGAAACAATCTGCGGACGGTCTCTCGTGTTTCGGAAGCGGCTTTACCGCCTGAATATGAAGTTTTGCGCCCTGTTCCGGGGTCCTGCCGCAGACAACGCACCGGAACCTGTCACGCTGCAAGACCTCATACTTGATTTGCGAGGATGCCTGCCTCCGCTCGTTTTCTCGCTGCTGGCGTTCCCGCTCGTGCTCCTTAGCGAGTCTTACGAATTCCTTAGCTTCTGCCATCGAATAGGTCTTAGACTCCTCCATCGGCTTGCCTTTATGCGGCGTATACTGCTTCACCGCAATGAAGGTCGTCTCGGTCACGGGAGTGCCGAACACCGTCGCATTGACCAGTTTCTCCTCATAGTGCTTATACAGCCAGAAAGGGATTCTTCTCCCGCAATCATCGTCCTTTTCGGTCCAGTTGGGGATGCTTTTGAGTTCTTCCTTATATGCCGCAAACTGAATCACATTCGACTGTGCCCATCCGAAAACCTCTTCAAACTGGGGAATCTTTTTCCGGACTGTGCCCATGAACAGCTTATCGAGGGAAGCACCCCTATATTCTTCAAGTGATTCAAGCGGGTATTCGAGACGAATTTCCTCGTCCACATCATAGAACTCATATCCCTGATTGACTTCCTCAATGCCCGCCAGTATCTCGCTGGTATTGCGCACGTCCTTTTTGGCGGCAGAGACGACGAGAAGCCATATACCGGCCAAAACAGCAAATGCGACAACAATTACCACGGCAATCGTCACCGGCGACATTACTGCTATCTGGTCCTCTACCCAAAACGAAAACTCTTCCGGCATATCAATCAGCCAGTCTATGAAATGAATCGGTTTACCGTACATTTGTGATTCCTCCAAAATTCCAGACACTGTCTGGAAAATCTTTTTCTGATAATTTCTGTGCGGACAACACCGCTATGACTGCCCTTGATTTTCATTATCTGCAATTCGCACGAATCGGCAACTTTTTCGCGTAAAAACAAAAAAGCAGCCATCCGAGATGGATGACTGCAAAAAATATCAGTGAATTTCGGAAAAATGTTGCAAACGACCTTGCAAAACCTTGGAAAAATGTCGCAGTGCTTAGAAATGTGCCTTGTCAATGTTGTTTTTCGTTAGAGTACGGAGATGACAGAAGAACGCTCGTGTCGAGCGCATAAAATTTTTCTGATATTCTCACCTATCGTTTCAGGTGTTTTCTCGGATGGCATCAAGGATGTCCTTCTTTGTGCCGCGCACCGAACAGCCATTATCCTCAAATGCCGAAAACAGCGTTTGTACGAATTTCTCATTCTCTTCTTTCGAAATGTCCGGCATCCAGAAAGAGTAGTCATCATCGCCGTACCTGAAGACGATACCTTCAATTTTCGGGTTCTTGCTCATAGTGTCTCCTTTCTTTCCGTTCTGAGTATTCATTTAGCATACACGCTCGCAGCCATTACTCCAACAGTGATAATACCGGTCACGAACAGAAGCATACAGACGAACATTACGCCGAATGAAAGCGTGATGTATGAGATTTGTTCGACCATGCTCAGCAGACGAATTTTATCCGTTAATTCGTCAATTTCATCTACATCCGCCAACTGCTTCTGACGTTCTCCCGCCATGACCAATGCCTCATACGCCCCGCCAAAACTGAATTCATCGTCCAATAGCGGCTTGCTCCTGGTCTGCATCATGTGGTTTATCAGTTTTTCTTCAAGTTCTGCTTCCTTTGCGCATTTTTCCGCATCTTTCTCATCCAGCATCTTGCCCGACACCTTGTAGCAAACGAACGATGCAATGCAAAGCAGCGCTGCACTGACAAGCGAGAAAACGAAAATCATGATTCCACCTCAAAAGGAAGTTGCTCGAACGGCAGCGTCAAGTAGTCATACAGGGATTCGGCGGTAGGCATGTCGTAGCGCATCCGGCGACCATCTTCGAGGTCGAACCAGATACATTTGCGAACATCCTCATACAGCCACCACTCAATGGTGTCCGCCTTGTCATCCAGTTCTTCTTTGAGGATGCGGAGCAATGCAGTAAGATACAGATTGTCGGCATCGAACACTACTGTCGAGTTGCAGATTTTGCCAAGCGCATGGTTGAATTCCGAGATTTTTCGGTTTTGCTCTTGGACATTAGCAATCGTTTTGCAAAAAAGTTCCTTAGAAATCATTGGTTTCCTCTCCTATACAAAAAAATAGCCCCACCATTGAGGTGAAGCTCAGCGTGTAAAAAGCAGTCAGTAAACATCATGACACAAACATTATTTATTGTTTTGTGTTGCAATTTTAGCTAATATCGCATATAATATAATTAGCTAAAAGGAGGTGTCGCTATGATTACAGCTACTGCAACAGCGACCGAAATGCAAAACAATTTCGGAAGATACCTGAATCTCGTTATGTCCGGTCAGGAAATTATTGTGACAAAAAATGGTCGTGAGGTTGGTCGCTTCATTCCCAAAGATGCGGCCGTCTCCTATCTCACAGATTCTCTCACCGGTGTCTTAAAAGGAAACTATGACCTTGATACGGTGAAGGAAGAGAGGCTGAAAGAGAAATATGGTATTGCTGATTGACGCCAACATTGTTCTTGACGTCTTACAAAACCGAGCGGGTTTCGTAAAAGAGTCAGCAACGATTTGGAAACTGTGTGAGACAGAGCAAGCAAAAGGTTATATCTCTACTTTATCTTTCGCAAACATTGTGTATATTCTTCGAAAAGAACTCACTCCTGAAAAAATTGAAGAAATATACCATAAGTTAGGCTTGATTTTTGAGTTTGCAGATTTTAACAGCTCGGTTCTCATGAAAGCTGTTGAAATGAACTGGAAAGATTTTGAAGACGCAGTTCAAAGTGCTACAGCAGAACATGTTCATGCTGACTATATCATCACGAGAAATGTTCGTGATTTTACAAAAAGCAAAGTCGTTGCGTTTACTCCCGCAGAACTCTTAATGCGAATTTAATCACTAAAAGGCGGTTCTTTTGAACCGCCTTCTTTTAGTACCGATAATATCTCGGCACGATTTTTCCCTTGTCGTTATCCATCATCATGGCGGCAAAGGTTTCCATCCCGACGGGGACGAACTCAGCGGTATAGTCGAGCGTGGTGTCGAGTTCTTTGGCGACATCCGACATTGCCTGCAGGAACACAGCAAACGCCGGAACTTCCTTGTCGGTCAACATCACGCCGGTGCAGATGGACAGATAATCCTCCCCCACATCCGCAACATCGTCCTCTTCCCGACCAAAGATACCATGCACGGACTCGATAGCAGCAAGCATCTTGTCTACCTGTGCGGCAGTGAACGGCGTATCGGGTTCGAGCGACATCTCGAAGGTATAGCAAAACCATTTATGGATATCCTTAACCGCCGATTCCGGCACATAGTCGGGGTTGTCGCAGAGTTCCTTGCCATCAAAGGACAGCATGACAACATTGCTCTCCACATCGTAGTATTCGAGGCCCTTGTACCGAACCGCCTCGCAGCCGTATTCCTGCAGCACCTCGCTCCAGAAATTGTAGCCGTAGAAGTTCTCGGTGCTGAAAAAGTGAATCATCTCATAGGAAAGGAGCACCTCAACATCCACATCCGTCACCAGCCGGTCAAGGATTGCGGACATTTCCGGCGTGTGCTGCCAGTCGGTATCAAGACCTTTCAGACCCACGCCGCCGGTCTTATCCTGTACAAATAACGCCGTCTTGCCATCGACCTTGATGTTCAGCTTATGCATCGCCAAGGATTCGATGCTGGCGGAATTGATGAATTGAAGCAGATAATGTGCGAGGCAGCTGCGAATATCGTCCGCATTCCTGTCCCCTTTTCGAACCGTGATGCGCTCAATGGCGACCAACTCAGTGCTCATGGTGTTCTCCTTTTTCTGTAAGCGGCAAGACTTATCCTGCGCAGCCAATGTTATAAATTTATTCGATGTTAGGTTGTATTAAGTTGCTTGCAAGTAGCTGACAGCCAGTTTGACAAGCACATACACGCCCGCGAGGTTTTCTGCGATTTTGCAGAGGTATGTCATGATGGTGAACTTCGTCAGTCCTCTCCGCTTGAGCCTGAACATTGCCACGGTGGACGCAGTAAGAAGGAACGCGATAGACATCATAGCCTGAACGCTGACCAGTATAAAGACATTAAGGCTGAACTGCACCATGTACTGCGCCTGTACATTTTCGATGCCTTGAAGATGTAAGGCGAGCTCCTCGAAAACAAACGCAATTCCGGTACAAATCGCAATTACGAGAAGAGTCTGATTCAACACATCGTCGATGACAGAAGACGGCTTCCCGCTCTCAAATTGGCGGATAACCGCCGTCGTTTTCTTACCGAACTTATAATCGTACACAGCGTTTCCCGCAAACAGCGCAGCCGACGACAGCATCAGTCCCGCCGTACAGACATTGACTATATCCATAGCAGTCCCCTGTCATTTGTTCAGAACGAGAACTTGCACTCACGGCGTTCGCGGCCGTTTCCGCCCCAGTAGTGACGCCAGCGCGGTGCTTTCCCGTCCCCCTCATTCTTGTACTTCTCTGCCACATGGTCTCCTACCGTAAAGACTTTGACATTGACCCTCTGTGCCTTGCCCTTGAACATAAACGGCTGGCGGTCTTCTTTCTTGATAGGATTGAGGTGTACATCAGAGCCCTTGCTCGCGAGGTAGTAGGCGCAGAGCATCGCAAGGCGAACATACGGCGTGCCCTCGTTGTAGACGGGAGGAATTTCCTCCATCGTATCGGGGACCGCCACATCGGTGGTAGAGCGCTGATTCGCAGCTTTCTCAATATACTGTTTCGTGCTTCGAGTCGCTTCCGTCAGCGTCTGACTTTCCTTAATCCAGGCGGGCAGAGACAGGAACGCATAGTTCTCCTTCTCATTCGCAACGCCACCGACCAACACGATGCCGATGAAGGTATCCTTGGTCTTGGGCTCGAATTCGATATGTACGAACATACCGCAGTAATCCTTGCTGTCATACAGCGGCAGATAGAAGTCCTTGAATGCGAGGCGTTCGAGAATCTCGTGGTGGATGACGATGTCGTCCGTATCCATCAGCAGTTCCTGAAAATCCTTGTCGAAGTCATAGACGACCTTCTCCCGAGCCCAGTTCCCGATGGTGTAGATGGGGAAAACCTGTCCAGCCAACTCCTTATCAAGGCCCGGCTGACGCATCTTCTGCGCGACACGGACACACTGCATCATGGCTTCTTTCGTGTACTCGTCAAGAGTCTTGCCTGCCGGGTCCTGAAAGTCGAAGCCGATACGGTTCGAGCGGGTAACGGCGTTTGCAACTAATGCGATTCTCAGCTGCTCGTTAGTCATAGTATTTCCTCCGTGTTTATGATAATTTTTTGTTTTGATTTGAAAGCCGTTCGCCAGCAAAAGCTGTTGCCCACTGTCCGCCCCGTGGAGGCCGCTTTGAAAAGACAGTTAGCGGATTCCTCCGCCGTTACGCCTTGATGTGCAGGCGTTTATTGATTTCTCGCTCAGTCTTACCCTTAGTGAGGAAGACAGGTTTTACCTTGAACTCCTTTTCCTTAACAATGCGTTCCAGGCATTCCCATCCCTCGCTATCCGACAACTCGAAACCATACGGGTCGATGTTCAGGAACAGCCAGATTGGTTCTGCTTGCGGTTCGCCGCACATCATCCAGACTTTCAGAATTTTCGTAATAGCGGCAATGCCTTTCTTCCACGAGACCGCCATCACGCGGCTAACATCGAAAACCAGAAGCCGGGGTTCCTGCGAATCCTCGACATCGACCTTGGCGGTATGTGCAAGGACAAAACCTTTCGGAGTAGATTTATATTGCTTGACCGCCATCGGTACTTGTCCTGGGATGAGCCTGTCGTGGTCTAAAACAAGCGCTGCATAGCTGCCGGTAACATCGAACAGGATGATTGCATCGGTACTTTTCTTCAGAATCCTGGCAAGCTGCTGCTTGCACCACGATGCGTTGATGACCTCGCTTTTGCCTGTCACCAGCGTATACCAAGCGTTAGTTTTTATTATCGGTTGCATATTCTCCTCGCGCTTTGAGGCTTATTCTTTGATTTAATCATTTATTTCCTTTCCGACATCAAAGGTCAAACCACCAAGGAGTGGAACGCTCTTCTCTCCCTTGTTCTACTTTTTTCCAAGGCGTTTCGTACTTGCCGTGAACCTGTTCGGTAATGCGCTTGCTGCATTCATCACACAACGAACCATAGGGCATATCCCATAAGGGCGTTGTGATAAGTTGACCGCAGCAATCACATCTCTTCCCTTCTTCTACTTCCGCAACCTCTTTCATAAAGTTGACGGTTTCTGCATCACCTGTAAAAACCAGCGGTGTCAATTCTGCTTCTGTGCGAACGACACGAAGCAAAGTAAGAGGAGAAGAAAAGTCCCAAGGAATATCGGAGGAACGTAAAGCATCGTAAATATCGTTTTCTTTTGAATTAGAAACAGAGCGAAGTCGCGAATAGACTTCACCCTCGGTCAAATCCACTTTTGCCATTTCATAAATTAGGGCAAGGAGACCCGCGACTTTAGTCGTGGGTTGTTGACTCTCCTTTCAGAGAACGAAATGCAGAGCGTACTCGGTCGAAAAATCCTTTCTTGGGTGCGGGAGCCTTTTCGCGCTGGTGGTACAACCCGTTCATGGATTCATCCAGATTATTAAGCTGGTCGCTCAACTCGCGGATGCTTTCTGGCGTAGAAAACTTCTTTACGATGTCCCTGTCGGCCTTTTCTTTGACAACGGCAACCATCTTATCCAATGTTAAATCGCAATATTCATCCGTCCAATCACCGATGAAATAAAAGCGTTCTACCACGGTTCTTGTTGCGGTATCTTGGAAAGTTCCAAAAAGAATGGGGTCTTTTTCTCTTTTGATGGCCTCGACTCTTCGCTCTTCGCGTTTTGCGTAATCCGTGAAGACTACATACATCTTATCGAAAATGCCCTTGCAGCACTCGATTTTTTGAATGATTTCTTCCGGAATCCGTCGCTGATAATTCTCCAGCTCCACAATTTTGACGACCTTGTTGTCTACCATGTGGATAAAATCGTCCACATCGCTTTTGTAGACAAAGGTATCAATGCCGAGGTCAAGCAGCTTCTTTTCTCGTGTTATATTGTCGATGTGGAAAAGCAGCTTTTTCTGCGCAGCAATTTGTCCGGAACGCTGATACTCTTCGAGAAGAGCAAGGCAGTTCTCATATAGCTGAGAAAGTCCGGCAGTCGTCATTGTCTGCTTTCGGCTTTTTACCTGTTCGAAATATTCGGCAGGAGAAACGATTGTATTGTTCATGATTTTTTTCCTCTCTGCCTTATTCGGGCAGCGTATCGCATTTGATGTATTCCTCGCAGTATTCGAGGTTGTATTCTGCATATTTCGGGTCTCCCGTCGTATTGACGATGAACTCGCGCAGTTGTGCCTGAAGCTTTTCCTCGGTCAGCGTGGCAAACTTTTCGTCGAATTTCTTCTGGGGCCATTGGATATCGCAGAAAATCATGGCGTTTCCGTCGCAATCCGATGTGCTGTAAAAGCTGCCCTTCCTTTCTCATGGACTCCACAGTCTCTAAGACTCTTCTTTCGAGGGGACGTTCTTTGCAAGAAACTCCTCAATGTAGCGGATGTCATCGCCATAACCAAGGTTAATACCTTTTCCGAATAGTTGACATGATACCAACCCATAGTGTGCTTCTCCGATTTCAGTGCCGTTTCCGTTCTGAACGCTATTATCCGGGGTGCAGTCCCCTGTTGCCAGCCGCACGTCATGTGGGGAGTGTCGTCCCAAAGAGCGGCAAAGCCTGAGAAATTGCTCAAAAGAAAAACCGTGACCACAAATATGCAGCCACGGTATAAAAACTGCCAGCCAAAGGCGGTGACCGGCAGGATAGGATGTACAAGCGGGCAGACATGATGGCATATGCAAAAAATCGCACTTAGAAAGGAAGGTTTTCTATTTGGCGGGAAAGAGAAAGAGGTTCGAGAACCCGCCAGACCCATTTCCGCTTGTACAATTCTTATTCTATGCAATTCGCACAAACACGCAAGCAAAAAAAGCAAAAAGAAATCCCCTCGCACCGAATGACCGGTACAAGGGGTTCTCACATTGAACTAAAAAGGGAGCTGCATTTCTGCAGCGCAGCACCTCTAAGTGCCGCAACCGTCAGTGACGGGTCGAAGGTTTTGGTGTTTACTCCGCACCGGCTTGCAAGGCCATCATCGATGGCACCGTCGAGTCTATACCTCCTGCCTTCTATTGTGTATTATACCACAAATCGCACTTTTTTGCAAGTTTTTTCTCAAAATCAGGCTCGTTTTGTACGCGGCTACGCTTCGGCAGCTACGCTTTGACCTTCCCCGCGCCCCTGAGTTCCGGCAGCTACGCAATTTTCGGAGGAGATGCAGTTTTTGTCCGTATTTTCTGTAACTCAATTCCCAAAAGTGTCCGTACTTCCAACTTTTTGGGAATGAGATGGACCAAATTCCTCAGCTCATTTGCAGTTTGCCCTTTGCCTTTCCTGTATGGAAAAAGCACCCGAAATGTGCTATAATTAAGGCAAAGAAATTCGTCCAGAGCGGAGATACACACGTCAATAACCCACGACTAAAGTCGCGGGCTTGCTCCGGCAAGTCCGTGCTTTAGAAGTGTCCGCAAGGATATGTTGACTACCCTTTGCACATTAAGTTGTGCCCCGTTATAAGCGAATAGACAGTTACCGCATGGTGTAAATCCTAGCTGTGCGCTCTAAGACAACAACACATCACGTAAAGCTGAGGCAAAGCCGACAGGTGTGGCTGTACCAAGCCGTTTATAACCTTGGGGAAGGATTTTTACCCTCTTCGGAGGAGAGAACAGCTTTTTATTGGCTGCTAATTTATCGAAAGGAGCATGGTATCATGCAATATGTGTATGTACTTAACAAGCACGGCGAGCCCTTGATGCCGTGCTCACCCGGAAAGGCTCGTCTGCTGTTAAAGCAGCAAAAAGCATGCGTTGTAAAGCGCACACCGTTTACTATTAAGCTCTTGTACGGCAGTGCAGGATACAAACAGCCCATCACTCTTGGTGTTGATGCTGGCAGCAAGCATGTCGGCTTGTCTGCATCTACAGAAAAGCGCGAACTCTACCGCGAAGAGTTTACTCCTCGCAACGATGTGGTAGATTTGCTTTCCACGCGCAGACAGAACCGTCGTTCAAGGCGCAATCGCAAGACTCGTTATCGTGCGCCAAGATTTGATAACCGCGTTCACAGCAAGCATAAAGGGTGGCTCGCTCCTTCAGTAGAAGTAAAGATTCAAGAGCATATTACTGTTATTAAGCGTATCTGCCGAATTTTGCCTATCACTCTTGTAAGAGTGGAAACCGCAGAATTTGACACACAACGCCTGAAAGCAATGCTTAAAGGAAAGCCTCTGCCTGTAGGGACAGACTATCAGCTTGGCGAGATGTACGACGAATACAACGTTCGCCAGTACGTTCTGAAACGTGACAACTATACATGCCAATGCTGCGGTGCCCACCCGACAGAAAAGAAGCCAGTTCGGCTGCACGTTCATCATCTGGAGAGCCGTCATGTTGGAGGCAATGCTCCTAACAACCTGATTACCTTATGCGTGGCATGCCATAAGGCACTCCACGAGGGAAAAATCACATTGGACAAAGGCAAAAAGCGCGGCAAGCCGCTGCGCGACGCCGCCTTCATGGGCATCATGCGCAACACGCTGCTCGCACGACTGAAGGATGAACTGAACATTCCTGTCAAACAGACCTACGGGTACATCACCAAGCTGTTGCGGGAGAAGAACAAAATTCCCAAAAGCCATGTGAACGATGCCCGCTGTATTGCCAAGGCTCCAAATGCAAAACCGTGTGACACGATGCTCTATACGCGGGCATTGCGTCATCACAACCGGCAAATTCATAAGGCGAAAATCCTCAATGGCGGCATCCGCAAGAAGAATCAGGCTCCGTACCTGGTGAAAGGTTTCCGCCTTTGGGACAAGGTCCGATACAACGGCGAGGAATGTTTCATTACCGGCAGACGCTCAAGTGGGTATTTTGCCCTCAAAAAATACGATGGAACTGTTATCTCGAATAGCGCAAGCTACAAAAAACTAATGTTGCTGGAAGCAGCGACAAATTATATCACGGAAAGGAGCTAAGGGCGCATTCCTCCCACGACTAAAGTCGCGGGTTTCCTGCGCCAAACTCATGACTATCGGAGACATTCTCGTTAATACCAACCGGGCAAACCTCAATAATCTGCTACCGTTATCGGAAGTGAAAACCAAAAAGGATTTCGCCAAATTCAAGAAGAAGGGCTATACCGTCGGCATGACTGCCGGGGAATTTCAGGAGAAATACCCGCTTCTTCCCATTGAGAACATTTATGCCTCCTACAACATCCTGTCCTCGCTCTATTATTGCGAGCCTCAAAATCCTACCATCCCGATTGTCTTGAATCTTCAGATTTACGGCGACAAGCGCCTATCTATTGCAAACGAATCGGATGAAGCATTTCAAAATCGGATTCTCTCGATAGCAAAAGCAATTTCTGAGGGGAATGTCAAGCGGATTCGGTCGTATCTCTTTTCTCTCGAAGACAGTTTCAGGGTTTCGGTGCTCTCGCAGTATATCAAGAACGCAGAGCCCTCAACGGAACTGTACGACCTCTTTATGGATTATTACAAATTGACCGATTATGGGTTCAAAAATCTAAACGAAGCTGATATACGCAAAGTCCCGTCCGGTAAATCTGAGGAGCAAAAGAAGAAAACTGCTGAAAAGCTTCGGAAGTTCCCGGATACGGTTACCGTTTATCGCGGAGAGGGCAGCAAATCAACGCCGTATACGCAGTCTTTCTCATGGACGGTCAGCTACAAAGCAGCTTGTTTCTTTGCCTGCAGGTTGCCGAGCGCTGAAGACAGCACTATCGTATCGGCAGAGGTATCGAAGGATGATATCATTGAGTTCTTCCCCGAAAGAAATGAGGCGGAAGTTGTCATTTTGCCGTCTGCCGTGAAATCTGTAAAAGTCGATACTCTGTATGGCTTAGAATCTGTCGAAGAAGAAATTCTCGAAATCATGCCCCTGTACCAGGCCGGCCGCGAAGAGATTCGGCATCTGTATGCAGTTCATGGCAAACTCGATGCAAATGGGTCTGGGCACGATGCCCTGCACACGCTGCGTGTGCTGTTCAACGCGCTTCTTCTCGTTGAGATGGATGGCATTATGCTCTCCGAAGAGGAAACGCAGATGCTGATGGATGCTGTCATTTACCACGACATCGGTCGCACGAACGATGATGTTGACGATAGCCATGGCAAGGCATCCCGCGATATTTATGCTGCTGACCGCAAACCCGAAAATCCAGGTACTGGATTTCTCATCGAGTATCATTGCCTCGATGATGCTGTCGCTCGCAGAGATTTAGAGGCTCTTTCTCTGCCGAACGTTGACCGCATCTGGCTGCTGTATACGATTCTCAAAGATGCCGATGCGCTTGACCGGGTCCGGTTCGGGCTCAGATACCTTAATCCTAAATACCTGCGCAACGATACAGCGCATAAAATTCTGCCCGTAGCACAGCTTTGCTTAGAGCACCTAACATTTTAAGGAGTATACATGGCTATCACACCAACCACGGAACAACTCCAAATTGACAATGAATCGCTGCTTCGCGTTGAATACGGCGATACTTGGGACAAGAAATACAGGGACAAGGGTCAGGCTATCTGGACTTTCCAGCGCCGAAACCTTTCGACAGCGTGCGTCGTTGTTTCTCGCTTGCACGGCATCGACTTCGATGCCGCCTCCACCTTTATGTTTCACCTGGCGAACAACGCGGGTGAATGCAAACCCATCGTGGAAGCCGTAAATTCCCAGCTGGAGCTCGCCATCATCAAACCTGACAAGTTCATCAAGGGTCTGCATAAGTTCTTTCAGGAGCTCACAAAGCCTATTAAGAAAGATAAGCAGTATGCGCTCTACTTTAAGACGCTAGCGTACCTGCAGGAATGCACACACAACGGTCTTATAATTGACGGGAAAGTGATGCACAACGAGGCTGTGGTAATATCCGCTACTGACTTCATCATGCAAGGCACTGAGTATCTCAAGAAGCAGGATTTTGATGTAGTGAACATCGTAGTCGGCATCACCACCGAAAACGAACCCATCATTATCCGAGACCCCTATCCTCTTGTAGATGTACCTGCCTATTATGTCGAAGCACTGTATCTCGGCAAACCGTATGACAAAGCTGACCGGAAAATGTCGGATGAAAAGAAGGGGGACATGCTTGCCACATATTATGCGCGATACGGATACAAGAACATTGAGACACTCGATGACAGCATAACCCTGAGTCGGGAGTGCCAACTGTATACCAATACCGTGCTCTCTTTAGCCACCGTTCTGAACGAATACCTCGTGGACATGCTGCCGGACAAACCGTTGATTCGCAATACCCCGTATCAGGCGCAGTGGTGGCCGGTTCCTTTGTCGCATAAGTTTCCCGTCAGCGCCCTCAAAGAAGCCCTGCACCATCGGCGCAGAACGCTTCCTGCGAACGGTGCGGTTATTCAGTTCGGAAGTCGGCAGATGCTGCGAGAAGTAAAACTGAAAGAAACCTGCCGCGACAACGAAATCATCTGCGTTTACAAAATCAAAACTCCTGATGGAGATGTTTCCGGGTACTACAATACCAACTCGGAGTGGTTTTACTCGATGCTAGACGGTTCAGACTATATGGATTTGCACGACCAAATCACGCACCTTATCCTTTGGCTGTACACTTCCTTGGTCTGTGATGTCCCCGACCTTCTCCCGACGGACGATTCCTTCCGGCGCTCCTTTATCACCCGCGAAGGCGTTCCTACCGACTTGAAATTCTTAACTCTCGGCGGAAAGCCTCGCAATTATCTGAAAAAAGATGATGGTGAGGATAGTACACTCAACATCTTCGACAAGTCAAAGTACGATGCATCCAGCAAAAGCATCAACGGCTTTGTCCGCAAACTTCCTGCCTGACAAAAAGCGAGCGAACGGTCTCTGAAAATTGCAGAAAGCTACGGCTTCGAGTTACATGAGGATGAGACTTATGTCATGCCGTTTGTGCGCAGACAGTGGCTCAAAAAGAAAACCGAAGAATGATACCAACCAATTTGGTATTTCGACACAGCAAGAGGAGCGTCCGCTAAAGCAGACGCTCCTCTTTGTGTTTCTTATGCTTTTTGTAAGCTTGTAGCTTACTTTCCGCTGCCGTTCAGGCGCGGGATGGTCTCAGTCTTCGTTTCATTGCAAACCTTGCAAGTATAGGTCTTGACGCCTTCTTTTTCAGCCGTTGGTTCAGTAGTTACGACACCGCTATCCCAAGTATGGTTGTTGGTTTTTGGTGTGGTATTGATAATGTTGCTCACATCACCGCAGACGGGGCAGTAGATTTCGGTGCGACCCTCTTCCTTGCAGGTAGGCTCAATGACACGCATCTCGGCATGGTGACCGGTGGAGTGTACAATGTTGTCCTTGTAGGAGAGGCTGTCATCCTGATTGCACTTGTGCATCGTGTAGCCGTCCTCTGTGCAAGTCGGCGGGACAACGGTAACGGTGAAGGTGTACTTGGTGGGCAGGACCTTTTCGGTCGTAGTAGCGTCACAGTTCTTGCAATGCAGGGTCTTGACGCCATACTCATCATAGGTAGGCGGGGTAGTGATGACGCCCTCGTCCCAGATGTGACCAGTACCACCGTAGTCGTAGGTCATGGTATGGGAAGCATCGCGCTTGCAGTGCATCCGCATGGTGCCCTTCTCGGTGCAGGTGGCCTTTTTCAGGCATTCGGTGTGCTCGGTGTCCCAATCATGGTAGCCGATAGCGGGCACAGGCATCAACACTCTTTCGTTGCACCCCTCGTAGCTGCAGTACATCCAACGCTTGCCTTCAGTTTCGCAATAAGGTCCCTCGATGATTTCGCCAAGGCGCGTGTAATCGTGGGTATGCACCTTGGGGATGTCTTCGGTCTTTGCTGCTTGGCATACCTTGCAGGTAAAGGTCTTGATGCCGGTCTCAGTAGCGGTCGGCTCCTTCGTTACAACGCCCTCATCCCACTGATGCTCGCCGGTAGCAGGAAGGTCACTCACATGCTGCTTATCGTTGCAGCGCTCACAGACATTGTCTACGCTGCCAGAAGCGCCACAGGTAGCGGGAGTAGTGACTTCCTTGTACTGATGGCCCAGCGCAGGGACAATGTTGTCCTTGAAGGACTTGGTAGCATCTTCCACGCACTCGTGCATGGTATAGCCGTCCTCAGTGCAGGTAGGAGCGACCACGGTCTCGTTGTAGGTGTAACCCAGAGCCGGAATGCTCTCTGTGTAAGTATCACCGCATTTACGGCAGGTGAAGGTCTTGACACCGTTCTCGGTGTAGGTGGGCTCGGTGGTCACAACGCCGTCATCGTAATCGTGACCGGTTGCGGGGATAACCTCGGTGTAGGTATGGCTCTTGTCGTTCTGGCAGGTGAAGGTCTTAACGCCATCCTCGGTGCAGGTAGCAGCCTTGGTGACAGTACCATCATCCCACTTATGACCTAGAGCCGGGATTTCCTCAGTCTTAGTCTCTGTGCAAGCGGCATTCTGGCACTTATAGGTCTTTACACCGACAGCTTCGCAGGTAGCAGGCGTTGTTACAGTGCCTTCATCCCACTTATGACCCAGAGCCGGGATTTCCTCGGTCTTAGTCTCTGCGCAGCCATTACGAGTGCAGGTAAAGGTCTTAACACCAGCTGTCGTACAGGTCGCTGCCGTTGTGACTGTACCGGTATCCCAGGCATGCCCCAGTGCATTCGTATAATCGCGTTTTTCGGTCAGAGCGGAATCCTGGTCGCAGATGTAGATGGTATAGCCCTTCTCTGTGCAGGTAGGCGCTACCGTATTACCCTTATGCCATGTCTTCTCGACTACCGGGATATCTTCCGTGTATGTAGCACCGCAGGAAGTGCAGGTAAAGGTCTTAACACCCTTTTCGTAGATGGTAGCAGGCTTTGTGACCTTACCGGCATCGTAGGCGTGCGGCAGCTTTGCCTTGTAATCGCCCTTGTAGGTCAGGCCGGGGACTTCATTGCACTCGTAGATGGTATAACCCTCAGCGGTGCAGGTCGGAGCAACAACGCTCTTGATATGATAGGTCTTGTTGAGAGACGGGATTTCCTCTGTGCGTGTCTCATCGCATTCCTTGCACTTGAAGGTCTTGATACCGGTCTCGGTATAAGTAGCAGCCTTCGTGACTGTACCGCCATCCCAGCTGTGTCCCTTTGCCGGAACAAAGCGGTCATTGTAGTTCATGCCGCCCCATTCATGGCAGATATGCTCATCGTAGCCCTGCGTGGTGCAGGTCGCCTCATGACGGCGAACCGTGAAGGTGTATTTTACCTGAGGCTTTGCGGTAGGAGCCGGAGTAGCTGCAGGAGCAGGTGCCGGTGTTTTTGTCGCTGCCGGTTTTGTCGTCCCGCCGGAAGTCGAAGTGCCGGTACTCGGCTTCTCCGTCTTAGTCGGCTCGCTGGTGGTGTTGTCCTTCTTATCAGTGTTCTCAGCGGGCGTGGCGGTCGGTGCTGGCGTAGCTGTCGGTGCAGGCGTGGCAGTTACTTCCGGTGTTTCCGGAACCGCAGCCTGACTTTGGCTCGTGGTCACATCCGAGCTCGTCGTATCGTTGGTGTTTTTTCTTTTCTTGCAGCCGGTCAAAGAAACCGCAACCGTAGCAGCCAAGGCTACAGCAACGATTCTTTTCGCTGTACTTACTCTCCTTTTCATGATAAACCTCCTTCCCTTTAGGGGATAGTTTCTTAACTATATTATACCAAAGAAAATATCGCGTTTACATTGATTTTTATAGATTTTACAACTTCCCCATCAAGTTTTACTGTTTGCATAATTAGCACACCACGAAACTGTGCATAGTGTCCAGCACATATGGCTAACTCTCAACCTTCACCACAAACTGTTGATTTTTGCCTTTTTCTAAAAACTTCCGTCATGTTGCATATTGACTCTTTTCATGGAAAAGAGTACGCTATTTTGAATCGAAGGAAGGGATTGTCATGGAAGTCAGTTTGTTGCTCATGCAGCAGATAGCTCAGCTGTTCATCGTTCTCATAATGGGCTATGTAGTCGTTAAAGCAGGGCTGTTGAAAGCCTCAGACAGTAAGGTTTTATCCGTAGTTTTTGTTTATCTGGTTATGCCGTGCGTTGTTCTCAACGCATTTCAAATCGATGATACGCCGCAGATTCGCACGGGACTCTTGTACTCGATGGGCATAGCAGTCGGGATGCATGTCGTGTTTCTGGTCCTCAATGCCATCTTTAAAAGGCCGCTTAAATTGGATGTCGTGTAGCAGGTCAACATCATCTACAGCAATGCGGCCGCGCTCGTCATTCCCCTGGTTCAGGCTTTGCTCGGCGAAGAATATGTCGTGTATTCCTGCGCTTTCGTCATTGTTCAGCTGATTCTTCTCTGGACACACGCAAGTGCCTGCCTGCAAGAAGGCGCAAAACTAGAATGGAAGAAGATTCTCACCAATGTCAACCTGATTGCGATTGTCGCCGGTGCGCTCTTGTACCTTCTGCACATCTCGCTGCCCTCGCCTATCGTGAACACACTCAGCAGCGTAGGTGCTATGATAGGACCTATGGGTATGCTCCTGGCCGGCATGGCCATTGCAGAAGTGCCGTTAAAGAAAGTCTTCTGCACACCGCGCAACTATCTTCCCATTGCGCTCCGTCTGCTGGTCGTACCGATGGTGGTACTGCTTCTTCTCAGTGTCATCCACGCATCTACTTGGATTGCGGACGGCAAGGCGATTCTCATGACGGTGTTTCTGTCCGCCATCACGCCTGCCTGTGCGACTGTTACCTCGATGGCGCAGCTGTACAACAGGGATGCGGCGCATTCGAGTGCCCTGTATGTACTCAGCACATTGCTCTCCATCATCACGATGCCTATCATGATAGGTCTGTTTGAGATGCTGGCTTAACTGATTTACTTAACAACAAGAAAAGCGCCCACTTTTTAGCGGGCGCTCTTTTTGTACCTGTTAGATTTTTTCTGAAATGGGAAACTTTCTTTACTTTTTTGCCGAAAATTTCCAAAAAGAAATCTTAGTCAATGCCAAGTACCATTTTCAGGTTACCGTTAAAGGAATCCGCAATGCTGTGTACGGTACGATACTGACCCGTATACCTCATGCACTGCTCATGCGTAAGTATGGGTTTCTCATACTCGATACGGTCGATGCGGATATCCACGGTCAGTTTGTTGTTGCAATAGTCGTCGGGGCTATCTGTCAGGATATAGGGCCCATAGATGACCGTGCCATAGGCATAAACGCCGCTTTCATGCGCTGGGTCCTGCTTGCCCACATGCAGCATCACGATGTCTCCAATCTGCATGTCACGGGTCGCAGGGAAAGGCTCCACATGCCCAGGTCCTTTGACCTTGTCGAACAGGTTCCATTGGCGAAGATTTATAGGTTCAATATAGAATGTCAC